GTGGACTCTCCCATGTATAACATATAAAATTTTTAATTTTTGGACTCTCACATTTATAACACTTCAAAATTTTAGGATTCCGACAAATAGGGGGGGGGATAAAAAAAAAGCTAACCCAGATTACTCTGGATCAGCTTCAAATGATTCAATTGTTTCCTTAAATTCTTTAACTTGTTCTGGATTGCCAGAATGATCTCTAACAGATAAAATATTAAGTGCATCTTCAAAATTAATATAGAATTGTTCATCTGTTAGTTTTAGTTTCTCTGCTTCATCAGCAGCTAGGGTAGCCATATGCAATGCAGCTTGACACATAGTCCAAACTCTATTCTTTTCATTTGGAAATCTACCTATCTTAATCAATTTCATTAATTCACTTCTCATAATACATACTTTTAATTAGTCCTCCCCCAAGGATTTGAACCCTGACCAAGTGGGTTAGAGCCACCTGTGCTACCATTACACCAGAGGAGAGTTAAGCTACTTTTTAAAAGGAGTAGCTAACCTTAAAATTAAAACTTTTCATAAAGTTCAACCATACCTTGAATTTTATGCTGAAGATGCAAACAAATAATGTCTGTAGAAATATCAATCATTTTTTCTACTTCTTGTGCTTGGTCTTTATCAAAACTTTCTAAATCAAGAAGCTCATTAAATCTAGTTAAATCCAATTTAGATTTAAGTTTATCAACTATTTCTACAAATAAATCATCATCAAGAGCTTTAATTCCTTCTTTATATTCTTCAACAATTTCTCTAGTGGCAGAGTCATCAAATTCTGCGTCTTGTTCAGGGATGTTTGCTTCAATCTCTATTTTAAGATGTCCGTTATCTTTTTCTAAATGATATTTTAAATCATCACTTTCGAATGTCTCTACAGTTCCGTCTGGAATACATAAACCTAATATATTCTTAAGGTCTGGAAGTTCATTAAAATTAATAGTTTTATCCATGTTGTTTTGTTTATTTGATTACATAGCAAATATATATTCTCCTTCTAAAAATCAAAAATAGAATATTGTTAAAAACTATTAAGATTTAAATTTTCCTCCATTTTTAAGAGTAAATCCCTAACTAGTCCAACTTGGGACAGTTTGGAGATTAAAATCCAATAGTTTAGGCTTTTTAAAGAAAGTCAATCCTACATTTCCAGGAGATACATCATCAACTACTACAGTACCATTGGTATATGCTCTATACTATACATTTGGATCATTGACTTTTCTAAAACCACTCTTCTACATAGCTTTATCTAGTTTATCAACATACTTTGGAAAAGTCTTTTCACTAAGAACTTTTACTCTCTTCTAAATGAAAGTTGGAAATCTTTTAGATCCATTTCTCACATATCCTACAAACTTTAGAGGAAGGGAATTTGGAATTGTATTCCTTTTCAACATTTCACCACTTCCAACCTAAGTTATCTTTCCCACTGTAGTAGGAGAATTTCTTATTACAAGAGCTTCTGAACCCTATCCTATTTTATAAGGAGTTAAGGCGGATAACTTACCTACTGTAACTCTTCTAGAAACAGAAGGTAAAACACCTTTAAAAGAACTTGCAGGCCCTACAGTTATAAGGGAGGTTCCTATGTTCTTTACATTATCTTTAGCATAATTAAAATTAGACTATATTTTCTTCTAATCCTCTTCTTTAGAAGGGTCATAATGAGTTTGCTTTCCAAACACTCCATATCCAAAGAAGTTATTATTATAGAAGTTCTACATATTCTAATAGTATTTAGCTTTGTCTGCATCATAGATTACTGCTTGATTTCTTCTAGCCACTTCCTATAATCTTCTCTACCTAATTCTAGCCTACTGTTCTTTAGTAAGTCGGAAAGCTAGAGGTTGTTTTCTAACAACCCTAATATTATCCTATACTGCAATACCACCTCTCTAAAACTTAATCATTCATTTTACCTTTCCAAATTCCAGTTACTGAATCTATTCCTAATAATAAACATACTGCATATATAAAAGGTTCTATCATTAGAGGGGCTTGAATAGAAGATATTGTACAATAGACTAATACGAAAATAATAATAAGGAATCCAATTACTCCACAGACTCTTTTGCTACTAATGCCAGAGTGTGAAGTAATCATCAACCTAAGAAATTCTTTCATAATATTATAAGAATAATTATTATCTATAGTAATTGCCCTATAGCTCCACCTATCATAGTAGCAGCTATATCTAACAAATCAAACTTATCCCCATATTCTTTATCTTTAAATTCCATTCCAAATGCACACCCTAATACAGCTAGTATGGTAAATACTAGTCCGATAGGAATCGCATATAGGAGATGTTTTTGCCTATTACTTTCTTTCAACCACATACTCCGTTTATACCTAATTAATATTGTAATTATATATTTGTGCTATTGGATTTAATCCCTATTCTTTATTCCATTGATTAATGATCTACTTATCCTTATTTCTACCTCTATTTATTTCAGTATTATAGAATGCAGGTCTATTATTATACTTCTTCTATTTTAATTTCTACTTAAATTGATTAAAGTTCTATATATTCTATAAATTTTTATATCTCCCAACAGTTAAAGAATCAGATGCATTCTTAGTCCAATCTTGTAAGTTAGTTGCTCTTTTACCAAATGAGTAAAATTTATTAGGTCTTCCATCCTCTATTAGAGATAAATGGGCTATATCAAAAGCAGCCTAAGCTGGAATACCCTTATTTAGTAGAGCTACATATCTTTGAGTTATTTGTGGCATAGTGTTATCAATCTTATAAAGATTCCCTCCAATTTGTCTTTTTGGAACTAACTACATATTATGCAAAATTTAATTTATTTCCGAAGAACCAATTAGCTTCTAATTGTCTTCTCTTTATAAGTCCCTTCTATATCTTACCATTACCTCTAGCAGTAATACCTGTTCTAATCCATTTATTATAGATAGCTTGAGGGTTATTCCAATTCTAGACAATAAATCTTCCAAACTCTCCATTTGGACTAGCCCAGTTACCAGAAGCTGATATAGAAGATAGTGCATCTATCTTATCCTATGTTACATTAGGGAGTCCTGCCAGTACCTGTCTCCATTCTTCTGCTTTTTTGCTATAGAAGGCATTAAAAATATTATTCCATCTCTCTCTAGAGAATTTAGTTCCAGCTTTAATAGCAGGTGCTCCTGGTTTATCAAATTCACGAGTCATTCCATATGCACCAGTAGCAAAGGATTCTCCAAACTATGTATTTACTTTAGCAGTTTGAGAACCACCTTCCATTTTCTTAATCTAGGAAGCCATCTACTAAGATATACCATTCGCAAATGTATTAATGCCATTAGTAAATCCTCCAAGTATCCTTCTAACACTTTTAATTTGTAAATTAGGAAGTTGCCTTTCTACTATTCCTAATTTCTTTCCAGCTGCATCTATAATGTATATCTATCCATTATCTATCCTACTTATAAGTCCTATATGCTAACCACTAGGACTATTCTTACTTCCAAACCAGATTACATCTCCAGGCTATGCCTGCTATAGATTAATTTCTTGTCCAACTTTTCCCTACTAAGCTGCAGTCCTAGGAAGATTAATTCCTACACTATTAAAGACATACTTTATAAGTCCACTGCAATCAAATCCAGAACTTGGACTAGAACCTCCCCAACTATACTTTCCACCTAAGAACTATCTAGCCTAGTTAATTACTTTCTAAGCTGCAGAAGAGATATTCTCAGATTTAGAAGGAGTATAATTAAAAGTAGGTTCCTGAACATCCTATTCAGGTTCATCCAGGAAACTCCAGTCTATATCTGAGTCCTCTACTTCCTAAGTAGGCTGCTACATTGACTATATTTCCTAATAATTCTATCGCACATCTGGGGCAATTATATCTGGTGGAGATACCGATTCAAATGTTGTAAATAATTCAGCCATTATTCCATTGCTCTAATTTGTCTCTAGTTATATCTAGGAAATCTTTACTATCATAATGAGTAGTAAAGTGAGTCCTGTCTTCCAAATAAATAGAGTAACAATTAAGACTACGAGGCTTAGCTTTTCTTAACAGTTCTATCTATTCATCAGATAATTCTCCTTCTCCAAAAATCATGTTTTCAGGAGAAGCATAATCACATAAATAATAGTATTTAATTTTGTGTTGCATATAATCCTACTCCTATTGGTGCTCCTATTGAGAATATATTTCTATATAAATTATCTAAAGATTCTTTAGTAAATATACCCTAACCTCCATCTACTTCTTTTGGAATATCCTTAGTATGCATAGTTCTACTATATGCTACGGCAGCTAAACCTCTTGCCCTAACCTCCCCTGGATCTTTTAAATAAAGAATCCAATTATCTATTAAATTCTTTGCATCCTACGTACTAATATTCCTACTCTTTGCAACAAAATCAACAGATTCCTTATATCGTTTAGGATCAATTTCTAATTGATCCGCTAATTTTTTAGCATTGGCTAACTATTTATCTAAAAGAGGTTGCAATTCTTCTGGAAATAATTCTTTATAATGTTTATACCCATTAAATGGGGTATAATTTAAATTACTCATGTGTGCAGATTCATGTACACCTGTATATCTAGGGGCAACTGCATTATTAGGATCTATTTGAATTTCTCTATAAGACTGTTTACTTTTATAAGGCATAACTGATTGACCTGAGGCGCCATTATTTAAAAGTTTTAGTCTTGAATGTAAAGGTTTAAATCCCTCTGGAGGATTATGTGAACTTAATAACTAAGATTCAAAGTGACCAAGCTTAAAAGCTTCTTGTCTAGACATATGTTTTGAAGCTCTTTCTCCCCACTTAGGCGATTTCAAATATTCCCTTAGAAATCTTCTACCAGAGTCAACTTCTTCCCATATTCTCTATAACTATAACTAACGATACTCAGGAGAATCCAAAAGGCTCTAATTCTTTAAAGGCATTGTAGTAGAAGCAGTAGGATCGAAGATAAATGTAACATTCTAATTAGAAGTTTTATTATCCTTAATTCCCTAAAACTTAACTGCATCTGCACCAGACTATTCAGCTTCCCTAAGTATATAGTTACGCATATTATTTTTACCCTAGGTAGGAATATCTCCAATCTATATCATTGGTTTCTTAAAAGTCTATTGGAGCTATACTAGTATTGGTCTATCATTCATAAACCCAATATCTTTTTTCTCTGATACCCACAATCCATTCTTTGGTGCCCCATGCTCTTTAGCATCCCACCTTCCTTCAAATACTCTTTTAACTTTGAAATTAGGATTGTTAGTTCTATGCCATACTGTACGAGTCTCCGCTGGACTCCATCCTAGTTGTCCTGGAAATATATATGGAGTTTTAAAATCTTTTACCTGCCTAAGGCGAGATGCCAGTAATCTTCCTTTAGCTTTAGAAGCTAACTTAGGAGAAACTTTCTACAAGAACTTGATAATTCCTCCTAGTTGTTTCTTTTCGGTTTTAATAGGTTCCCATCTTTTCATAATTAATGATTCCAAGTTCTAGCGTTAGCAGCAAATGTAGCCCTCTTTCTAATCTTAGGATCAGGACTATTCTTTCCTTTCTGAATACAGGCATCAGTTACATTTCCTCCACAGTACTCAGTAAACTTACCTCTATTCTCCTTTTTAATACGTATCTTGTGTCCTTTCTTATAAAGTTCAATTGGATCTGAATAATTCTCTAACTTTAAAGGGAGATTAAGCTAAGAATTATCCTTAAAAAACTAAGAAAATTTGATTAATTGATTCTAAGTATATTTCATATTAGATTTTGTTAAAAGTAACCCATACTTTATTTGGGTATTCAAATTTAATATTTATATTTGTATAATTGAAATGAATATAACTCATAAGTTAAATAGAAAATTTCTCGTATAAATATACTTATACAAACTCAAAGACTAATAGATTAACCTTATAATATCTAACAAATGAGTTACAAAACAAACTTAAATTCTAGATTACTTGTTGCTATAATTTTAACTATAGTAGGAAGTGGTTTATTAATTGCTGGATTTTTAGTTCCTCCTATGGGAATAATTGATGGTTCAGTTTTAGTAGCATTCGGAGAGACTAGTACATTTGTCGCTGCATTGCTTGGAATAGATTACAATTATAAATATTAGATGTACAAAAACAAAGTTCTTTCAGGACTTAGTGGAAATGGGAAATGAAATAATGAAGTAAACTAAATAAAGTGTAATATGAAAATTGATAAGCAGAATGGAACGGTTGCGTTCAATGATCAAGAGCATATTTATTGGAATGTAAATGACAATAAGAGATATGTCTCAGTTACTACTCTAATTCACAGATATACTCAAGAATTTGATAAGGAATTTTGGTCTTCCTATAAAGCTTTAGAAAAATTGCTTCCAAAGAAGTCATGGGAAATAGAAAAGAAATCTTTACTAAATACTAAGAAGTTCAATAAAGAATTGTTGAGTTTATATGATATAGATGAAAATGATTTCAATGCGGTTCAACAAGACATCTTAGATGCTTGGGATGAAGAAAATAGAAAGTCATGTGAAAGAGGAACTAAAATACACTCAGAAATAGAAAATTCCTTTTACAATCATCCTACCGATATTTCTTTAAAGAAGTTTGGTTTAGGAGGAAAATTCGAGTGTAAAAAAGATTATTCAGAATTAGATTTAGAGCATGGAGTATATCCAGAGTATTTGATATATAGAGAATCAGATGATGGAATCTTACGCATAGCAGGACAGGTGGATCTTATAATTAAATCAGGAAATGAAATAACAATTGTAGACCACAAGACAAATAAAAAAATTGATCAAAAGTCTGGATTCAATACAACTACAAAATCAAATACCAAGATGAAATATCCTTTAAATAATCTGATGGACTGTAATTTTTATCATTACACTTTACAGCTCTCTACTTATGCTTGGATGTTGCAGAAGATAAATCCAAATTTCGTAATTAAGGACTTGATTTTGAATCACTATGATCATAATGGTAATAACACATTATATCATTGTGAGTATCTAAAGCATGACGTAGAAAAAATGCTTTATCATTATAAGAAAAGTCTCATTTTGGAATAGAAAAGAAGTACAAGAAAAAGAATAGAATACTAATCATTATTAAGAGCATATTGAATCCCAATTTTGGATTAAATGTTAACACTATACACTAAAAGCAATCTATTCTTTTTCTTTTTATTTTTAGATTATGAATGTATTTGATATTATTAATGGTCATACAAAAGAAGTCCTTAATCTTAACTAGGACTTAAGTAGTAATAGATTAAAAATCTGCTATAGTTGTCCTCTATACTCAGGCAAGTTTGGAGGAATGTGTAATAACAAATTATGGCTGAATGTTAATACAGGAGATGTAAGTAGTATCCAGAAACCTGGATATAAACGTGGATGTGGATGTAGATTGCAAGCTAAGACTAGACTTCCAAACGCAGTATGTCCACTAGGTAAATGGTAATAATTAAATGTTAATGATTTATGAAAGACGTAAGACTTTACTCAACAGGGAATGAAAAAATTGCTAAAGAATTACTTGGAACAGATAGTAATTTCACTTCAGTAAACATGAAAGAAAACTCACTTGATTCTTTAATTAAAAAAGAGAAGGCTCGTAAGTTCAACTCAGAAGTAGAGAAGTACAATGAAAAACTGGAACAGAATAATAAAGATTTTGAAGAAAGCTAGGATAAAGTAGAATATGATATTTCTAAAGCAGAAATAAAGCCAATGTTTTCTCGTATTCTAGTACAACCTTTTAAGGTTAATCCGTTCCAAAAAATGAAAATAGAAAATGGACTTATAATTGATACTGGAGGATATACTCCTCATACCCAACTTAATGAGCAAACTGGTAGGTATGAAGAACAAAAGCAATTCATAGTTACAGGATGTGTTATTGAAGTTGGACCAGAGGTTAAGTACTTAAAAGAAGGAGATGTTATTTTTTATAGGGTTGATACTGCAGTACCTGTTCCATTCTTTAAGTAGGGATTCGTAAGTTTAGCAGAGAGTCAAATTATAGCAGTTGTTAATGAAGGTCTACAAGACCGTTTTAATAATATTAAGTAACATGGAAGAAAATAATATATATTTTAATCCTGGCTAGATAGTATAGCTTAAGTAGAATATACCTAACAAGCCTAGGATGATTGTTGTAAAGAAAGAAACATCTTTATTCAAGCATGACTCAAGAAAAGAGAATAAGCGTCCTATTCTTATAGGAATTAGATGTCGTTGGTTTACTACTACTGGAGCTATGCAAGAAGCGGTGTTTAATACTAAAGACATTGAATTAATTAAAGAGTAATGGCTAACAATTGGAATTATGGAGACTCCTATTTTGATGGGAACTCCTATAAAACAAGAGCACAGGCATTTGCTGCCGCCAGAAAGAATGGTAGGGGAGTATTTACTTATAAAGGCAAGTAGTATAATACAATGTAGAAAGGTGAGAATGCAGATGAGTTTAGAAGGGCTCACGCAGACTATGACTACTTTCTTGGGAATGTAGCAAAGGACTAGGGAGGATGGAAACCATCTAATCCAGTCTAGACTTCTTATAAAGTAAATAAGGTCCCAGAACCTATGAATCCCGATAAGTTGGGAGAAGTTGTAGTTACTGCTTAGAAATAGCCCCTACAAATGTTTACAAAAGATGATATTAAGTCTCTAGGATTCAATAATTATTAGGGCTTACTTAATGCAGTAAGTAATAGGAATAACTGGAATAATAATTTTGTAAAAGCCCTAAATAATAGATTTGGAACTGATTATGCTAACTAGAAACAGGAAGATATAGAAAATGCATTGGGAGTAAAAGGAAAATATAGATCATTTGAAGGAGGAGACTTTGGAGATATGTCTAATAGCATGGCAAGTTGGATAGGAGCATATAATGGAGATCTTGAAAAGAAAAACCTGTAGAATAGAACTGGCTCAGATGGGATAGTCTATTCTAATAAACATGTAAGAGATCTATTTGAAGCACATCCTGTAAAACCGAAGACATTTACCTTTGACACCAATTCATTTGGAACTAACATATTTGGAACGCCAAAGAAATAGTAGGGAGGACAAATTAATATGGCAGACCCTATAAAAATTTTATAGTTATATACCAAATATAGACTTCAAAAGGATGCTCATGATCCTGAAGCAGAAAACACTTTAAATTAGCTTAAGGCAGAAGAAAATGAAGTACATGACTTAGATTCATTTATAGATGAAATAAAATATAGATGGAAGGGCAATCCTTGGTTAGGAGGTTATAATAAAACGTTAAACGCGATATTTTCTTGGCCTTCTGGATATGATACTTTTAAAAAATCAACAAATCCTACTAAAGATAATTCAATACCTAAATTTATTAATCCTAAATAGTTTATAAAACCTGCTAAAAAACAATAGGGAGGTCAACTTAATATGAATGAATAGCAATTACAATAGGCATTTCTACAGTATTTAATGTAGAAAACTGGAGCTCAAAATGAGCAGCAATTAGAACAAGTAGTTTAGTAGTTAGGAGAAGATGGCTTAAAGTAGGCGTATGCCCAGTTTATGCAGGAAATGTAGCAATAGCAGGTTCAGGCTGCTAAGTTCGGGGCTAAACTAAATTATATAAGGAAGCTTAATGGTTAGTGCCCAGAAGGAATGGAAATGTATTACTACAAACAGGGTGGACGACTTTGTAGAAAATGTATGTAGGCTAAATAGAATGAAGAAGAAATTGAATATCCTTCTAATCCAATTGACGCTTTCAAATGCGGAAGAAAAATGAAGAAAAAGAAATGCGAAATTGGAGGAACAGTTGATATGGATAAGTGTGGAGCAAAAATAAAAAAGAAGAAATGCGAAGATGGAGGATTAATCTCTTTTGATAAGTGTGGAAAGAAAATGAAGAAAAAATGATTTTGGAGAAATATGTAAATGAATTAATGAATTATGGTTTAGGATATATTTGTTTATAATAACCAACTCAACAGAGTTGATCTCAATACACATGAAATATTATTGGTTAAGGAATTTAAAGCACTTCTTGAACCAAAGAGAAATAAATGCAAAGAAGACCCGAGTGGATTAATGGGTCTTCGTGCATTTAGAGAATTTACCTATATATGGCTTGCTATATGTTGGAAATCCGTATATAGCGAGTATGATGAATAGGTAAGACATTAGGAATCTCTAAAGGATGCAAACCTAACGGAAGAAGAATTTAATAATCCAGAATTTAGAGCAGCATGTAGGAAGTTTAGATAGATACAAGAATCTAGTCTTTCTATTAAAATGCTACATGCTGCACAGGAAACTGTTAATAAGTTCATAGAATACTTTAATTCAGTGGATCCTTTAGAGAGAGATGAGTAGACTGGAAAGCCTGTGTACAAAGTTAAAGACATTATGGCCGAATTGAGTTCTTTAGGAAAAGTTCATGACGAATTAGTCGATTTGGAAGGAAGAGTCAAGAAAGAATTGACTGAGCAATCTTCGGTACGTGGTGGAGCTATAGACGGATACCAACCTAACTTTTAACAACTATGGAAGAAATTAAAAGGAAGAGGGGAAGACCTAAGAAGGTTAAACTTCCGGAAGAAATAAAAACTCTAGTACAGGAAGTCTAGTAGGAAAAGAAGACCAAACCTACTAAAATATAGGAACCTATACCAGAATCAATAAAATCTTCAGAATGGGATGTTCCAAAAGAAGAGTATATAAAATTCTTTGATAAAAGACTTTCTTATGAGCTGACAGGTTATAAGCCAATTACAGAAACTTAGGGATTGGACTTTGATCCAAGTTGGTTTACGGTAGCGAGAGATACCTATATAAGAACTGGAAAATATTGCAGCTACCGAATATACAGTAAACCTTATAATGACTTCTGGCATGAGGAATATCGTAGGTGTCGTGAAGGATATACAGTAAACGGATATACAATAACTGGTCCAAATTACTATTATCTTAATTATTATCAACTTCCTAATATTGATGTAGAAATAGCTGGTAGTGGACGTAGCTAGATATTTCCTAAGTTTTTGGTATTTCAATATGAGTTCTTCCACTACTTTGAAATATGTAGAAGGGAGAAGAAGGATGTATGTCTTATGAAGTCTCGTGGTATTGGTTTCTCTGAAATAAATGCAGCTATTTGTGCCTGTATTTATAATTGCTTTAGAAACAGTAAGTGTATGATTACCACGAGTTTGTCTAATTACTTAGAGAAATCTCTTGACAAGGTATGGAATGCACTTAGTTTCGCAAATGAACATACTTAGGGAGGTCTCGCTAAACTTAGATAGGCTAAGGATACGTAGTTCTTAAAAAGGGCTTCTACTTTAGTAAAAGACTCAAATGGTATAACATCTGAGACAGGTTGGATGTCTTAGATTGAAGGTGTTGTAGCAGAAACTGATGCTAAAATTAGAGGTGACCGTATTGATTTGCTAGTATACGAAGAAGCTGGTTCTAACTCCGTTTTAAGAAAATCGTACATTAAAGGAAAGGCTTTGATATACATTGGAGGTACAAAGTTTGGTATTAGGCTCGCCGGCGGCACAGGGGGCGATAAAGGCCCGGCATTGTAGGGGCTTAGAGATCTATATTATGATCCAAATGGATTTGATGTACTTCCATTTTACCATAACTATACAGAAGGAGGTAAGTGGGTATATACAGGATATTTCATTCCCTCTTATATAGGAGCTATTACAGAATATGGAACTGATATCAATGGAGTAAGAAGATAGTTACTTGATAAGAGAGGTTACTGTTTATGGAAAAATTATAAGGAATAGTTAGATTTAGATAGAGCTAATCTATCTTCAAATCCTAGAGCCTTGATTGACCACTCTGCTGAGTACTGTTATACAGCTGAAGAAGCTTTTGCTTTGGAAGGTGATAACAAATTCAATAAGGTAAATATTGCTGAGCAACTTACAAATATCAGAGCCCTAAAGAAATGTCCTCCAATCGAAAGAGGTTATATTGAATATAAATTCAAAGAAGGAGCTCATATTCAGTAGAATATAGATGGCTTTAAGTGGATCCCAAATTAGAATAGTAAACTTTAGATACTAGAACATCCAATTTGGACTTTGCCCCCAGTTGAGGATGAAAATGGAAAAGTAATCTGGAGACCGCCTACTGAAAAAGTTAGAAGTCTATATGTAATAGGAATAGATGGTATCGATATTGGTGCAGCGCAAACATCAGAAGCTACTAAGGATCCATCTGATTTCTGTCTTGTTGTTTACAAGAGAGCTTATGGTATAGAAGAACCAAAATTCGTAGCACTTTATAAGGATAGACCTAACGATGTTAGAGAGTGCTATAAGATAGCTATTAAACTAGCATAGTATTATAATGCTACAATAAATATAGAAGCAACCAGATAGAGTATAATTCCATATGCACGAGAAAGGAAGCTTCTTAATCTCTTTATGAAAAGACCTAGAGCTACACTTTCAGACTCTGCCAGAAATACAAATAAGCAATATGGAACTCCTGCAACTCCTGCTATTATAGATCATTAGACTGACTTAATAGCAGACTATATAAATGACTATTGTCATCTTATATGGTTCGACGAAATGCTTGATGAATTTAATAGATATACTGATGAAAATAAGAAGAAATTTGATATTGTTGCAGCAGTAGCAATGGCCTTATTAGCAGATGAAGAATTGCAAGGAACTGTACCTAAAGTTGTAGAAGAGGTTAAAGATACCTGGTAGGATATAGGATTTTATACAGATGAGTATGGAAGAAGACGCTATGGAACACTTCCAAAGAATACTTCATAGATACGGTTTAATAATAATTTTGGATAGTTATATGACGACTTAGGACCTAGAACAAGTAATACAAGACTATATTCTGGATATTTATCATAAGAAATATATAGGGAAGATAGTCATTGAGAAATTAAACCCAATAGGATATTATATTAAGTTGGGTATGGATCATCCGTATTAGCCTATAATTATATATGCAGAGTTAGAGGATGATAAGTTTCTTAAGTTTCTCAAGTAGGAACTTAAAGACAAGCGCTTTAACCTAGTATATTATGGTAAACTATAGTTAACTTACCCATATGATTGTAATCCAATAAATACAGCATGTAGTTGTTATGACAAAGGATGAATTAATAGAGAAAACAGACAAAGCAATATCTGAACTAGTCTACCCTAAATATGATTTATAGAAAGCATATAACTACTATAATGGTGTAAGAGATTCAGACTAGTTTAGATACTTAGAGGAGGTATATGGAGCTAATGCACCAACTACACTACACTTTACCCCTTTAATAAAGAAACATATTGATGCTCTTATAGGAGAATATTTGGGAACCCCTATAATTCCAAAGATATTCTGTAAGGACAGTCAAACAATAACTAATATAGATAGAGAAAAACAATTAAAGATTGCCTCAGAACTTCATGAATATTTAAAAAATCATCTTAGAAATTCAGTTCTAAGTTTTATAGATGGAAAGAATATTAATGATGGTCTTGTTGAATAGCAATTGAAAAGAATAGTAGAAGATATAAATAATACATTCGTATCAGAGTATGAGATTGCTGCTCAGAATGTAGTAGAATATATTATGCAATCTAGGGATACTGATATGATTACAGTATTGAGGGATCTTCTTCTGGATCTTTTAATTACTGGATACGCTTTCTATAGAGTTCTTCCTACGGTTGAAAATAATAATATTAGAATATAGGCTTTAAGCCCTCTGAACACATTCATTGATAGAAATTTTGAATCTCCATATATTAAAAACTCCTATAGAGTTGTAGTAAGAAGTTGGATGACTAAGAATCAAATCTTAAATGAGTATGGTAAGGAAATGAAAGCCTCTGATAGGAAACTCCTAGACGAGAAGTGGGATTCAGTTTATGAAAATGCTATGTATTATGTTAGAATGGGTGAAACTAATGGCATACCAAATACAGATGGAGTTTAGGCAGGTATAGAAGTTACCCCAGGATATCCAGACAGTAGGTCTGGAATAACTCATGAGCTTATTCCTGTTTATGAAGTTGAATGGTTAGAAACTGATAAAGACTTTGTAATGTAGAGATATAAGACTGTTAGAATTGGAGAACAAATATATATACTTAGAGGCAAAGATGAAAAGGTTATGAGAACTAAATCAAACCCTTCTTATTGTAGTCTTTCTGTTAATGGAATATATTTCTTGAATAGAAGTACAAAGCCTTACTCGATGGTTCTCGCTTGTGCTCATCTCCAGGATTGACGTATACTAGTCCTGGTTAAATCCCGTGAATTGCTGGAAAACCCTTAGAGCTTTAGACACCAAAGAGTAACAGTTCTAAAGATTGGGCAATCAGCTTCCAAGCCTTGTTTAGAATAAGGAAGGATCAACGACTATTATGTAGGACTAAGTGGTCCGAAGCGCGGGAATATTAAATTAATAATTAAAAAAAAAAGTAGTTATGAAATATAATGAAGAAACTTTTAAAGAAGAAGTAGCTAAAATTTATAATGGCGAAATTAAAATTGTTGGAAAGTATAAAGGATTAACGCATCCAATATTGTGTGAAGATAAATATGGAGTTATGCAAATAAAAACTGCTAGACAGCTTATCCATTTTAGACCTAGTATAAAAGCAGCTCTTAACAAGACTGAGTATTTTATGAATTAGTTAAGAGACGTATATCCAGATATAGCAGAAAAACTTTCTCCTGCTTCTGAATACGTTAAGGCTCAAGAAAAAATGTTATTTAATACTAAGTATGGGTTAGTAAGTGTTACTCCAGATAATCTACTTCATGGACATGAACCTAATATTAGATCTGCTATTAATAGAAAAGACTATTTTAAGAACTAGTTATTATTCTTATATGATAATAAATATGATTTTGAAATAGAATCTACGGATAGACATAAAGGTAGAGTTACTTTGATATGTCCTATACATGGAAAACAATCTATTGATTCAGATAGTATTTTTCTTGGAACTGGTTGTCCTTGTTGTAATAAAAGTTGGGAAAAATCAGATACTTTCTATTTAATAAGACTTTATGATGAGAAAGAATCTTTCTATAAACTTGGAATATCTTATAAGTTAAAAAACGGAGATATAAGAAGGTTTAGAGAATATAGAAGTCTTAATTATAATATTGAAGTTATCTATACACATACTTTTCCCGATGCAATAGAATGTAAAGAGTTTGAGCTAAAATTAAAACAAATAATAAAGCTCAATCTATATACTCCTAGTAGATGGGAATATAGCTCCTCTACTGAAACATTTACCAATGAATTACTACCAACAATAAAATAGAATTTAATATATGATATAGTCTCAACTTCTAGTGAAAGCTAGAGCAGTGAAGAATCGAAAGATTCTAACACGGATGTAAATTAACGACTTACATCGAAGATATTTGTAGTATGACCTTCTAAATTTCTACAGAGATAATCTTATTGCAAATAGTGGAACAGTTGGAGATTGGATTGATTTAACATTAATACCTGCTGAATTAGGAGTAAATCTTCCAGAAAGACTTATAAAATGGTAGGCTTTAAAGAAGCAAGGACTTGGTGTACTTGATTCCTCACAGGAAGGAAGACTAGCTTCAGGATAGGCTCCATTGAATACTATTTTTAATGGATTCGATAATACCGTCAAAATGTAGGCTGTTCAAGCTATACAGGTAGCAATAGATGCTATAGAGTAGACTACATCATCTATTACTGGAGTATTTAGAGAAAGATTGAATGGTATTGAGTAGAGAGATGCTGTTACTAATGTTAAAATTGGATAGAACAATTCATTTATTATAACTAAACAGTATTACCATCAAATGGATTTAATAGTAAATGAAATGTTACTAGATTGTTTAAACCTTGCTAAGGTTGTATTCAAAAATGGACTAACTGGAACCATAATATTAGGAGATAAATACCAAAGAATATTTACTGCTCTTCCAGAATATTTTACAATGACTGATCATGATATTAGGATCATTACCAGTACAGATATTGTAAAGGATTTAGAGTAGATAAAGAATATTATCCCAGAATTTGTTAAATCTGGAGGGCTCCCTCCAGATATTATTATTGAGGCAGTAACAAGTAAGAGCTTGCCTGATCTTAAGTATAAAGTTAGAAAAGCTATGCAAATTTAGAAAGATGAAAACAACCAAATTCAGTAGTTAACCTAGTAGGTGTAGTAGTTATAGGAGCAGTTGAAGCAAGCTTCTACAGAGTTAAAGAAATCTCAAGGAGAGATTGAATCTCTTAACAAAGCTAAGCTAAACCTTGAGTAGAAAGAAATAGAAATGAAATATAAACTTGAATGGTACAAGGCTGATACTGATAGAACTTATAAGGAGGCTACTGCCGAAGAGTAGAAGAGACGTATTGAAGTAGAAATAGCATAGCTATCAGATGGAAACCCTTACAATGATAAAATAAGACAAGTATAATGAAGCCACTAGTTAAAATATGCAATACAGGTAAATGCTCTATAGTAATAACTGATTTAACTCAGGATTCAGAAGAATATGTAACTGAATCAATTTTAGACGCAGAAGCGTATTATGAGAGAAATAAATTTAAGTATAGTGAAACCTGCACTATAAATATCATTCAAAGAAATACAGTAACATCTGAAGAAATTCTTGATACTATAATTACTGATCATACCTCATATCTAGATGAAGCACATTATCAATTATAGCGAGATGGTTTTTATACTATTCATCATTTTATTATTCCTACTGTTGACTGGCTAGAATAGGAATTAAAAAAAGAACATAGTATTTTAGAAAAGGGTATTGAACTTTATGTTTGCGATTGTAATAGTGTTTATAGGTATTATGATGGAACTTTAACAGAAGTATCTCCAGAAGTATTATCTGAAATAAATACAGAGAATACTACAATATCAAGAATCTCTATAAATCAATTTTCTATTTGTTATTTATACGATTGTTATATATATTTGTGCAGACAAATTTTTGAAAGAATTAATTATAGATGTATGAACAAGAGTAATTTAGATGAAGTAAAATTCAAAAGAGACTTTCTTTGGATGACCATTAATGTTATTAAGTACTATGTAGAGCTGAATTAGCTATTAGAAGCATAGAGGTTACTAGAGGAAGTTAATTTCTGTGGAGGATTATGTAATGAACAAGGAATAGTTAAATAGTAGAGTTCTGGATGCGGTTGCAATAGATAAATTAAAGAAGAAAGTAATAGAAGACTACCGCAGATACGTTAAAGGTCTATTCAGAGGTTATAAAAATGACTATAGTGAATTACTAAATGAAATAAACTTCATAGAAATACACTCGGAGATAAATAATTAGAAATTAATTTATGAATACTATATAAACTATATAAACTATGGTATGTAATGACGAATTTAGACATGTTTGTCTAAAAGATTTAGAAAATTATATTAAACGTGATACTTATTTTTCAGATTTTACTGAAGAAGAAATTAAATAGATTTAGAAAAATTTAGGCATATCTACATGTAAGGATAATATTAATACTTCAAAATATAATCCTACTCTTATTTCCGGTACATATGAACAAATTGTATAGTAGTAGTAGTTAGGTAATTTAAAAGTAGGTTATGTATATGTTATTAAAAATTTTAGAAGTATTTATTTAGATAGAGATAATAATATTTGTGGAACACCATTTAATATTCCTAGTTAGGAATATTGGTTGTTTTTAACTCCTGTAAGTACTAGTGCATTCGATAAAAGAGTATCATTATACTAGCCACAATCTGCTAGTAATTGCATTAATTGGATTGTAGAGTATGATATTAATTTAAATGCGTGCGAAGCATCCAGAGGAACTATTACATATCTTAAAGATACAAATAATAATTATGCTTACTATGACTTTAAAAATATTAAATTTAAAAAAACATTAAGTGAATTAAATAAAAGTTCACTTACTTATGAATCTGATACATATTTGTATACCTTTGATATTGGTGGTAGTGACGCCTCAGAGTTAATTTGTAAAAATAATCATTTAGAAAAAGGTGCAAATAGAAATGTATTTTTAGGTAATACTCAAAATGTAACATTAGCTGCTGATTGCCACGATAATATATTTTTTAAAAATTGCGAAAATTGTACATTTGATTATGGTACTTATGGTAATTTTTTTAAAGATAATGTAATCAGATGCAAAGGTACAGTACATGAAAAGGAAATAGGTTCTATAACAGCGCTACTAAATCCAAAATAGTTTGATATATTAGAAAATAATAAGGAAATTATAGTATATTTAGATTCTTAGACACAAACATATCAAATATAGTAGTTATGAATAGTGTTTTAATACCTAAATAGTAGGAATCATAGTTATGTAAGCATTAGGTACTTTTAAAAGAAAACTTTCTTTCTGAATTTTTAACCAAATCTGAAAAGTAGAAAGTTATACAGAATCTTGGACTAAGTACAACAATAGAATGGGGTAAAATAAAAGGATATATAGAACAATAGAAAGATTTAATAGAGGTACTTAGTAAGTTTATTTCTAAAGAAACTGAATAGGCTGCTTAGCAAATTTTATATAGTAATGATGAATATCCTAATATTAAAACATTAAAAGATGCCCTTGACGTTTTATTATATAAAGATCTAACTATATCTGTTAATATTACTCCTAATATTGCAGAATTAGGAGATACTGTAGAAAACGCATTACTTACATGGACATATAATAAAGCTAATATTAAATAGCAAACTGTAGATAATATGAATATAGATAAAGATATAAGATAGTTAGCACTAGATAGGCCAATAACTTCTACTATTACTAAAAAAATAAGTGGAAATGATGGAACAAAGATTGTATCTGATTCAGCAACTCTTAATTTTTATCCTGGTATTTATTATGGAACAGGATTAACATAGCCTCTTATATCAAGTATGCAAAGATTACTTCTACCTTCTAGAGCATGTAATATTACTACTAGTGTTAAAGAAAATGAATGTATTTGGATATTACTTCCAACTAATTATGGTGTACCAACATTTATAATAGATGGTATTACGTGTAATTTTTAGAACATTGGCACAACTTGCTATAAAATAACTAATTATACTATTTGGAGAAGTGATAATTATAATACTAACAATGTTACTATAAGTATTATATAATAATATGACTTATTACTTTAAAATTATTAAATAATAAAAATTAATTAAATTTTAACTAATGAATTTAAATAAAAACATATCAGTTTGGAGAGGTAATAGTATTCCTCCAACTGACTATCACCTTTGGGAAAAAGAAGATGGTAGTATATACACAAAAGTTGAAAGTGGCTGGATAATTCTTACCTCTCCAAATGATAAAGCTACTTTGGATAAAATAAAAATTATAACAACCGAATTAGCTAATACCCAAATAAGGCGAACAGAAATGGGAGTTGCTAATGGAGTTGCTACATTAGATAATAATGGTATAATTCCATATAATTAGTTACCAAATTTATTATATACTAGTATTGATAAATTAAATGATACTGTATATCCTATTACATTGGGATTTACTGTATCTCCAAATACAGATACTATGCAGACAGATGTAAAATATTCTGTAACCAGTGATGGAAAACCCTTGGTTCCTAATACATTAGAGGTGACAAAGTAGATAAATGATAATGCTTCTAAAGTTCTAACAAATGCTGAAGTTGCAAGTGGAACTGTGCAGACAAAGATTGAAGGGAGTAGGGAGATATTCAAGTTTGCTGTAACTAAGACTGGACGTACAGGCAAAAGCACATCAGCTACACGCTATCTTTGCTACTATGGAAGTAGTTCAGTTAAAGATATGACTACTGAGACAATGAATACTCTTTCAAAGGTATCAAGTACAGGAGTCTCTTTTAACCCTCAAATTAATACGAACAATGGTGAGTATATTTGGCTTATAGTTCCTAACTATCTAACAATAAGTCGCGTGACAAGTGCAGGAGTTGATGTTACCCTCGCAGCAGTACAGACTGTAACCAACAGTCTTGGTACATTCAATGCTTATCGTACAGCTAACACTCTCACCACAGAAACATGGAAATTAGTAATCTCTTAAAATTGAAATATTATGCCAATAAATATTACAGACGAATTTCACGCCGCCACTACCAAAGGTAAGATAGCCTCTGCAAAGGAAGTCTTCCTTACGGGTGACACAGAGAATCTACAGCAGATTGGCGAGAAAACTCATCAGTTGGAGGATTATATCAAGAATATAGCTATCACTGGTGGAGCTTCAACCGCTGCTGCTGTTACTTTTGACAATACAGCAAGTGGTATGGCTGCTGTTACAGCACAAGCAGCCATTGACGAACTAAGCTCTAAGATTAGCGAGGAAAGAACAAGAGTAGATGGTGAACTTGAAAAGAAGCAGCCGAAAGGAGACTATGCGCAGATTGTGAACGGCAAGATAGAGACGCAGGTATTACCATTCAGTGTAAACGATGTGTTGGAGTTTAGTATGCCAGACAAAGAACTCAAGAAGCTGTATAACTCTGCTGCCGGTTGGACGAAGATTATCTATGATTCCGTCACAAAAAGATTCTATGCTACACAAGGTGTAGAGGAGGATGACGATACGGCTCTCACACCAGGAGGAATCGCCAAGCCAAAATTACTTGTGGTTTACGCTAATTGGAGAGAGAGAGAAAAATATCAGGCACTTCAGACTAACATTCCATATTCAGGCAAGCTATACATCGACATAGAGAGCAATAAGTCATACCGATGGAACGGCAGCGAGCTTGAAGAAATCTCTGCTTCTCTCGGTCTTGGTGAAACAGAGAACACCGCTTTCCCGGGTAACAAAGGAGCAGCGAACACAGAGAAGATAGAAAGCATCCTTAAAGGAGACCTTCCATTGGCATCACTGAGCATTACACCAAGCTGGAAGGCATACACCCAGACAGGTAAAGTACTTACTTTCCCTTCAACGTCAAGCCTTTCCACCATTTATGGTTATAAGGTGACATTTGCAGGAAAGTACAAGTGGACCAAGGATGATGCCCATAAGGCACCTACGGCAGTTGCTGATGGAGACTGGGCAGCTAAGGCATTGCCTGCAAGTGGAATATTCTCTGAGGAAATCACAGTGGAGAATATAACTTCTGACAGGACATTCACTGCAAAGGTATCTGCAAAGAAGCAGGGACTTGTGCTTGTCAATGGCATCATCCGCCAGGCAGACAGTACAGACCTTGACTATTCTTCTGCATCAGCAAGTGTACATTTCCAGTATAAGTGTGTTGCAGCATCAGTAGCAGAAGCTGCTCCATCAGCAAGCACTCTGACAAGTCTTCTGACAAGTGTGGTACTTCCTATTCCAAGCAAGAAGTATGAGCTTCGTGATGGCAAGTCTAAGGTAGCTACAGGTGTCACTACTAATAGCACAAGCTATTATATGTATGCCTATCCGTCAGTGCTTGGCAACCTCAGCAAGATTGTGATGAATGATGCCACCCCATTGCTTGACGGAGGCTTCAATCTCACAAAGGTCACTGTAACAGACCCAGAGACTAAGAAAGAGTTAGAATATAATGTTTATACAAGTGTGCAGCGTGGTGCATTCACGAATGCGAAACTTGAATTTTCTTAAATAGGAGGATTAAAATGACAGTAAGAAAAGGTTTAGGACAGGCGAATATTCTTCGCACTAACAATAATACTTCAACAGGCTATGGTATTGTCTATGCAGATGAAGTGAGTGGTCACAGGACTGTAGGCAATCTTACGGCATTGTATGCTCTGAATGACTGGCAGTTGTCAGCAAGTGGAGACAATACGGACAATGACGCAATAGGTCAGTTATGGTATGTGGTGGATGCTGATGGCAATGGTAACGGATGTTATTATCAGCTCAAAGACTGGAGTAAGAGAAATGAAGCGGCAGGTTGGAGTATTGCTAACTACACTACCAAGGCTGAATTGCAAGACAAGATAGACATTATAGCAACTGCTGACGAGGAAGACATTACAACAGAAGGAGATACACCGCAGACACAAGTGCTCAAACTGAAAGACAGGGCATACGACAGCCTGAATGCTTCGGGGAAAGGCTATAAGATTCTACGGAAGAACTGGCAAACAATCAACGGAGAAAGAAAGAATGTGCTTGCTCAAGAGATGATAAATGAGAGAAATGCAAAATAAGATAGATGCACTAAGGGAGGCAAATTCTCAAAAAGACGCTGCTATAAATAATAGTCATCAAACTGCAGTATTCAATCAGATGATTCAGTCTGCAACTGCACCATTAGCTGGTGCTCTGGCTACTTTGCAGAGTGACATAAATGGGGTTAAGTGTAAGCTTCCAGAGACTGTAACACTTCCATATAGTTGTGCAACGGCAGTTCCTACTAATTTAGTTTATGGATATAATCTAGCAAACTATGGATTAGGAGGATGCTCATGTGGAAATAACTCACTATGGGGTTGAGAAAGGAGGGAATATGATATTACCTGCTTATATTAATGTAAATACTGGTGGTATCCCTGCACTTCGTTCATTATCTGTAACTGTTACATCTTCTAAAGTTCAATACGATTTTAACAATCACAGAAATGTAGGAAGACCTTATCGTGGGCTATTAATTATTAATTTAGCATAGTCTATTCCAACGGGAACTACTACAACTCTTCCAGTAGTGTTTACTACTTCTGGAGATAATGAACAGCCACTAGTTAAGGTAAATGGTGTTCCTGCAACTGTAGCAGATATATCGGGAACTGGGATATACTTAGTTTGGTATGAAAGCTAGACTAATACCTTACAATTAATTAATCTATAAAATTTATAATATGTTTTCAGCTTTGAGATAGGGCAGTGTGGTTTACATCTTGGAAAAGGGAGAAAACCCAGTTCTAAAGGTAGGACAAGTAGTAAGTATAACACAACCCAACTATAGTAGTAATTTTTTAATGAATGGGTCAACCATTGATATTAATGTGAAAGTTAATAATTAGAATATGGACTTTAAGAACGTTCCGTCCTCTTAGTCCGTAGCTAATTATAATAATGCTATTATAACAGAAACAAAAGAATTAATGTCAAACGAGGTTGACAATATGTTATAGAGCAGTAGAAGTATTGTGGATAGTGTTACTTATCACAATAATATAATAACTTCCTGTGAAAGTATCCTTAAGGAACTTAATCCTAGATTTGCTAAAGAAAAGGAACGGGATGAAGATATTAATAACCTAAAGGATAAAATGGGAGGTATAGAATCTAAGATGGATAAAATACTGAGTCTACTTCAGAAGGATGGAAATAAATAACGTTATTACTATGAAAGGATTTATTGAAATAAAGGAAGATTCTTATGAAGATACTATTGAGCATCTTCATAGAATAAAACTACTCGCATGTAAACTTATAAAAATGCTTTCTGAACATTCAGAAGTTTATGATAAAGATGATGATTATGAGGACGAGGACGAAGATATGAGAGATAGACGTTACGGCTACAAAGAGTCTATGTCTCGCAAGCCTAAGGGAAGATATAACTATTAATAATAGGTAGGCGGTGGCAGATTATTTTGCTTCCGCCTATTTTCATTTAAGACTATGAGAGAGGATTTTACTGAATATGATATTAAACCTGAGGGATTTATTAACTACTTAAGGTACTACGGCCCTCATTTTAATAAAAAGTTATGCGAATTTGCATGTAAGCAAATGTAGAAGATGGAATATTCTAAAGAAAAGCTCGATATGCTATTACAATCTCATAATATTGAGATTCAAAATGCCAAGTTACACGACGCTGTATATGTTGCTAACTGGTGTAGAAATGTTTTCTATGGATCTAGTATTGCTGATGAGAAACATTTTGTTCTCTTTATTAAAGATGTTTTTGATAAGGAGTCTAGTTTTATTTTCAATAGGTGGTACGCAGATATGGCTAAGTAGGGTATTCCTATAGAATGGGAAGATATGATTTAAATAAATGCCTAGTGTTCATTTCATTTGGACATTAGGCATTTATTGTTTATAATTGCAATATAAACTAATTGATAAGAATTTGTTATGGAAACTATTAAAAGTAAGTACATTATATGTTTAGACAATGGACATGGAGTAAATACTCCAGGAAAGTGTAGTCCAGACAAAAGGCTTAAAGAGTATTAGTACGCTAGAGAAATAGTTAAGAGACTAGAATCTAAATTGAAGGAAAATGGTTACAAAGTATATGTAGTCACTCCAGAATAGGAAGATATTTCTCTAAAAGAAAGATGCCGAAGAATTAATAAGGTATGCAGAGAGAATGGAAATAAAGCTATTTCCATATCTATACACTGTAACGCTGCTGGAGCAGATGGTAAATGGCATACTGCCTCTGGTTGGGGTGTATTTGTATCTCAGAATGCCTCTCAAAACTCAAAGAAACTCGCTAAGACTCTTTACGATGAGGCTCTTCTACTAAATCTTAAGGGAAATAGATCTGTTCCAAATGAACATTATTGGATTCAAAATCTTGCAATGTGCCGAGACACTATTTGTCCAGCAGTGCTAACAGAGAATCTTTTTCAGGATAACAAAGAAGATGTAAATTTTCTACTTTCAGAAAAAGGAAAACAAGCCATAGTAGATGCCCACTATAATGGAATTGTGAAATATATAGGATAACAGGTATAAGAAAGGAGCTATAATAGTTAAAATATAGAATAGCTTCATTAGAAATGCCAGAAAATGTTTTACTTAGAAACTTCCGTTGTCTAGAGATTAATCTAAAAGTTGATTTAATCATTACGTTACAACCTAGAGTATATACTCATGTAATAGATATGAATAATACTTAGTTAAGTTGTTAGAGAGAGGGAGCCTATGAAGTTTGAATAATTATATTACTCCCTTATTTATGTTATGAAAACGAGTTGAAAGTATTTTTCAGTGGAAAAAGAATATTATATTTACAAACGTTAAAAAAGTTAAATTATGGAAATAGGAAATAATGATAACATTGACTTCATCGATGAATTAGACGATGAACAGCAACTTGATGGACAAAAACAGGATCCGAATCCTGATAATCCTCAAGAATCAGAGGACCAGGAACCAGAGGGTCCAAACAATACAGGCACTTCAGATCCAGAGGAAGGAGAGGATGACTTTCTTACCTCTCTTCTAAAATCTAGAGGAATTGAAGATAAATCTAAGATTAAGTTTGCGACAGAAGAAGGTGATGTAGAAGAAGTAGATTGGGATAGTCTAAGCAACGAAGACAAACTTAACATTTTTAGTTCTTCTGAAAGCACCCCTGAAAACGGCTTAGATGAATCCGAAATTCAACTTATAAATGCTATCAGAAATAGCGGCATGAGTCCATCTGAGTATCTTCAATTTATAGGAAATGGCGAAGTTGAGCGTTACATTCAAAATTCTCAAGAACCACAATATGAAATTGATGAATATTCAGATGATGAACTATTTCTCATGGACTTTATGAGTAGAATGGGAGAGGTAACTGAAGATGAGGCAACCGAAGCTTTAGAGAGGGCTAAAGCTAATGAAGGTCTGTTTAAGAAACAAATAGAAGCTATTCGTAACGAATATAAGCAAGCGGAACAGGAGAATCAAATGCAAGCACAGCTTGAACAAGAATAGATTGCTCAATAGCAATATGATTAGTTTTCTGACTAGATTGTAGACGAAATCAACAACCTTACAGAGATTCAAGGATTTGAGTTAAATATGGAAAATGATGATATGCAGGAACTTTATGACTTTATTACTGGTTATGATGCTGCAGGAAATAATTATTTAGCCAAAGCTTTGTCAGATCCTCATATCTTAGTTAAGACTGCATGGTTAGCTCTAAATGGCGATCAAATGATCAACGACATTACAAGCTACTTTCAGAAAGAAATAGCAAGTGTTCGTAAAGAAAGTTACAAGAAAGGAGTTACTGATACTCAAAAAAAGATGGAGAAAGCTGATAAAGTTGTATTTAAGGATACACACACTAAGCCATCAAAGGAAGTATTTGACGACCTTGATGACCTTTAATTTTTAAATTAATCTTTATATTTTAGTAATATGTTAGTTGCAAATTTTACAAGTAGAATCCCTACAATGGGTTAGACAAAGACATACGAGGACTGGTCTAAGTACCTCGGAAGTAAACCTCATCGTATCGGTGTAGTTGCCCGTATGTACACAGATAATACTCTTAACTTCATTACTGATGGTTTGAGAAATATCTTCTACAAGGATGAGAAAGCAGACCAATTCCAACTTTCTAGTTCACTTTTATTTGAGTGGATTGTGGAAACAAATAATATTAAGAAAGTTGAATTTGCAGAAGTTCCAACTGAAACAGGAGAAAATGGAACAGAAATCACAATGGCATTCAGGGAAAATTATTATCAGAAGTATGATATTTTCCGTATTGATAAGACAAAGCAGCAATGCCAAGTAGTAAGTCGTCCAATTAGAAAGCGTGATGATTATTGGGAAGTTCAGGTACGTCTAATCGATAATGATTACGATACAATACTTGATACTGATGGATGCCAAGTAGGTGACACTACTACGTTCCAATCTGTAGCTATGCCTGAACTATCAGAAGAGGGTTACTCAAAGTTCCAGAGCCAAATGGAACGTCACCGCAATTTTATGACTACATTCCGTGCAGATGCTAGCTGGTCTAGTTTGTATGCTATTCAGGAAAATGTATTCATGAGTATTGCTGATGATAAGGATCAAACTAAGTCTGAGGGTGTATATAAGATGCTCAAGAAGGAGAAGGAACTTCTTGACACATTTATGTATGCAATGAATACAGGTCTTACATTCAATAAAGGTAATATTGATATAAACGGTAAGGCTACTATCTCAGAGCCAGAAACTGGACGTCCTATCTATATTGGTGAGGGACTTATCCCTCAAATTGAAGCTGCTGCTAATAAGTATTGTTATAGCAATAGACCTAATCTACAGCTGTTTAACATGATTATGTCAGATATGGCTGATAAGGCTCAGTCTGACACAGGTAATAAATTTATCTTCATTGTTAACAGGAAGATGTGGAATGACTTACAAATGACTCTTGGAGAGTACCTTGCTAATTATAGAACTGATGGTACTTATATGTATTCTAAGTCTGCTAACAAGGGATTAGGTGGATACGTAAAGGTAGGTGCTACTTTTGATACTTATGAGTATGCAGGAAACCAGGTAAGCTTTGTAGTTGACCGTGCATTGACTCGTGAATATCCTACAAAGGGATATGGTGTATGCATCGACCTAACTGCTGATAAGACTTCTGGTACTCCAGCTATTGCTAAATTTAGCTTGACTGGTAAGGACTTCATGACTAACAAGATTGTTGGTGTTGGAGGTTATGATGGAAAGAGTTCTGGTGAAGTTGCTAGCAACGTTGCTGGTTCTAAACTTGTTATGATGGGTTATGCAGGTGTTGCTGCATTTACTCCTTATAGAAGTGTAATCGTAAGAGAAGCTTAATAAAACTTATAATAGAGGTTAGATTGACAGGAGGAGCCGTAAAACCCTCCTCCTGTATGTTTTTAATGATAATATGAATTAATATGGCGACAAATACTGGAGTAAAAAAGACAGTGACCAAAACTGATGTCGTTTTTGACGACAAAATAATTACATTAAGAAGCGTATACGACAAGGCAAATATTAAATATATGATTATGCCTTGTAAGAATAAGTATGGACAATATCCAAATTGCATAAAAAGAGTTAATTCACAGGGTGATATGATTATGAGTGAGAAAGAAAGGAATGACTACTCAGAAGGAAGAGCAGTATTCTTTCCAGAAAATCACTTATTTGAAGTTACTAGTGGAAAAACTTACAATTTGAACGATATTCATGATAAGGCAGAATGGGAAGCAATAGAAAACTGTCCTTATATTGCTAAGAGTCGAGATGCTCGTGATGAGAAAGGTAATCTAATCATAGATGGACCTAAATCTACTCCTAGTAAACCTACTAGGAATGGCGTGGCAGAGCTTTATATTGATAGACCTGGTTTAGATACACAACGTAGAGTATCTCATAAACAATTGATTCATAAAGCAGAATCATTCATTTATGATGATCCACGTGGTGCAGAAGGAAATCTTAATATGGCTAGGATCCTTGGCAAGGATATGCGTAATCAACCTACTGCTGATGTTATTGACTTCTTAGTTAGAGTAGCAGAGAAAGATCCTAATAAGATTATTAATCTTTATACAGGGGATGATATTTCTCTACGATTAACCTTTATAGAGGCTAAGGAGAAGAAAGTAATCTATATCAAGAATAAACTGTACTTATATGGAGATAACATCGTTCTTGGTGCTACTGACGATGCAGTTATTGCATGGATGAAAGATCCTAAGAATTAGAAAGTCTTGGAGCTAATCAAGAAAGATACTTATCCAGATTACTATAGAGCTGAGTAATCAGTATGTATATGTGTTAAGATATAGCATATACAGTTCAGATAAGGCAAAATAAAAATAGCTAAAAACATAGCAAATGACAGCTAGACAAGTTTGGGAAGGAATGTTGACTGAGCTCAGTAAGGTAAATGCACCTAGTATGCTGTTGCAAGATTTTAACTACTTCTTTAATAAAGCTATAAGCCAATACATCAATAAGAGGTATAATATCTACGATATTAATCAGCAAACCTCGGATGATTTAAGAGTCTTAAAAACTACTGCAATCTTGGAAGCTAACCTAGCTACCAAAAGTGAGCCTTTAAAGGCACTAGCTGATTTAGGTGCAGGAAAGTCTAAACTATTTGGAGCGACTTATGAAGTAATTTTACCTTCAGATTATCTCCATTTACTTAATTGTGTATGCATTTATAAGGTTAATAAGAAGTGGAAATGTTATGATGCAGGAGACTACGTGCAATTTGCAGCAAAAAGGTTAACTGCTGATTCTTGGTCAGTAATTGTAAATGATTACTATAATAGACCTCTTCCAGAAAGACCTTATTTTTATATACATAACATTAATATAAATAATACATTACCTACAAATCCTATTACTGATACAAATCCAAATGGAACTGATTTAAGTTCGGAATATATTGGGTCTCCTAAAGAAGTTCAATATTATTTGATTTCTGCTAAAGATGGTGTTGCAGCTGGAACTCGTGTATATGTAAAGGATGGAATTGTTTATAAAGAAGATACTTATACTACAAAAATTGAGGGTGCTACAATGGATGATTTGAGCACCAAAATTGTAGAAGGAAAAACAACAAAATCTAATTTTCCACGTACTATTAAATTAGGAAAACCAGATTCTCGTACAGTTAGCACAGTTGATAGAGATGCTGGAACTAGGTATGGTAATGCTTCTAATGTAAGAATGGAAATAAGATATGGTCATGATGATAGCGTTTTTAAACTAGAGAAAGTATTTATTGACTACATTAAATCACCTTAGACAATTAGATTAACATAGGAACAGGTTAACCTTACAGAAGACACATCACAAATCATGGAATTTCCAGATTATGTATGTGATTAGATTATAAATGAGCTGACAATGTTGGTGATGGAGAATACTGCTGATCCACGTTTACAAACTAATCCTATAGTTACACAGTCTATTGCAAATCCAGCTCAGCAGTAGACACCTCAACCACAGCCTCAGCAAGCATAAGCCCAGAGAGGTTAAAAATAATTTAAATTATGTTTCAATTTACTACAACTAATGTAATTAACTCAGACAAGGACCTAACCACAGGTAAAGCTCTGTATGAAGTAAAGAATGATACTCTTGTAGTTAAAAGAGTAGCTAATTTCAAGAAAGAAAACATTGCTGCAATTTATAAGGCAGTTGCAGTAGACCCAGAGAATGCCAAAGTTACTATTGACTTAACAGGAGTTTCAGCCACAGCTGGAGATGTTTTAAGACTCTCTATATATGTTGGACTTTCTCAGGCATCTCAGGATTCTAGATATTCTAATGACATGATTTACAAAGGAAAACCTTTCTCTGTAGACTTCGTTTGGCAAGATACTGCTGCTAATTCAGCAAAGAAACTTGTAGAAACAATTAAGAAATATTCTTTGTTAGTATATGGAGAAAAACTTCTGACTGCTTCTAATAGTGGTGCATTTATTACTATTGAGGCTACTAATGAATATCAAAGATTTAAAAGGGTAGATTTGGAAAAGTTTGAAAAAACTCCTGATGAATATCCATATAGCGGAAAATACACGGTAATTAAGTCTCTTTCCAATCTTGCTTCCAAAACAAGAGATGAATTAAAGAATGGTACTACTGAAGGTTTCTTCGCAGGAAAAGAAGGATTTGGTACATATTCATTCTTGCTTCATAATCTACGTCTTCCTACTTCAGCTCGTACTCGCGCGTTTGGTATTAATCAGGACGAAACTCCTATAGTTGGAGCTAAGTATAACCAGTATACTATCCACTATTGTGCAAATAGAGGTGTTCTTGGTCTAAATGCTGTTGGAGACACAGTTAAATCTGTAACTACTCACGTATTCTATGTAAAGAGTGATTTAGCTAGCGCTTTTGAGGCTTTGCTTGAACAAGTAGGTTCCATAACTACAGCCTCTGCTAAGGCTAAGGATCCTGTTGATCCACAAGCTCAGAGTGCTGCTTCTTCTGCTGCACAGACAGTAGTAGATGCAGCTATTGATAAACTCAAGAAAGATAACAGCTTAAATTAATAAATTAAGGGCGAGGGCGTTTATTCGCCTTCGCCTTTTTTTTTCTGCTTATGTATAATCAAATAGAGAAATTAGCTTCTGCTATACGAAATGATGTAGTTTCAGGACTTAAGGGATTTCATTCAAATCTCTCTATGTCTACTGAATAGCTATGTTAGGATATAGTTGATGAACGTCTACAAATACTTAAAGAATATTCTTTAAAGGGAATACTTCCAACTAGAGATTTGTATATATCTATTAATTGTATCCCAGTAGATTGTAAAAGTCTTGACAAATGTAGATGCAATAATTAGAACTTTTTCACTCCAACTCTTCACTTTGAAATACCTTAGATATTAAACGATTATGGAAGCCTTTCTATAGATTACATAGGATCTACTGATAAGCAGTTACCATTTATCTATTATACCTCTCTATCTACATTAAGACAGCATTAGTACAGAAAGAGGGGAAAGGATCGACCATACGTTTGGATAGATACTACTCCAAATGAGAAGGGTATGTATGATTGCTTTGTTTTCAATGCACCTTTATTAAAAGTTGTATCCATCTCTGCAATATTTAAGGATTTAAGATAGCTGGATAATTATGATTGTTGTACTGACTTATAGGATGATAATATGACATTCATTAATAATGAGATAAAGAAAAGGGTTACAGAAAAGAAACTAAGGTATTATCGTAGTTTTGCCCCTAGCAATTTACCTAATGATTAGGCGTACTAGCCAGGTTAATATAATATAATATGATAGAAGGAATAATCTATAAATACACTAGCCCTTCTGGAAAATCATATATAGGGCAGACTAGAGATGAAAAGACTAGAAGGGCTAGATGGAAGCAAACTTTACAGCCATATGCCGGAGTAAAGTTAGAAAATGCTAGAAAGAAATACGGGGTTGATAATTTTCAATATGAGGTACTACTTAGGATAAGTTGTGAGAGTGAATAGGATTTGATTGAAATATTAAATCGAAAAGAAATTGAATATATTTAGAAGTATGATTCATTTTTATCAGGATATAACTCAAATATTGGCGGTGGACTCTCTCAAGAATTAATTGATAGTTTATCAAGTTCTCATGAGAAAGCAATATTGCGATACAATTTAGATGGAGAATTTGTGGACGAGTGGAGAAGTGCTAAGTATTTAGAAGAATGTACTGGAATAAAAGCTTGTAATGTAGCTCTAGTATTAAAAGGTACTAGGTATCAAACGGCTGGATTTCTATTTAAGTATAAGATTGATAGTAATATTCCGTAGCGTATTCAAATTACACCAACTAAGGCATAGAAGCAAATAGTGTGTAAATACTCTCTAGATGGAAAATTAATTTCGGAATTTAAGTCTATTTAGGAAGCTGCCAAGGACTGCGGAATAAACAGAAATTGGTTCAGGTAGTATGTGGATGGCAAAGATAATCACGTTTATAATAATTTTATTTGGAAAAGAAAATATGCAACTTAATCCATTTTAGTATGCTATGAGTTTAATGGAAACTCTGTACGGAATTACATTACAAGAAGATCAATTCGAGGAAACAGCATTAGTTGGGTGGAATCTAATTGGTAACAAGAGAACTAGACTATATAGATATTCTACATGTGTTTCAGACTGTTCTAAAGGAGTAAAATTACCTTGCAATGCAGACATTATAGAAGCTGTGACAACTAACTTTGAGGAATGGAATTATTCTACTAATGACACTCCTAATGGGGATATTAATTCTGCTTATGTGGAATCTTATATAGAGCATAGAAAAGCCTTTAGAAGTCCACTATATCTCCCAGGAAAGCTTATTCATTATGAACGAGTAGGAGATATGCTTTATTTTGATAGACCTTATGGGAAGATTAATATCCTGTATAAAGGACTTATTTTAGATGATGACGGACTTCCACAAATAACAGATAAAGAAGCTACAGCTTTAGCTACATATTGTGCATATGTTTCTAAGTTTAAAGAAGGACTATAGACTAATAATGCAAACATTATTGAGATGGCACAAATACTAAAATCTAGATGGGATATATAGTGTGATTAGGCTAGAATAGATCATTATATGTCTCAGAATGAGTGGGATGAAGTACTTGATGCAAAGACAAGCTGGAATAGAAAACAATTTGGAAAAAGTATTAAATTATACAAATAATTATGAAGGGAATATTGACAAGAAAGGATTTTTTAGCTTATTTAGCTATGGGTGGTAATGTTAATTTTGAGAAACCAATTAAATTAAATAGAGCACAATTACAGAAATTAACTAAAAACTAGTTGATGGGCAGAGAAGTAATTAAAATAGACGGCAAAGAAGGATACCTAGATGGTAAGGGTTATTGGAGTCCTGGTATAAAATCTAATAAATGATACAACGATACGCTCTTGGTTGTGCTTTTAATATTAATGACTTATTCTTTAACTTTCCTTATAAGAAGTTAAAGTTAAATTGCAGAGACTGTTTAAGGATAACCGGAGATGCTCATAGATCTCTTTTAGCAAAGAAAATATTTCGGGCTTCTGTGAAAGTAGTTATACAAGATATAGTAGAACGTAATGTTACATTTTGGCTTCCGCTAACTGGAGATAAAAAATGCAATATGCACATGAAGAGAGTTTCTGGTAAGGATTTCTAGAAACTACGTTAGGCTGGGAAGTGGGACGATATAGATATTGTAAGTTCTAATTTTTCTGGATATGAGATAGGGTTTTATATGTTAGGTAAGAGAACTCCTAGAGTTAAAACTGTATACGTTAATAAGCAAGTAAAAGAAACTATATCTAAATATACTAATCAAGGAAAACAATATGGGGATGGATGTATTGATACTAAAATTTAGGATTATTATCAGCAGATATATGATCAATTTCCTGATATCCCTAGGGAGGACATTAAAAAAATTTTGAATTTCTCTTGGAAATCTCTATATTTACACAATAGTTATGGAGGTGATACTATATTATCAGGAGACGGACTTTGGTGCTATATAGGAACTTTAAAGAATAGCTCAATACAGCACTTTAACTATTATATAAAAAAGCTTATAACTAAATTAAGAGTATTATATAAAAGGAAAAATGTTAAATGGGATGGCCATTATTATTTTGCATTAAGTGATTCCTAGTATTAGGAATATATAAAGCAAATAAATACGAAAGGAAGACCTAAAAAGCATTTTGTTTATGGTAATGTTATGATGTATTAGATATTAGACGAGTGCAGATTAAATGAACATTCCAAGCAGTATATATTTTAGGTAGAAAGTGGGATTTTCATTAAACATAAATACTATATCCCTCAGTTTAAATCTAATAAAGCTAAATTATTTGAAATAAGAAAACCTCTAAAATTTGAAGATATTTTAGTGAGCAATAATAATTATGAATTAATATGATAAGAGAGCAAACAGTAAATACTTTTGAAAATGGTATTATAATGGATCTCGAACCATTAAAAGTTCCAAAATCTAGTTTAACAAATGCTTTAAATGCTACTTTATTAACTTTTAATGATAATGAAAATTCATTATAGTGCGATATGGGTAATGGTAGGGTAGAAACAGCCTATTTGCCTTCTGGGTATGTTCCTATTGGAACAACTTCTTTAGGAGGAATAATATATATTGTTTCTTATAATCCGATAGATAAAAAATGCTAGATAGGTTCTTTTCCATCTCCAGAGAGAAATATAACATCAAATAAATTAGGGGAATCTGGATTATCCCTATATAATGGATTATTTGTAGATAATAACGGAGATATAATTAGAACTTTATATAAGGGATTATTATGTAACTTTACTTTAAATCCAGGAGATAAATTTCTAGTACAAGGTAGTTATAAGGAGAAAGCTGAAGGTGATAAAGATAAAGATGAATATGAACATATATCTTATTATGTTGATAAGTAGTCTAATATTAATGAGGAATGGTTGACATTAGAATTAGCCACATTGGATTCAAACGGCAGACTTATATATTTAAAGGATTTAAATAAATACGACCATCCTTCTAATGGTCGTTAGTATATTTTAAAAGTTAAAAAGGATAACTCTATAAATACACCCACACAAAACGTGGATGATTATAGATATATTATAGGGGCAGATTATAATATTTTTAATACTAAAATTTCTGGACAGTTATATCTTGTTGCGCAATTAAATGTTCCAGATAGTTTCAATGTAACTTATAACATAATAGACAAAGTTACTTATAACGAAAAAGATTATTATGTCACAGAAATAATTTGTACTATTTTACCTTCTGATTATCCAATTGATATTGAAATCGAAGAATTTCAAGACAAGAATTAGAAACTCTACGATGAATTAAATATCGATGGTTATAAGGTTGTAAGGGATAATAATAAAATTAAAATAACAAAGATAATTCCCGCTGATACGGGAACATATATTAAGCTTACACCTATATTGCCTTTTGGTAGATGTCTTTGGTTATAGACTACTCTATATATTGATGCATCATTAATAAATTCAGGAAAAATGATCTCAGATACATGGAGATACTATAAAAATGAAACTTCAATGGACATTAACTTTTCATTGGACTTATATCCTTATGAAGGTGAAACAATAGATGAAGTAAAAATGGTTTTTATACCATATACGAAATTTTATTCTGGATATTAGATGCCTGAACCTGAAGAGTTATACAAGGATAATTCTTATTATAGTTATATTTTGCCAAAATAGAAAGCGTATTCAGGAACTCATAATGTTAATATTGTATTTAATAATAACTTTGAAGAAAATTCTTTATATTTAGTTAAAATATTAATAAAAAAGACATTGGGGTCCAACATATCATATGATCCTATTGAGCATTGGTTATATACTAGTAGAGTTTATAATGATAAGTATTTAGAATATGATGAAGGAACATCATCAGAAAGTAATTTCGATAATTTGCCATTCCCACTGGAGTGTGAGTTTACAAGTGCTACTGATGCCTAGTATGAAATAAATACAAATAAGACTAATATTCCTAATATTGTTTCAGATACTAAAGTTACTATTAATAGTACTGGTATTTCTACAGTAGAAGGAGACATTGATTTAAAAGCAAGATTATCTTTAAAAAATGATTATAATGGAAGTTTTGGTGTTGAAAATATTGCACTTGATACTAATAATGTAAGTGATAAAGATTTTACAATTGAAGTCAGCTCAGAGACAGAATCAGAAATAAACGATGTTGATATAGATAGTGCAAAGATCGTTAATAAGTCTCTTACCAAAGAAGGAAATTCCTTCAAATTCTCTGTAGATGTAAGTAGTAATATTTATGCAAGTACTGTTAAAAAGACTATAAAAGCCAAAAATTATTTTACACCAGTTGCTTCAACTACTAGCGAATATCTAACTTACAACGTGTACTTCGATGATGGTAGATTATATTATATGCCAACGTTCTTTGGTTTAGGAATGTCATCAGGTGGAGGTGATAATACAGGAGGCGGTGGAGTACAACATATAAAGGGATTAATAGATTTGGGATTAAGTTCTGATACTCCGGCAAAATTAGTTCAATAGTCAATATCTTTATGTGAGGATACTAATAATAATCCAGGATACAATAAGTTCCCTGACAATAAATTAAGTATAGCTATTGACTAGAATATGAACTCATGTCCTATTGTACCAGTTTTATTAACTTATGTAGGAGGACAATATATAAAATATGTTCTTCCAAAATAGACAGAAGAAAAATATATAAGTTATCACGATCTTGGACATAATACAGGAAATAGATAGGAATGGTTTACAGATGAGCAGGCTTCTAGTTATAGAGTAATATGGTTCTTTATGAGAACTAATTCTTCTAATGTTACTTATGCTCCTATAAATTGTGGTGTTTATATATATCCTGTTGAATAGTCAACAAAATAGTAGACATCATATTTTGAATCTATGCATAGGTGGATTAATATACTATCTCAATTATATGTTAGAAAGGAAAATCAAGAAGAGTTGTAGAAATATTCTATTGAGAAAATTAATTATAATTATAATATTAAGTTAAATATCACTTCTAATATAGCTATAAAAATATAGGGTCAATAGAATAGTACATCACTTACCCCAACATATTACATTAAGAAGAATATGGCACCTTCGTTAAATATTATGTAGGGTATTTTTAATGCAAACTGTGTAGCAATTCCTCCATTAGATTTAGCTACAACTACATTTAATGTAAATATTGAAATACCTATTGAAAATCCATTGTTGGAATTATTCTAGAACGCTCAATTAGGAGTTCCAACTGTAGACTATTATATAAATAACCCGTTTAAAGATAAACAAATTAAAAGTATTAAATCTATAGCAACTACTAATTCTTAGATTTATGCTATTAATTTTAACACAGGAGAATTATATATTCCTACTGGATCTGTTACAATTAAAAATATTAAAAAATATGCCGAGGGAGCGATTGAATTAGACGATACTGATGATATTACCTTAATCAATCCTGATTTATTGTACTATAATCTTAGGGAGGATAAGTTGCTATTAAATCAAGCTAAATATAATACAAAACCATTTATTACTACAAGATTTCAATCTGGAGACGGGAAATTTAAATCTCCTACTTATGTAAACTCTTCAGCATTGATTGAACAATCAAAATTATTTGAATAATGGCTGATTTTAAAAAAATATTACCTGATAAAATAGAAGTTACTAGTGCATATAAAGTTATAAACTAGCAGGGTAATTTAGTATATGAGTATAATCCATTTAGAAATTATAGATTATCTACTTACTAGTTCGAATATAAAAATTATTTATATTCTCTGTAGGAATTAAAAGAAAAATTCGATATTATATTACTTAGTGATGGCACAGAAACTACAGAAATAACTGATGATATTTTAAATAAAGAATTAAAGTGGAAAATTAAAGGTACAGATATGAATAATTCTAAAGCTCCTATATTAAGGAGACCTGGAGAGTTAGTTGATTTTGTAACTGATTAGTTAAAATTTAATATACACAATCCTGTAAATTTAATTCCTCAATATTCTTATGATAATTCAGTTAATCTTATTATAAATGATGGATATAATCAACCTAGATTAATTAATAGTAGATTTAGTGCTCTGGGTAAAAATAAATACCAAATTGTAGATAGAAAAGGAGATAATGATACCAATATATATGATTAGGGAGCTGAATTTGACATAGATACTTCTCTATATAAGAAAACTAATACTATTCCAGTATTATCTTTTATTGAAACATTTTCTGGAGGTTACATGCCTATAGGAAATTATCATTTCTATTTTAAATATATGGATGCTGATGGAAATGAGTCAGATTTTATTGCTGAGTCTGGATTAGTCAGCATCTTTATAGGAAATGAACCTTTAAATATAAAAAGTGGATTTAGATAGGAAAATTCATATAAAGGAATATTATTTAGTTTATCTAACCTAGATCCAGGGTATCAGTATATTTCAATATACTATACTGTAGCTACTTCTGATATAGATTAGAATGCAGTAACAACTTCTTACAAAATTGATTAGAAATATTTAATAGGTATAGGAAATAAATGCACTATTAAAATTACCGGATATGAGGATAAAACGGAGATTACTACAGAAGAAATAAACCTCCAATATCAAGTAGTAGGTTCTGCAGAAGCTCAAGAACAATGCTAGAATATGCTATTTCTTGGTAATGTATAGAAGCCAAATATTGATTATACAGAATTAGAAGATTTGTCTTTAAGATTTGTTCCGACTGTATCGCTTGAGGACTATGATATTTCAAGTAAAGTTAATGAAGACTATGATGTATAGTCTGATTTTGAAAATTCATATTATAATACTAAATTTATCTATAATAAAGTTGGATATTATCCTGGAGAAATTTATAGACTCGGAATAGTATATATCTTAAAAGATAATACATTAAGTCCTGTATTTAATATTAGAGGTAAAAAAGATATTACAGACGATGATAAGGAATATTCAGAGTAGAATATATACGATGAGAAAGGAACTCGTTTACGTATTGCATATAATGAAGAAACTTTTATTTTATCCAATGATAATAGTGCAGGAATTTTAGAAAATGCTAAAGGAGTAATTTCTATTTCAAATGAAAAAGAAGAAAGAGTTAGTATATACGGATTAAATATAAAATTGCAGGATAGACAAAATTGTATAAAGGCTCTGTAGGATCTTGGTATTAGAGGATATTTCTTTATACGTCAAAAAAGGATTCCTACGACTTTATGTGAAGCTTTTGTAATTGGGGTAGATAAACAAAGTCACACTCCAGTTATACCTTATAATAAAGAATATATTTCTGAAAGCTTTCTATCATAGAATCCTAATGCGTAGATGTTATCTCACGAATATATGGATCATATAGTTAAAGTTGATAGGGCTAATATAAATACCGCAGCAATTTGTCCAGAATACGATATAAATTCTCCGTATTTAAATACCTTATTTAATGGTGATAAATTTACCGTTATTAAAAATAAAATACAACCTAAAGCATTACAAAGATCAATTTATCAGGATAGACATTATTATACTAATACTTTTGAAAAGGCAGATTAGGAATATACTGAAAAATGTAATATTGTTGGTGTAGAAGACAATACTAAATTAATAGCTATATAGAATACTTTTTATTCAGCAAGAGCAGGAGAAGCTGAGGAAGCTTTTAGGTATGAATATATTAAATATAAGAATAAAATTACCAAAGCTACTAATCTTCTTAGAGGATCTTTCGGACCATTTCTAGGAATGAAAGAGTCTAATTTTATAGGTTCTGTAGTAACTATTAAAATCCCAGATTACAAAGAAAGTAATATGGAGGAATATTTTAAAATTAGATATAGCGATCAATCTGCATATTATGCTATATCTGATAGATATTCTATAGACGACTATAAAGATAGAACCTATTATAGAGGAGATTGTTATATATGCTAGGTAACCCATAGAGTTAACAGAAATTTCCAAGACCCTACTGCTCCTACTAATGACATGATTGTAGATGAGAAATGTTGGAAGGATAATTATAAGGTTGAAGATGGGGTAGTAAAAAAAGAAAATTTCGATAAAATTAATTTAGGAGACGTTAATGCAGTACAATTAGGACAGTGGGTAACATTTACAGTTCGCTCAAGTTTTAATTTGAGTATAAGGGCTGTAGACGATTCTAATGTAGATGAAGCGGCATTAACAGGAGTAAATAGAAGTTTTTATCCAAATATACCACTATCTACTGCAGGAGTTTATAAGATTCCAGAAGCATTATGTTATAATAAAGGTTTTTAGAACTCTACTTCTGAAAGATTGAATTTTATTGAGCCAGATATTCCAGCTCTCAAAAATGATTTCACAAATCGTATCTTATATTCTGATATAAATGTGAATGATGCCTTTAAGAATGGTTACAGAACATTCCAGGGAACTCATTATAGAGATTACTCTAAGGCCTATGGTCAAATAACTAAGTTAGTAGAGATAGAAGGATACTTATTATGCGTTTGTGAGCATGGAATACTTTTAATTCCTGTAAATGAACGAGCTTTAGCTGGAGATAGTGCTGGAGGTAATATATATATAAATACTTCAAATGTATTACCTGAAAATCCTTTAGTTATTTCTGATACGTTTGGTAGTTAGTGGAAAGAATCAATTATAAAAACACCTAGAGGTATATATGGAGTAGATACATTTGCAAAGAAAATTTGGCGTGTTACTGGAAAAGAATTAGAATGTATATCTGACTTTAAGATACAAGGATTCTTAAACAGAAATATTACTTTAACTGAAAGAGAAACAACTCCTATTATAGGAATTAGAAATGTGAAAGCTCATTACAATGCTTTCAAACATGATGTAATGTTTACATTCTATGATAATCTATACGATTATGAAGAAAAAGTTTGGAATCTTTGTTGGAATGAATTAGCAAATAATGGATATGGAGCTTTTATAAGTTTTTATTCATGGGTTCCAAGTTACTCTGAAAATATTTATAGTTCTTTCTTTAGTTTTGATAGAAACACATCAAAATTAATTTCTAAGTTAGGTATAACTAACGGTGCTTTTGATGGAGGTAACATTACAATAGCTAATAATATTATTAAAGATAATAATTGGAAATCTACTATAGATATATCTAAAAGTCTAAAACCTAAAGAAGGTAAGCCTAAAATAACATTTACTTTAGATCACGATAACTTCGGAAATTGGAGGCTGTTTGATATAGATAATCATGAAGATGAAGAAAATCTAATTCCTGAAATAAAACTTGCATAGGGAGTTAATTATGAACAAATCAAATCAGAACTATATGAAAGAAATGATGACGGGTCTATTAAATTGGATAAAGAAACTGGGCGACGAATTGTTGCAACTAATCCAAAAAATATAGACAAGATAGTCCTTCTTTTAAACATTAGTGCTTAGGTTACTGTTACTGACACTACAAATACTAATTATGAGTAGCAATTTAATAATAATAAATATATTAATGCAGGAGAATATAGGGGAGTGGTAGCAGTAATTCCTGATTATAATCTACAGTTCTTAACTACTGATTTCTGGAAACATGGACAAGCTAATACAATAGATATTTCTGATGAAATATTACCTGCTAATTGGTATGGTAAACAACATCCATTTGAATTTGAATTTGTAGTAGCAGATAATCCACAAATGCATAAAATATTTACTAATCTAGAAATTATCAGTAATAGTGCTGAACCAGAATCTTTCCACTATGAGATAGTTGGAGATTGTTATGATTTTGCCAAGGATAAAAAGAATATGTATATAAGATAGGAAGCCACAAAAGAACTATATCAATATAACGGCTCTGATATTAGTTATGATCATAATTATGTTAAATTACAATCCTATCACAGACCTTTATCTAAAGGCTCTAAATAGTATGATAGATCTACTATTCTTCCCTTATATTATAATAGAAGAAAATCCGTAAACGATATAGAGGATTATTATCATTTAAAAGATGGAAACAATAGTAAAGATTTTTCTGCAATGGCTGGAGCAGAAATAGTTAAGTGTGATCCAATAAATGAATATCATATATGGAATCATGCTAAAGCAGTTGATTTATAGGATAAAGGACGTTTACGTGGAAATATGCATTATAAAGAAGATAAATGGGATATACAAATAAACCCTATAAATGTAGTATATAAAAATGAGAAAGCATGGGATGATCCGAGTTAGGATATATATACTGAATATGATAAAGATGGAACTATAAAATCTAGTAGGTCTTTGTCTTCTGTCAAAATTCCTATAGAACTTGGTCAGTCCCCAATTCCAGATGAGGTATTATAGAAAGGAGATATAACTTATGATCCTAATGATCCTACAAAAAACGATATTCCAGAAAACTCTATGGATAGATCAATAGTATCTTGGAATTGGGAAGATTCTAAAATATAGGAGGTTAAACCTAAAGATAAATGGATAAAGATTAGAATAAGATATTCAGGTAAAAAACTTGCGGTAATTACAGCTGTAAGAACTTTATATAGTATAAGTTATTCATGATATGGGAATATTTAATCAATCAAGTTCTCCATTATCTAGTCTAATACCTCAATCTTCTCCATATTAGATGCCGAACTATGCTAACGCATTCAAAATGAATATGTAGCCACAGATGAACAACTTGAAATTTAAAGTTGGTTTAGCTACATCTAATTCATCTGATCCATTAATAGCATTAAATGGCAAAAACATGATGAATGATACTATAAATCCTAATTCCCCAGATAGCTAGCTTCTTCAGAGGAATGACTCTGGAGGAGTTAGTTTTGACTGGGACTAGGGATTTAACGCATTAAGTCAAATAGGTAGTAGAATTGGAGGTCAAGCTGGAAACGTACTAAATGGTGCTGGAAAAATAGGATCTAGCATTAAGATGATAAGTTAGGCCAATAAGGGGGTAAAGGCTGGTTTGGAAGGAGCTAAGTCCGCTAAAATGGGAGGTATAGGAGCAACAATTGGAGCTGCTTCAGATTTAGTAGGATCCTTTATGCCATAGAAAACAGAATATGATGGAGCTAAGGGGGATATAACCTAGACTATGGATTCCGTATACAATGGAATATCGGATGCTGCTATGTCTTTCGGACCAGTAGGAATGCTAGTAGGAGGTATAATGAAAGGAGGCGCTCTTTTAGGTAAAGGGGTAAATGCTTTAGGTGGCGGCACTGATGGAATGTGCGTCTGTGCTGGCACTAAAGTATACAAATCAGATGGATCCATAGTAAATATAGAAGATTTAAAATAGGAGGATGGGATTATAGGATGGAGAGAAAGTACTAAGTAGATAGTACCTCAAACAATCCATGACATAATAGAACCTAGATAGAAGGAATGCCTTGAAATTGTTACCAAAGCTGGATATTCTATTAAATGTAGTATTGACCATCCTATACTTAGTGATAATAACCCTAAAGCAAAATCCCATACAATTAATGGCAAAAGAGTGGCTTATAGGGAATGGAAATTTAGGAGAGCAGATGAACTTAAAGTAGGAGACTTTATAGGAGTTGCCAATAATGTAGATTACTGGGGAAATATGTAGGTGCCTAAAGCATACTTAATAGGATTGCTTATAGGTGATGGAACTTACACAAAGGGTAGTTCCTGTAGACTTATTTCTGCAGATCCTGACACATGGAACTACATTGAATCAAATAATTTAGGAGTTATTAATCACTGTGATGACTCTAGAGCTGATAAATACTAGACTGAAATACGTACATATCGTATTATAGATGGAATGACACTAATGCGAGAAGCAGGTCTTGTATATTAGAGTGGTAAAGAAAAGACATTGCCTCTAAATTTAGGATAGTATAATAAAAATTCAGTATGTAACTTAATTGCTGGACTCTACGACACTGATGGAAGTATATCAATAAATAAAGAAAAGAACAGCTGGTCAATTACTTTGTATCAATCTAACAAAAGTCTTCTAGATTAGGTTAGAGAATAGTTACATAAATTAGGTATATTTGCTAGTATTAGTACTAGAAAAGCTGCAAAGTATCAATTGGGTGGAAAAGTAATTAATTCTAATGAAAGCTACAGACTTGAAATTGGGGATATAGCTTCCGCCATTAAATTTTACTAGCTAATTCCTTTAAATATTTCATATAAAAGAGATAATTTAATTGGAATATATAATCTAGTAAAAGATAAAAAAGTCTAGGAACATCCAGAACTTTCTGGGGCCAAATAGTTTAAAATCTTATCTATTACCCCAATAGGGGTACAAACAGTATATAACCTTTAGGCAGATAATGATCATACCTATCTAGCTAACGGTATTATCACTCATAATACTTCAACTGATGCTATTTTAGGTAGTTCTTTCTTAAGTCTAACTCCTCTAGGTCTTGTAAATGGTTTTGGAGGCAAGAAAACAGATACTATTACTAAAGATAATGATCTATTTGCTCAAATGGGCTCTTCTTATTCAGGTAGTAATTAGACTATCAATGATGCTATTCAAAAGAGTGGTAAAAAGTATGGATCACTTAGTAGAAGTGATATGAATGATGCTAATCAAGAAATATATGAGGCCAGAAGACAATAGAATGTTATTTCAAATATTTCTTCTAATGCTACAGATAGATTTAATATAAGAAACTCTATGTCTGCTATTAATGGAAATAGAAGAGGTTATTTACTATCTGGTGGGTATAATTAGTCAGCTACTAGAATAGGTAGACATGGTATGTCTATAGAACTTATAGATAAAGCAAGATCTATAATAAAAGCATAGGAAGGAATTAAATTAAGTCCTCTTGAAACTTACAAACAACAAGCTCCTTAGAATTGGGAATCCATTCCTACTAATGGAAAACCTTCTTATTAGGAGTGGATTAAAGATTTTAATCCTGATTTTATAAGTCCAGATTACGATTTGGAAACTGCTTATAATAATCTTCCTTATGAATAGTTGCAAAGACACAAATTTGCAGTTAACCAAAAAACTAGAAGAGATTAGGATTATTATCTCAAGTATCACGATGAAAATGGTTACTATCCATTCCATCTCGGATCTGTGACCCCTTTATAGGGAACCGAAGATTACATTTTCTTAAAGAAAGGTAAGGAAGATACTAACCCAGAAGTTCATTGGGAAACAGATACCTATTACAATGGTGAAAATGGCCTTAAAGATACACATGATTTAGTCTATGAAAAAGACCGCTATTACTACCGTAAAAAGAAGTCTAAACAAGGTACCCCACAACATAAGAATGGAGGTTCTATTATAGAACTTATTTCTGAAACTACTATAAGCTTAGTAGATCCTCTTAATGTTCCTGAGTTTCAAAATGGAGGTTCTATAAATGTTATACCAGATGGGGCTTTACATGCTAGAAAACATAATATGAACTTAGATGGAATAACAGAAAAAGGGATTCCAGTAGTAAGTGAAAAAGATGATGGAAAAATAGAATAGCAAGCAGAGATAGAAAAGGAAGAAGTAATCTTTAGGCTAGAAGTAACTCAGAAACTAGAAGAACTTGAAAAGAAATACTATAGTGAAGAGGCTTCTTAGAAGGAAAAAGATGAATATGCTCTAGAAGCAGGAAAACTAATTACAGAAGAATTATTACATAATACTAAAGACAATGCAGGATTATTATAATACAATACCAGCCTTTGGTGTTGGAGGATTGATAGCAAAAATAGCTAAGGCAGCTGGAAGAGCTAAGATTTAGGGACATGCAAATTTATTAAGTAAAGTGTAGCCAGAACTATCTAAGCTACTTAGTAAACTAGCTAAATCTTAGAGTGGAGGTCCTAAACTCTCAGAGGAAGAAGCGAAGAAACTTACAACACTAGCTTAGAATTATAGAAGAAGTAATATACATTATTAGAATAGAAGAAATAAGATAAATGAATAGATGGCTGCTAAAAGAAATCCTTCTCCAAAACCTACAGAAGCTCCAGCTGAACAGACAGCACGTTCAGCTAATCCTGTTAAAGGAACTACTTTATCTGGTAGATGGAAATAGGCAAAATAGTGGATGAATAATCATCCAAAAACAGTAGTTGGAGGAACTCTATTTTTAGGATCTGGTATAGGTCGGGACATCTTAAGTAAGGCAGGTTAGTTATATAACGCTAGACCATTTACTTCGTCTTCTACCGCAGATTAGCAGGTTGTAACAATAAATGGAGTAGATATTCCAATAACTAAATCTTCTAATGGTAAATTTGTTCCAGTCTCAGACCAAAAGGATAATTCTTCACTAACCCCAACTAATGCTGGTGATGATATAGATGCTTTAATAAATAATGCAAATGGAGAGACAGAAACTTCAGATACCATTTAGGACCCATCTCAAATTCTTGACCAATAGACTATTAATGACTTGTTTGTTGACGATTAGGATCAATGGTATTAATAAAAATAGGGAACAGGAAATATAATGTAAAGGAAGCCAAAACTGATTAGGAAAAGATAAAAGGTCTTTAGGGAGTAGAGAAACTTCCTAAGGATGAGGGAATGTTATTTTATTTCGACCCTGATCAGAAAATTTCCATGTGGATGAAGGATACAAAAATTCCTCTTGATATTGTATTCATAAATGAGGACTAGGAAGTTACGAAGGTTCATCATGGAAAACCAAATGATGAAACTTTAGTATCGTCTCCAGAGACTGCATATGTATTAGAGGTAAATGAGAAATCTGGTATAAAGATCGGAGATGAATTAGATATTGAGGATAATTCTGACCCAGTTATGAAGGTTTTGGCTCCAGATGGTAGTACGTAGATGGAATTATGGGGAGGAGAAAGAATCGTTAGCCGTAGGGAAACTAAAATTCTCATAAAGAAAGCTAAGGTAGCAGAGGCTGCTAAGGGTTCTCCATAGTTTGATAACAAATGTAGATCACTTGGAAAGTATATCTTCAAGGTAATCAAAGGACAAGATACTAGACCTGCAGAGTATGTTAATAACAAAAATGCTTAATATCCTCTGATAATTTTGGTTAGCTAAAAATATACTGTATATTTACTCACAAAATCATTTAATTTAATTATATATAATTATGAAAATTACTTATAAAAACGCAGTAAAACAGACTAAGAAATTTCAGCAAGGTGGTCCAGTTGATGCTCCTGCTGATGGGGCAGAAGCTCCAGTATCTCAGGAAGAAGCTCCTGAAGAACCAGCTCCTGAAGAAGGAGGTCAAGAAGATCCCATGATGCAATTAGCACAATTATTTGCACAGGGATTGCAGAATCAAGATTGTCAAATGCTTGCACAGGGTGCTCAAATGTTCTTGCAGCTTGTAGAGCAATTACAGGGCGGAGGTACCGAAGAACCACAGGGTGAACCTGTTTTCCGTAAAGGAGGTCGCTTAGCCTATAGAATTAAAAAATAATCTATTACTCATTGAGAGGAAGTGGAGATAATCAACTCCTCTTCCTCTTTTTTTTTATACATATTATAATGTCACTAGCAAAGAAAATGTAGCAAGGAGGAACCACTCCTAATCTATATAGCTTCTATGGAAAGCAATACGATTACAATGATTTAGCATAGACTGCTGACTAGGGATTGAATGAATATTTAGCAACACTGAAAAGAGGTGAAAAGGATTCTGATGATTTCCGAACAGCATATGCTAACATCATGTTAGGAATTAAGGATGGGTCTATTACATTCGACAATGGACAATTCCATGATTCAAAGGGCAGATATACAAATTCTGATAAAAAGAATAAAGATTATTATGGTCTGATGGCCAACTACATATATGGGAAAATGGGAAAGTCTGATGTTTATTAGGCTCCAAAAGATCCATCTAAAATTGAATGGGGAGATGGAAGTGTCAAGACGGCTCTAATGAGATAGCTATTCAATAGCGACGATGGAAATGTTAAAGATTTCCTTGAGCTTGATGCAGAGAAAAATGGTGTAAGAAGTATAGCAAATAGATCTACTTACTTATCAAATGCTCTTCAATCTGTTGCAGATAATTGGGATAATACTTTCCAAGGATACTAGGATGCTGATAAATCAAGATATGTTCCTCTTTTAGTTAATGCTGCAAAAGCCTTACGTGATGGAACTATTGACCCTGGAGATTATTTAGCTTTAAGTAAGGCAGTTGGAGGAATGGATTTTAGAGAGATGATGGCAACTGGGACTCCTACTGTACAAGAATAGCCTGTACAGTAGTTATAGAATGCTCCTGTATAGTAGCCTCAAATAAAAACTAAACACGCCTCTCTAATTGATAAATCCTATGATGCTAACACAATGAGTAGAATGACTTCTATCATGGTAAAAATCCCATCTAAAGGCTTAATTAATATTCTAAGAAACAGCTTCTATAATAGATACTATAGATTTGGGTCAGATCCAAGAATTTCATAGATCTTTGGATCTTCTAATATTAGTAGTAAGGCAGGTGTAACTGCTACCCTTAATGCTCTTCAAGCTCAAGGTGTATTATAGAATGCAGATCCAAATAATCCAAATCTTTATTATATTCCAGGACTCCGAACTAAAAAAGGTACTGGATGGGTTTGGGATAAGGCAAATAATACCGTTACCGAAATGCTTCTAGATAATATTCCATATGCTAAATCTCGAATGATGTAGGTATAGACTCATAGAAATGGAGGCATCTTATTTGCTTAGCAAGGTACTAAACTTCCATGGTACAACGGAATTAACGATTTTGATGTAAATAAATTCTCTTCTAATTGGGGAAATACTCTATATGGTATCAATAATAAAGGAGTATATGGAGCTTCTTATGGGAATAGTGGAAGAGGCATGAATGATTCTAGATACAAAACAGATTCAAATTATTCTGACTATACTTAGAAAGGTAAATCCTATGCCTCAGAAGTAGAAGGGCAACAATATTATAAGGACTTTACAAATAGTCTTTTATCATCAGCCTAGGAATATGCTAATGCTTCAGACAAAAGTTCCTTTAATGATGACAATAATGTTTTCCTCAAATGGGCACATTTAGTTGACAAAGGGTTACCTTCTAATTCTACTTCTACATTCTTTGATTAGAATGGAAATCTTAGAACTTCTTGGAAAGTTACTAATAAGGATTCCTATATGAGGGGTCCAAGAGAAGCTATAACTAATCTATCTGATTACATTAGCAGTATCAGAAATGACCAACTTCTTGCTAATAGACACAATGACTTAATGAAGGAAGGTACACGTTACTTCTATACTGATACAAATAAAGTAAAGCACTGGGTGGATCCAGAAGTTGCTAAATCTGGAAAGTATCAAGTAAGTTCTAATGGTATTAAAAGTGTAGATGGTATAACTAACTGGACTGATTATGAATTAACTGGAGTTACTCCGGATACTTCTACATAGGGTAATGGATCCGCTATAAATCCTACCCAGCAACCAGAAAGCAAACCAAACTGGTTCCAATAGAATGGATTAAAATTAGCACAAGATATCGCACCTCTAGCAGTAGGAGCTGGAAGATTATTTGACTCCCTGCATACTAATAATAAGGTTGCAGATGTTGTTAGAAAATCTATAAAACCTGTTCTAAAAGATACCTATGAATTATATTCTCCAGTAACTGGAGCCTTTAGTGAAATGTAGCTTAGGAATAGGCAAGCAGCCGATGTAAGAAGGTAGGCAGCTTAGCCATATACATCTGATGCATCCCTAAATGCAGCAAGATCATTAGATGCTAACAGGTAGGCAACAGACTTACAATATTAGGGATTCCTAGCTGATGATAAGGAAATTCTTAGAACTAAATAGGAAGCTCTTAAGAGATAGGAGGATAATATAGCTAGAAGAACTGATACAGCCAACTTTAATAGGGCTTCCATTAATTAGACTAATAGAGAACTTGCACAAATTGAGGCGGGAAGACTTAAAAGTAATTGGCAGTCTAGGGATAATTTCTTGTCAGGAATAGAGGCCGATCTTAAGTAGAGAAATGCTCAACGAGACTATGATAGAAGAGTAGAATTAGCTGAGAATAAATAGCGTTCACTATCTCTTAATATGCAAGATATGAATCGCCCTTACGAGATAAAAGCAAGAAATCTTAAGTAGCAATACCAAGATTCTGTTAATGATATGTCACAAGAGTTTAATGCTAAATTAGCTGCATGGCAGGCAGTTAATGGAGAAGATGCTGATTACACTACTTAGCCATTCTACAAGGACTATGTAGCTAAAGCAAGGGCTCTTAGAGATAAATATTATACAGATTCTGATACTCTTGCAGAAGAACAATCAAGAGAAATTAGATAGTATATAGAAGGACTTAGAACTAAGATGAATTAGAGTACACTCTTTAGAAGGGGAGGTAAACTGAGTCCATCTACTATAAATTTACTACACAAAGTAATGAAGTAATGAATATTATACCTAAATTACAAGAGGGAGGAAATGTTACCTCCCTCTTTACAACATATAGACCAGTTCAAACTCCATAGGTTTAGGCTCCATAGAGTGTTAAATTATCAAATTCTGATAAGGAATCTCTTTCAATAAAGAGTTCTTCTAAGGATGAAGATAAGGAGGACACAAAGGGGAAACTTACGGAGAAAGATTTATTTGACATGATTAAGGATGTGGATGGACTTCCAAATGAAATGAAGTCTATCATCACTAATCTTAAAAGAACTTTGGCAACTGAAAGCTTAGTTGGAGTAGATACTGGGGAATTAGCTAATACTTATTTGAGTAGCTTATATAAGTTAAAGGTAGCTAATTAGAATAAAAAAAGATTTGACGAATCAATTAAGGAAGCTAAGGAGAATGGTAGCATTGGAGAAGCTGCAATTACTTTATCTGGAAATCTTTTAATTTCTGATAAGGATGGAAATATAAAAGAGATTACTTTAGAGTAGTATTAGAGTAATCCTGATGATTATAAATTATTAACTAATTCTAATCTTGCATGGCTTAGAAAGTATTCTCCTAAAATGGCATTTTCAAAAAATGATAGTGCTTTTGAAATTATTAATAATGGAATGGGGTATGAAGCCTTCTAGAAACTTCTTGACTAGGCTAAGGTATCATTAGGAAGTTATAAATATGAAGAGAAAGGAATTGCTGGAAAGGAAGCTTTAGCGGGGCTTCGTGCCTTATAGGGAAAATCTGATGTAGAGAAATAGAAATTAATCAATTCGGCTACTGGGGATACCGTAGAGTATACTACCTCATAGGACTCAAACGTAGAGAACGTTAAAGCCCTTATTACTTATCTTAGTACAACGTTGCCAAAACGTGCTAGAGTTTGGGCTGCTCTTAAAACAAAAAAGCCTGAGGAAGAAGCAGTTATCTCATTAGTAGGAGCCTATCTTACTAGTACTATAAAGTAGACTAATTCTCTTAAAATAGATATTCCCTCTGATAGAAAAGGCAAGGATAAGTCTGGAGGTTCTTCTGATTTAGATAAGATGGAAATGAATACTTCTTAGAGGTTCCTAAACGGTCTAGGCGTTTAGAGCACTTATGTTCTTAACCCAGGAACAAATAGAGCAGTGCAAGTAGTTGCTAATACTATGCCCCTTACGGATGCTGAAGGAAAGCCGATAGGAACTAATTCTACTTTATAGGATGCAGTTAGTGGAGAATATGCGGGAATACTTGATACAACCCATGCTACTATGGGAGGACACACTATTAATTCTGCAGCCTTTGGAAGCATTATATTGAATGATGGAAAAATTAGCTCAATTGACTTCCCTTGTACTATTAAAGACAATGGAGAAATAATTCCTAATACTTCTCCTAAGATTATAAAAGCTAAACAAGAGGCAGAATAGCTACTTAGGTCAAAAGGAGTAGATGTTAGAAAACCAGAAGATATTAAGAAATATTGGAGAGCAATTAATGCTGCATACAAGAAGTATGGTTTATCTGATGCCTACAATGACTAGGGAAAGCCAACTGGAAGTTGGAGAAGATTTGGAGTAGTTAATGTTACCGCAAGTGATAAAGTACTTGGTATGGACGATATGGACGATAATCCACTACTTAAGGAGATTACAAATGATTCTGTAATTGATAACCTTATATAGATTACTAAAGATAATGAATTTAACAAAAAGGGATTCTTCAATTCTCTTACAGGAAGCTACAATAGATTTTATGAGGGAACCTTATGGATTCCTTTGGATGTTAATTATCACGCTTCTACTACATCTAAGATGACCGTTGGTGAAGCGAGATCATTAGAAGAAGCTTAGTAGGCAAGAGACGTAAGGGCTAATTGGAAACCTGCTCATCAAATTTAATTATGGAAAGAAGGCAAAATGATATATTCATGAGTATGCTTGCTAATCCTCAGGCATCTTTTGATAATATAGTAACTGTAGGATTAACTGCTGCAAATACATCATTGCAGGATAGGAGTACATATGCAAATAACAAATATGTACAAGAGTAGTTTACAAATTCTGATGGAGATTTTGACAAGGTTGCATTTAATAAGGCTTATGACACAGCTAAACTGTACTATAATAACTTGGCAAATGCTAACTTTAAAGAATCTATGAAGAGGCAAACAATATATCATAGAGATAGTATTATAGCTCCAGAAGGTCAGAGGATGTCTGGACCTATGTTCAAAGAAATAACTATGGCAAATCCTTATGAATAGGTATTTAATCTAACAAAACTTGGTAGGGTAGATGACCCTACCAAGTCTGCAGATGAATTAGCTCAGTCTCATAAGGTTCTTGCTAATCCAACAACTGCCGGGGCTAACTTAGAGAATGCGCAGTGGGAAGATTCTCCAAACGATAATTTCTTTGGGAACTTTTTTGATACGCTTGTTATGGCTTAGTATGATGAGGATGGCACTCATATTGATCCTATTACTGGGGAAAAAGTAGAACATCATAAAGGAGATCTTAAAACGAATTAGGATGGAGAGTTCTATTACGAAAAACTTGATGGACGTGATGTATATGGTAGAAGGGTTTTAAATAAAATGAATGTCCTTACTACGGATGGTTCTTTCTGGAATAAGTATGACTTCTTTGACTCTGATGATATTTAGCAAAAAAGTATAGGTGGCACTGTCATGAAGAATCTTGCTTTAGTTGGGTCTATGTTTATTCCTTATGTTGGACCATGGATTGCAGGTCTTAGTGTTGCCACCCAAATGGCTGGACTCGGGGCTACTCTTGGTAAGATGTTGGTTGGAAGTGATAGTCCAACTCTCTCTGCCATAGAGGGATGGTCTCAATCATTAAATAGACAAACAGCTAAGACTGATTATGCTCAATAGAATACATGGTGCTGGGAAAACTTTATTGATTTAATCGGAGATGTAGCTGGACAATTGAAAGAACAAAGATTTATTTTTAATAAAATACCTGCGGCCGTTAAGGGACTTGATCCAACTATTGAATCAAACTATGCAGCTAAACTAAAAGAACTAGAAGGAACTTATCTAAAACAAGCTTCTGAGAAGTTTAGCACCTTATAGAAATCAGGAGCTACTGGTGAGTAGTTAGTTAAGGCTGGTCAAGAACTAAATACAGTAGCTGCTCTTAAAGCTTAGGCTGATATGGATTCTTTCTTGAAAAGCTATCAAAAAATAGGAGAGATCCTTAGTAAGGGATATATGACTGGGATTACTGTTGCTGATACCTATGGTGAAGCCAAATAGGCTGGAGCATCAGACTTGGATGCTACTCTTTTAACTTTGGGATACTCTGCAGGAGAATATGCCATATTAAATACTGGGATAGGTGAATGGATTTTGCCCGAGCTTAGAGCAGATAGATACAAATCTAAAGCTATAGCTAAAGCACTTACCTAGCTTGATAATGAAACATCCAACTTGAGAAAGGAGTTTGGTGCAGCTTTAACTAATATTCCTAAGGAGGGGAAGAAGGAATATGTTAAGAGGCTATTTAATATTGGTAAGAACATTGCTAATGCTGAATACGCTAATGGAAGTAAAACCTTAAAGGCTACCCTTGCAGCAGGAGCCGGGGAGGGAGTAGAAGAAGTATCAGAGGAATTACTTGCTGACTTCTCAAAAGGCTGTTATGATGTAGTAAAGTGGCTGTAGGGTGATAATACTAGACTTAATGCCTTTGGATATGATTTCGACAAAGGAGAATGGAATGGCAGAGATATTCTAGATAGATACGGAATGTCTTTAGTAGGAGGCGCTGTTGGTGGTAGTTTAACTAATGCATTTACTAGTTATAAGAGTTTCAAATAGCTTGATAACATGACTTCTCAACAAGCTATTTAGGAAATGGTATATATGGCTAGGAATGGGGGATTACAAGACTTTATAAAATAGGTAGATAAAATGCAGATTGCAAACCCTAATAGTTCTGCTACTGACTTTGAAGTGAAGGACGGTCAAGTTTTATTTGCTCCTGGTACTGAAACTAATAACTAGGACCTATATGCAAAACAAGCTATAAAGCAATAGGCATAGATAATTCAAAATATATTAGAGGCTAATGGTGCAGCTCTATCTGATAAATCTTTCTTAGATAAACAAACTCTAGGGGACTTAAGATTTAATGCACTACATAATTCTACTACTGCTGGAGCATACCTTAATGAATTTAATACACTAAGTTCTAAACTTGTAAAGTTATAGTCTTAGCTACAGGCAAAACAGGCTTCTACCGTTGATACCAATTAGGATGGAACTGTAACTGATAAGGAAAAACGTTAGAATGAGCCATCTGCTCAGGATAAATAGATTATTAAAAACCTTGAATCTCAAATAAAAGATACCAAGAAATAGCTATCAGAACTAGTAGAAGGAAAGCGTTCTTATGAATTTGTAGCAGATGCCTTGTTTGAAATGACTACAGATTTAAGTGGAAGATTTACTACTACAACTTTCCCATTATACGCAGAAAATAAATATGGAAAGAAATTCTCTGAACTTACAGAGAATGAAAAGGCAGTTACTTGGAATGAATATAACGAATGGAAAACTGGAGATGGACGGGATAAAATTAGAGATATATCCTCAATATATAGGTAGATAGCATAGTAGGCCAGTGAAACTATAAAGAGACATGGTACTGAATATGCAAAGATCCCAGAAGAAGTTAAGAACCTTGAAGCTATAGTATCTAATCTATATAATAACATCATCGGTAGGGATGAATCTGACTGGCTAGAAGGAGCTCAAACTACACAAAATGCTATAGCTACACAATTAAAATAGAACTTAATAGAACAATTTGGATCAGATTAGGATAAGGCTGAAATACAGACAATACTTAATTAGATAAGTACTCTTGATTTACAATCTCCTAATATAGAGGAATAGAAGAAAGATCTAGCGACTTAGCTTGTAAGAAAGCAATCAGAAATATTACTTAATAATGTATCAGCTTACCTAAAACCCTTATTAGATACTGGTATTGCTAATTCAGAAACGAAAAACTAGTTAGATTCAGTACTAGAGAATCTAAAATAGCTAGCCCACTCTAAAACAATAGAAGCAGAGGAGAATGAGAATCCATTCGATCCGAATAGTACTGCTGAAATTGAAAAATGGGTCAGTAAAGAGGTAGAAATATAGAATCTTTAGAAGGATATTTAGTCTTTAAAAGGGACTGCTTTTGAAAAGAACCTTGACGAGTTCTCCATATCTATAGGTAAAAAGCCTATAGATATTAGTACTTTAATCACTAGACTTAATGCATCTTTTAAGGATGTTTCAAACAACCTCACAAAATTTAATATGGACGAGTAGCTTTATAGAGATTTGGATAATGCTATTAATACCATTGAACTTTATGAGGCAGCTATAAAGGGGGCAAGGACAGATAATGCCGAATTAGGAAACTACTTCGGATATAATGCTACCCTAAATGAAATAAACTAGAAAATGGAGGATAAACGTCCAGAACTTGCTGAAATTGATAGTAAGACTGCTGATGCCTTTATAGCCGATATTAATGTAAATTTAAACAAGCTAAAGTTCTTAAAACAACTATATCAAGTAAACTAGGGCTAGAAGTTATCTAAGTAGGATAGAGTAAGTACTAAAAAGGATCTTTTAATTTATAAGAACCTTAAGAGCATTGTTTCGGTTCCTGATAAAGATCCTTTGTTGAAGTGGGATGGATTTTTAGAGTTATAGAATAGTATAAATGGCATGAATAAGCATGAGGAATTACTTCGTGCTAATTCTGATAACGTCAATGAGAAGGATAGATAGGATTTTGAAAAAGAGAAGATTGCTGCAGAGGATGCAATATATGATTTCTTCTAGAAAAATAAAGACAAACTGGAAGATCCATCTAAGCTTGTTGAATTTATTAATCCTAAAAGATTCCAATTATATACTGAAGCTAATGAGCTACTGAATGAGGATTTAAATAACTTAGATGATAATTCTATGATATGGTGGCTTGCAAGTAGAGCTGCTGTTAAAAGTTCTAACTTTTATAATCAATATAAGCAGATAATTGATCCTACTTCAGAACATCCATTAGCACCTATAGCAACATAGGAGTTAGCTGTTTACAATAGTTATGCAGCAGTAGTAAACGGAAATGTTTTTACCAGTTTCTATAAAGCCTTTAGAAAAGCACTAACAGCGGATTGGAAATCTAAATCCGTAAGTGACAGATAGAAAGCTCTTAAATTGATGGGAAGAGAAGATGACTTAACAGATGAATCCCTTAGTGATTATGCTATAAACTTTCTTCCAGTCCCTAGATATTCTAGTGCTGTTTTAATAGAAGGTATAGCTGGAAGTGGTAAAACCTCAAGTGTATTCAGGCAAACTATAGCTATGCTTAGATAGTTTAATCCAGAACTTCTAAAGAATGTTGCAGTAGTACATGGTGCTAGTTCTGATAGTGCAACGAAGATTTAGGGAGATATAGGATTAGATGACAAAAACTCAAAGACTTATGATCGTACCTAGTTTATGAAAGAAATAAGCTCTGAGTGGAAAGAGTACCCTATAGATCCAGTTTCAGGAGATCAGTTGGTTCCAAAGTAGGATTACTAGATTACAAGTGAGAACGAAATCAAATCATCATTGGGTATAAAAGAGAGTTCTTCATATCCTAGCCTAATAGTTATAGATGAAATATCAAAATTCTCATCTTATGATTTTGACTTAATTGATAAGTTTGCTAAAAAGTATGGAATTACTGTTTTGACTGCTGGAGATTTTGATTAGTCTGGAGTAGTAGGGCAACATCCTATTAATATAAAAGGAAGAGATCTTACATGGAAAGTAAATCTTACTAGAACTAACTTCATAAGGACTCCAAAACTTGGAGTGTCTATGAGAACTGATAATTCCTTAAAGACACATAATCAACAGAGGCTATAGACCTTTATGTAGAATCCTAATGACTAGATCGTTGATTTTGAATATTTTTAGGATGAATCTGGACTTTATGGAGATAAATTAATTGCTTACAGTATAGGTAATGATTAGGTTCCATAGGACGAACTTAACCTTGGAAAGAGCTCAGTAGTAGAGGATGTCAAGATAGAAGTCGATAAGCTGATATAGACTTTACAGAAAGGAGAGAAAATAGGATATATTTATACGGACACTAGTTCACCTATTTATAAGTTATTATCATCTGATGAATACTCAGATTTTATAGATTTAAAAGAAGGAGGATCAGCACAAGGATTAGAGGGAAGATATTATATTATTGAAGCTTCTCCTAATTCGTATATGACTTCTTCTAATACTTAGAAGTCTGCAACTGCTTAGTATCTCCGTGATATATATACTGGTATTACTAGAGCTCAATAGGGAAGTCTTATAATTGCTCCTATAGATATCGGTCCAAAGTTTAATTCTACTCAATTGCATGATAAGATCAACGAATCTTTAAGTAACAACGTAATTGCAAACTATGCAAACAAGAGGAAGTAGTTACTAGACTAGGTAGTATCATCTACTAGTGCGCAGGTACCCTACATTCCAAGAGTAACTGAAACAATTACAGAAGTAAAACCTAAAGATGATGTTGAGGGAGGACTAGAGGATGGAATAAGTAGTATTCCACCGCCAACTCCAGAACCTACCCCAGCACCGATTGTAGTTGTGGGAGATACTCCTGATATTAAACCAAGTCATCAATATGATGAACTATCCCTGAGCGATTGTCCAGAAACTTTTAGAGATAATCTTTTAAGAGTTTAGGAAGATGCTATTAAAAATCCTAAAACTGATAATGGGCTGGATGTGGATGACTCAAATACTGATCTAAAATATGGTTAGATAGTTCGTATAGGAGATCCAAGTAATATCGATTTTGGAGTAATAGTAGGAGTTAAATCCCATGAGGATGGTAAACATGAGTATGCTGTAACTAGAGTAGGTCTTAACGTAGCGGCAAGCCCTGAGCTAATATCTTCTGATAATATCACTGCCCTTGTTTCTACATAGGTTAAATAGGATGTAGTATTATCTCATGATGAGATGGTGAATAGGTTTGGGAATATTGCTAATGTAGATAACATTACTATCTCTTTGGGGAATCAGCAGATACAGCTTCCGTTATGCCAGATTCCATTTATAAATGCTAAGGGCGAATCTGGTACTAATAATATAGTAAATTATTATCATAGAAATATAGTAATAGTTAATATTAATGGAGTTCATATGCCTTTCTACATGAGTACCGGACTTGGTGGTAAGGAGAATGTATAGCCTGGCTTATGGTATCCATTCTTTGGAATAAAGGATGGGTGGCTTAATAAAGGATCGTAGGATCAAATTAAATCATTCTACGGAAGTCCCATATTATAGGCAATTGCTGAGCAATTAGATGTAACTCTTGGAATTGGATATGTAAATGCTATTCTAGGTCCAATTACCTTAGATCCTTCTCACGAGGGTGAATATCCGCAAATAGATTTTATAAACTAGGATATGAATCCTACTGCTAATCATAAAGCAGATACATTAGAAAAGTTTAATAATAATGTAGAAAATGTTCTATCTAAAATAGATTCTGCTATTAATAGTTTACTTCCAGAGGTGCCTCCTGCGCCAGTAGAGAAACTTTCTTATGAGGATGAACTGTAGCCAATTACTAATACTGATGTAATTCCAGAAGCTGAATATAAGCAGTAGATTGATAAAACAAATCAAGGAGATAACCTTCCATAGTCAGTTGCCAACTCTAGTGGAATCAATATGCTGTTACATTCCTTTAATACCTTCGAGTTGGGAGTATAGGTGGATGACAAAGGCTATCCTGTCCCAAACGGAGGTCCTGAGTGGGGAGCGGCTAGAATAGATAGTGTTAATGGATTGATGAAGGTGGATTAGATTCTAGGAAGAGACATCCAACCTATAAACAGTTATATTACTAGAATTGGGGAGCTTAGAAGTATTTTGTTTAATACTAAGGATAAGTCTGAGTTAGTAGAAAAGTTACAAGATTCTTTGGAGTTATCAGGAATTAATGTTACCTTTGCCTTAAAGAGTTCTCCAAGACCAGGAGAAGGAAATAAAGCTAATGGAAGGGAATTTGTAGAATAGAATCCTACTCCTTTCAGTAAGGGGATAAGTGAAACAACACTATTTAATGGCTCTTCTGATACGAGAAGCCATGAGTGGCATCCTAAGTCAATAGTAGCAATAATAAGCACAAACGGAAACAACATTCTAGAATTGCCTCTTCTAGCTCTATCTTCTCCATTTACTTTGATGTAGATTAAAGATGATGGATTGGTATATCCAGAGGTTTATAAGAGGTTCAATGCCTTAAAGACTTAGGGATTATCTTTACATGAAATTTCAGAAACTCTAGCTTCCGAATTTAAAGAACAGTATCCAGATTTATCTAATCTCTTTAGTTTATTTAACTTTACAGATAGGGCTATTTCCTTCGTTAAAGATCCCTAGTGGACGATAGCTAATGGATTCCAATTGCTCGGACCTCAATTTGTAACTAATAGAGGATTATATTAGGGAGTTCCTGGACTATACTTTGATTAGGATGCTAAACCAGAAGAAGAATGGATTAATGTTTCTGATTTGAAGAAAAATCCACAAATCAGTATGACTGATGTCTTAGTTTCTACTGATGGAAAGTTAGAAGGAGGAGATGGTACTGTATATAAGGTAGCAAATGCAGGACATTCATTTGTCCTAGTATCATATGATCTAGATTTGAGTAGTCCATAGAGAATTGTTGATTACTATATTAAATAGCTTTCTGGAGAGGTATCTTCTCCAAAAGTTAAGATGATGTACGTGCTACCTCCAAAAGCTTCAATTGGGGAATATATAGAGAATCTTAGAAAAGTCTTTAATAAGGAACAAGGAGTTAAAGAAATTGGACAACTATTTACCTCATATAAATTGATTAAGATTTTGATAGCTAATGATAGCTTTAAAAGTGAACTAGAAAGGAAAAATCCTGGTGTACTTTAGAAAGTACAGAAAGCTATAGCTGAAATTGATGCATTACCAGATGTTGTGTCAAAAAAGAATAAACTCTATGAACCTTAGAACTGGTCTGATGTTGGTTTATCACAGAAACCAGTAACATTAACGGGTCTATTTAATGGAGTACTAATGACCTTCCTCTATAATAAGAACACTCTTAATTCCTTGATAGGACTAGAAAACACTTTCACTCTAGATAATAGAGCACTCTAGTTAGTAGAAGGAATATTAAATTAGTCTGGAATAGATGGTATCTACTATAATGTGAAGATTCACAAAGATGATCCTAAAATTGGAACTTTCAACAGCCCTGTTTAGAACTATGCTATAGATGGTAAACCATTTAAAATACATGGTAAATTAGATTCATATACTTTCTAGGGAAATGTAGGGGGATTAGTATCTCAGTTCTTAAATAGTCTAAGGCCTTCTAAAGATGGAAAACATTATTCTAATTAGGATACTTATAAATATTTAAAAGGACATTCTAATACTGTTGAAACAAATCCAGATGCAATTAAGATAAAGGAAGCTTCTGACTATGTACTTAATAAGATAGGAAAATCATATATAGATATATATCAAAGCAATTCTATAGAGGAAGCGAATAGGCTAGTTGCCAATTAGATTAATGAAACCATTCCAGGGCATATTGCTTTCATAATTGAAGGAAAGTTAAAAATAAGTAACAAAAATGATGTCTTAAAGGATAACGTAAGAATCTTTGATTCTTAGAATAATCCTATTACTGATATAACTTCTCTTGTTAATAACAATGGAGAATATAAGTTTATGTTAGAAACTGATGGAGTTACTTATATTGCAGAATATGATGGAAAGGAACTCACTCTAACCCCTACATAGAGCTCTCAAAAATCTGGAAATATTACAGTAACGGAGGAAGACTTTTAGGATGTTATTAATACCGCTAAAACTTCTTTAGGAGAATCTTTAGATATATATATTTCGATTGCAGATTTACTAGGAAAAACAAACTATGCAGAATTTGTAGAACAGCTAAGGACTGATGATTATATAGAAGAGGAATTATAGGAATTATTAGATGAAGCTACACCAGAGTAGAAGGAGATATTAAATAAATTACTAGAATTTAAGAGATAGCTTGATAATCAAGAAGGAACCAATGAGTGTCCTTTAAGTATTAAAATAATTTTCTAATATGATAAAATGTAGTATTGACGATACTTCATTAAAGTAGATTAAAAATATGACAGCCCGTGTTCTAAGAGCCCACCTCAAGGAACATGGGACTGCCTCTGCTTTAAAAAGTAATATGAAACAACTAATTCAGGATATTTCTGAATAGTTTGAACTAACTAACAGTATGGTAGTAGCTTAGGCTATTAGTGATGCTGCAACTAGATATGGTGTAAATGAATAGATACCAGATTACTTCAATGCAGAGAATATTAATAATATTCTAATTGCAAGTGATTAGGATATTTAGTAGGTGGATCCATTAGAGGCTAGTACTGACTAGCTTACAGATGTTCCTCAGATAAAATCTAAGCTAGAAGCTTCTAGAGATTTTATGGATAAATCTTTTGGACTTGCAAAAGAAGTAGAGGTATAGTTTTAGAATATTACAAATTAGAACTTATTTGATTGTCTATTTATCAATAGAGGTTCTATTAACCAAAAGTCTGGAATAGTTTAGAACACTAGAGAACTAAATGATAACATTAGAAGTTATCAAACATAGCTTTTAAAGAATATAACTATATATCTCAGAAGTATCTTAAGGAATGCCAGAAATCTAAAAATAGAAGAAAATATAAAGAAGGCAATTGCTAAGCCTATAATGTATGACGAAAATAATAAATATACAGAGATTTTAGAAACTTTATAGCCTTTAATTGATATGTATATTAAGGACCCTTTATTAGGGAAAACAGATATTATCAGAGAAATATATAATGCATCGAGGGACAGTAATAACCCTGATAATAAGTTATCTAAATAGAAACTGAATGCTTTTAATTCTATGATTCTACTTAGAAATTTTGATACCTATTTAAGTGTTATGCTGGGCAAAGCCATCCAAATAAAAGATTTCAATTAGAAGACTGGAGAAGACAAATATCAGATCTCAGATAAAACAGCCAAGTTAGCTACTACGTGGAGAGTATCTGAAAATATCTTTGTAGAGGAAGAGGCTGATGCTATTACTAAGTTAGCAATAAACACTTCTCCTTTATATAACTGGGGATCTACTGTCCCAAAAGAAGGATACTTCTTAAACTTCTCTAATTTTCAACATATAATTGCAAAGATTAAGGATCTTACATACAATACAGATACTAATAATATTATTTTTAATAAAGCTTTTAGTAAAAACTATAAGGACTTATATAAAGAACTTCCGGAGGAAATAAGAGATAAGTCTCTTAGGACTCTTATAAATGTAATTAGGAGAAATCCTAGGAAATATTTGCATAGTATATTTAATATTCTATCTAATGATAATTTTAAAAAGGATAATCCTGGAATATATAAGAACTTCACACAAGACGAGTTAAACAAATTATATTCCTTATCTAAGGGTATATTTAATGGACCAAATAGTCTTAGAAATTTGGTATCTGGAAATCCAGATATTGATTATTATGCTTTTATAACCCAATCTGCCGACTCTATATTTAATGTACGATATATACAATATTATCAAGATGAGAATGGAAAGATTTAGGTAAGAACTCTTCTTGATTAGGGTATTAACAATGTAAAACGTAAGTTGGAATAGACCATTAATGTATCTAATAGTATAAAACTAATAGGAAACTGGGAATCATATAAAGATTCCATGAATCTTAATGCATCTTATGAAAATGATACTCTGAAGTCAATTACTTTTAAAGTTCCAGGAACTGATGTTGTAGCTGAGGTTCTTGCTAATAGTGGAGATGTAAGGCTTTCTGGTGTCATAAATTATGTCAATGATTTTCAAAAGCTTTTGCCCTTTATAGATAAAACTTTAAGGATGAATCTCTAGAATAATGTAGAACTCCTTAACTCATTAAAGGAAGTTTTCGGATCTACCTATGAAGTAGGATCCAATCTATTGAAGTTTGCTTCTAGAGTTATCTTTAACTAGTATGTATCTAAAGAAGTACTCTCGGATGCACCTACTAATACGAGGCAGGATCTAATTTCTATGATATATGGTAGAAATGCCCCATCATATAATTGGGAATTAGATGAACTTGGAATGGTTCATGGTAATGATATTAGAACTCTAAATCAAATGGCTCTTGCTAAGGCAAATATGGATGGAATAACTACTGCAACTCAAGTAAAAGACGGGGAGGGAAATGGACAAAGTAATCAAACTCTTAGTCGTCTTCTAGGTTCGTTAACTTCGCAGTGGGAACTTCAAGAGCGATAGAAGGACTCCATCTCTCATTCTTTCTAGTTACTAACTACTCCAGGCTTATTAGAAGGCATTTATACTGCAAAAGAGTTCTATAATCCTTCTGATAAAAGTAAAGCAACAACTGCTATGAATGTTAATGAAATGGCATACTCACAAGTAGTATATGACTTTATAGGAGGTATTATGGAACGTTCAGATAATAACGTAGTAGGAAATGGACATATTATGATTCTTCCCTCTGTAAACTCAGATAAGGGGACTATTGGAAGACTCAAAATAGACTTGAATACCCCAGTTTACCTTGATGGTATTTAGAAACCCCTTAAGGACTTTACTTCTTCAGAATTAGAAAGATTGATTTCTCTGGAGTTTGGAGAATTTTATGAAAATATGTACTATAAAGTAGTATCGGATTGGGCTGCTTTGGAAGATTATATGGTACATATAGGATATCCTGTTAAAGGATTACTGGCATCTGATTTTATAAATGGATTTGAGAATTTCAATTAGATATTTCCTTCTTTAAATACTGGGTTTAATACTCCAGTTGAATTTGTAAAGTCTATTGTACTAGATCATAATAGTATGTTTAGACTTCATCCATTAGAGTTAGTTGATTAGGTTCACTATAAAAATGCCAAAGGAAATTTAGCAATTAATCCTGCAATTATTGCATAGGTAGCAAGATTTAAACCTGATAGCCCTATATTCTAGGGGAATAACAAACAATTAATGTATCCATCTGGTGAATAGTTTTGGGGGAAAAAGAAGGCAGAAGTATTAAAAAGTCTTCTAAAGTCAGGCTTTAAAATAAATGTTACAGAATCTTCTTAGCCAGAACTAAAGTTTATAGAGGATAATTACAAGGGATGGATTAATACTTCAGGAGATATAATTTTAGCTAAAGCAAATATTAATGGCAAATTAATTAATATTGTATCCAACAAAGACCTTTTAAAATTAGGAATTTAGGGAAATACTAATGATATTATAGACAGTGTAACAGATACATTACAATTAAATCCTATATTAGAACAATATAACTATTTAGATTATCTAATCTCTCAGGAATTTATGGATTTAACTGTTGGTTCATTTATTGCCCACCCAGAGAAGAGTAAGTCTGCAGATGTTTTACAACAGGAAGCTGCCCACTTCTAGGCACAGCACAAACGTAACGTGTCATTTACTGCAGCAATGCATGCATTTTAGTTAAATTTGCTTAATGGTATTCCAGAATATTATAATATTGCTGTAATTGATGATATTCATGACACTCAAGGAACCATAATAGGTTTAGATAATGATATAAAGCCTTTCGATGGTGCTACCTTCGTTAATCCTTTTGTAGTTATTTTAGAAAATAACTCCCTAGGCGGAGCACGTGCTGGAATTAGTAAAAAATAGTTCGTTCACTTTAAGAACGAAACTACTGGAACGGGCGGAATTATTAAAACAGCTGGATTTGGATTAACTAATGACTGGATTAGGAACTCTCCCTTCTTAGAAAGAATGATGAGAAAAATGACTGATCATGTCTGGTTAAACGAGGATAGTACTCCCTTTATCACTGATATTACTAGGAACTGGAGAGGTGATAAAATAAATTACAAGAAATTCTTCTTTAAAAGAAATGGAAAAACTTATTAGATTACCAACATAGAAAGCTTAGGAAATAATACTTATAGGAGAACTATTCAGGAGGTTACTCCTGATGGAAACCCTGTAGGGAATTATAGGGAAATAAAATCGTAATCGATTCTAACTATAAGTTATGGAATTTCTTTGGTGGGAAAGATTCTATGGAATTAAAGAATGGAAAGCTTCTTCTATCTAATACCTCTGTAGAAAATGTTGTATTAGCAATGAATAACATAGGAACTCCTAAAAATAATAATGTTCAAACATAGGATGACATATGGTAGGCACTGAAGATGACCGATGTTCATTATCTTGCTACAGCAGGTGCTGTAAAGCAAGGCGCTGCTAATATTAATTCTGCCAGTAGGTATAATGATGATATTCCATATGATACATAGAGAATACATATGTATCAATCAGGAATACAGCTTGATAAAGAGCACCATGCGGATGAGGCTGAACTTTCCTTAATGACCTAGGTAATTTCTGCATGTGCCGCTAAGGGATATACAATTGATACTGCTATTGGATTGTATGACGCTCTTAGGAAGAGTACTGATATTAATATAAAGGAGCACTTATAGGCAGTATAGGCATTATTTACAGATGGGAGTGAAGAATCTATTCAAAACTTCTAGGAAGTTTTAATGCAATCTATAGTAAAAGCAATATCTACATCTAATGGTGATAATTTTGCTAAAACTATATCCTTAGACTTAATGGAGTAGGCTAAAGCAGGAAAGAAAATATCCTATGCTGATGCTAATATTCCTCTTTCAGATAATAATATTTACCGTAAAATATTTTCTACTATATCTGCCTTTTTAACTAGGAGTGGAATTAAACAAAAAATTCCTGGAGTACTATCTGTACTAACTCCATCGCATGATATTATGAAAGTATATGCGGGAAGAAAGTATGAGTCTTTTACTAATCCTAAGGAAGAACTTGAAGCATTACAAAAATAGCAAGCTCCTGTATATGATAGTAGATTTACCTATACAAGGGATTAGAAGTCATTTATGGGCTTTAATCTAGTATAGGTTAAATATAAATCTATGGTATCTAGAATAGATAATAAACCTGTTGCTGCTAGAAATACACACGACGGAAATATTTATTTAGATATTCAATTATTATCTGATAAATATAGAGAAAAAGCCTGGTAGAAAGCTAGAAATTCTGAACCTTTAAACTATGATTTTAAATCACCTGAAGAATGGATTAATTTTGTATTGCTTCATGAAGCAATGCATAATCAATATCTTAAAAAGGATGGAGAATCAAGTTTTGATTATGAAACAAGAATAAATAATGAAGCTTTAAAAAGACTACCTAATAATATAACTAATCTTGAATTGGGTAGAACATACTTAGTTACTTCTGATATGGATACCGAAGTAGAGGACGTAGATGGTAATCTATAGATTACTTCTGTTCCAGTAACAGAATCTAGACTTATAAGAACCCCTAGAGAATATAGGTAGCTAAAGAAAGATATATAGTCTGGAAAAGTTACATAGGTTGTAGAGGATATTAGAGCTGGACGTAATTTAGCAGGATATAATGTTCGATTTAAAACAGACAAAGGGTATTTCTAGATTTGGGATTTAACTTCCGCTTCTGCATTATTTGATATAAACGAATTAGAAGAGAATTGGACAGGAACCTAGTAGGATGTAAGTACTTTAAAGCAAGTAATGATTGAAGCCTATGGATCTGCTCCAGATATTACTTTAGAAAATGCTAAAACTTATTTAGATGTTATTAAGATTAGACTTAGAAGATAGCTGCAAAGTGATTTAAAAAATCTATCTAAAACTACCCCAGATGTAATTTAGTAGTATAAAGAATTAGTTACACATAGGCAATCAACTAGAGAGTGGTTTAACAAATATGCTCAATGGGTTAATATATAGTTGGGGAGAAATGACGGAAGCTCAATAAGATTGAAAGGAGCAAATATTGTTGTAGATGCTACTAACTTCAGATCTGTTCATATGTAGGTTCTAAACTTATTAAAGAAATCTTAGTAGGTTAGAATAGATGGGGACTGGCATACAGTCGATAAAAATTCCCTACAAGAATAGGCATATGAAGTTATAATGCCTAAAACCTTTGCAACTAAATTCGGATTAAGAGAATTTGATGATCTAAATTCTATTTAGAATGACAGAGATTATTTTATAAAACAGTATTTAAGGAATTAGACTACTAAAGTTAATCCACAATAGTATTCTATAGAATTTAAAAGGGCAGATGGTAATCATCTCTACGTACTTAATAAGAAAAGAGTTCCAGGATCTTAGCTCAAGAAACTTACTGGAATAGTGACCTCTACTGATGAAGAGGGGAATGTATACAGATTAGATGCAAATGGTAACACTCTATATAAGATAACACCAGACACTGAAATATATGAGGACTCACTTGGAAACGAGGTAATAGTTTCTGATGACTTAGAGCATTATATTAATGAACTCAAATATGATTCAGTTAAACTATCTGAAAATCTGATAGATTTCCCATCTATTGTAGATAGTACTTGTAAAGCTCTTAGAAAATCCGTTAATAAAAATGCTAGAAGTTTTGGACGATACATTATGTCTTCTGGCAATACTACTTATGATATTCTAGGAAATAATGCAGAGTATCATAGTATTACTCTAGAAAATTATCAACAGGAGTCTGATACTAATCCAATAATCAGAGCGGGAAGAGAGAAACACACTTCTTTCTTAAGGTCTCTAGATATTGTAGCAGCACGTATTCCTGCTCAATCTATGTAGTCTTATATGCCTATGAAAGTTATTGCCTTTGACAATCCAGATATTAATACGGCATATGTATCTACTTACTAGATATTATTATAGGGTTCTGATTATGATGTGGATGCTGTATCCTTAGCAACCTTTGATATAGATTCTAATGGTGTATTACAATTGTGGTCCCCATATTCTAATCTTACAAATGTTGAGATGAGAAAAGCATCAGAGAATTTACCTATGCCAACTGGATAGGAAGTATAGATTTAGGAATCTGATAAAATTGATGACTGCACACGTTTATTTACTGAGTACGGAGATTTATTCAATATCAAATTAGCATGGGATTATAATAAAGAAACTAAAGAGTACACTCAAAGCTAGACTGAGGTAACAATATCTCTAAATATTAATACTCCAGAATAGTTAAACAAATTTGGGAGGATGTTAAAAGAGGTTGAAGTTATCAATGTTCCTTCTAATGGGTATATCCCTTAGTTCATAAACTCAGTAGGTAATTTATTTACAATTAAGAACAGAGGACAATTTAATAGTCTTTTCCAAAAGATTAAGGAAATAATAGATAATCATAATTTATACTTGGATAGAATAGATAAAGATAAGTTATCAACCATAGTTAATAACTATACTATGATGTCCATGTATAATACTATTATTGATCCTGTAAATCTAATAGAAGCTTAGACTTCAGTTGACGGAACTACTGGGCCTCTAAAAGATGAAACAAAGAAATCAGCTGAAGGTAAAGAAGCTAAAAATAGAACCCCAGGAAATTTTGTAAATAAGTATCAAAGTATTGTAGAGAACTAGGTAGGTAAGGAAGCTATTGCAATCTGTGCTACTGGATTGAAAGCTTTCTTCGGATTAACTCAATACAATAACTGGGTATTGAATTATGGAACTGCAGAATAGCAATCCAGATTATTACTTAACAATAATCATCACGGACATTTGATAGGAAGCAGGGTATATAAAACTCTCGCTAACATTAGGAGTAAAGATCCTAATACGATAACTAATTCAGATGTCTTAGAAGCATTATCTTAGGTAACTAATGATAATGACGCAGCATTGACTTTATCTGCATTACTATCATTAGCAACAGATAATGCTAAAGAGTTAGCACTCTCAAAATTAAATGCCAGCACCAAAACCATTGGAATGTATATCTATGGAATCACTATAGGTATGGATTTCAGGGACATTGCTAAAATATTAATGTCTCCTACTGGAAGTATAGTGACATCCTTATTAGAGGGAGATGTGTTTACTGGAAAAAGGGAGGTTTCTCAACCTGTAGATGTATTTAAATATTTTGAGTAGTGCCCAAAAGAGTTACTCAACAAATATGATATACACCAAGATTCAGAAGGAATTACTATCCCAATAAGTCCTTTACAAAAATTCTCAGAGTTATTTAGATAGGAGTAGGGGTTGGGAAAGAATGATGATTTAGGGCAGGCTATCTCAGCTTTTGGTAAGGCTAGATACATTATATAGGAGAAACTGAATAGTTTAGAATCTCTTAGAAATCAATATAATAGTCCTTCTAAATATGCATAGAGAATGTATAATCAACTTATTGATTCTATTGAAGAATATGTGATTAACTTATCTAACATAGATGAAAGAGTTTTAAGTGACCTTTATACCCTTGCATAGGGAGCCAAAGAGATGAGAAGGCTTGGTTCTATATTTAGCCTTAATTAGGGAATTAAAAATGACCCAGAAGGCCTTTTAAGGTAGGTCAATTTAATTGAACGTGCTGTATATGATATTACAGAAGACGAGAGAGACATAATTGATATTAACAAGTTTGCCTTTGATGAAGCTTATAGACAAAGAGCTATAAACGCTTATGAGAATGTAAAACACTCATTTAATATATTAGAGGCAGTGGCTACTGTTCCACACTTTATGGGATATGTTCAAACATTAGCAGTAGCCCTTAGAGAAGTCTCAGAATCTTTTAAATTTAGATCATCTAGGCGTATGAGTTTGGAGTTATCCAAAAGGATTAAATATAATGATGAGAATAGAATCACAAAAGGTATTGAAAATTTTGTTGGAGATTTCTTAAGGAAGCAATGGTTACTTCAGAACAATGTACAGATGATTATTCCAAAAGGCAATTAGGCTTTTGATAAATAGGGAAATAAGTATATATTAGAACAAGATACTCCAGTTCATCTAGGAACTGATTGGGGAGCTGCTACATTTAGAATGTTTATGGAATCTTAGGTTATTCCAGACTTAAAAGCAGGAAGGATTAAACCTGGAGTTGACTTCCCTGGGGTAAAGGACAATAGATTTATTAAAGATCTTATGAATGACCTGTCTACTAATACAGTCTCTAGGAATGCGAGTATTATATATACTCTTCCAATAAATATGCTTCCTAGAACTGATTCTGATACAGCAATTCTTAATGCTTATAAGGTAGAATTTAATAAATTGGCGAAGTATGCATATTAGTATGAGGTTACAACCTTTAATTCCGATGGTTAGGCATAGAGAACATTATCAACTCCGGTACCTTTAGTTGATTTATTTACGTACTATGCTATGATAGCTAACAACTGGAAGTTATCGGAAAATTCTCTAGTTCCAATATTAGAGAATTTTCAAAATACAGGAATAATACGAGATTTTCACGATTTTGAGAAGGCCTATGATAAATCAGAAGATACATTATCCTTAGATAACATGGATATAAATGATATTCTTCCATATGTAGCTCCAAAGGGTAGCCCATATTCTTCTTATTCTAATTACTTATGGGCAAGAAATTCAAGCACCCATAAGTATGAAATGATGAGGAAGCTTGATAAGGAAGAATTAGATTCTATTCCAGAAGATGAAAATGGAAATAAACCTGGAGTCATAAATAGTTATTAGTTTATAGGTTCATCTGATACTAACTACTTTCCAACTGGAAATATTCAGCAATCAGAAAGAGTTCTAAAAGCATCATATAAGGATGGAGAAGATACTATACACTATTAGATAACCTATGATATTGAGTCAGGAAAGATAATTAAATCATAGCCTGAATTAATTAGAACTGCTTTGTCTGACATTCCAACGATAAAGGTAAATGGAATTAGAAGAATAGATACTAACTTATTAGAAAGTATTATTAAAGACAAATTAAACCCATGTTAACATGTATAAATAAAAAAGCACCTGAATACCAGAACTTAAAAGATAAGTCTGGTATTCAGGACTTTATCCTAAACGCTGTATGTAGAGATTACCTCGATAAATATGGGAGATTCCCCTATTTAGACGAACTTCCAAAAGCTAATTCTGAACCACATTTAAGGAAGAGATTGCATATAAAGGATAATAATAGTGCAAAAATATAGGATATTCTTTCTGAAACTGGAAAAAGCACTGTTGAAGAAGCAACAATAGATATAAACAATGAATATAGAGACTTAGAAGTTCAAATAACTCCTATTATAAATGAGGCGATTGTAGATGTAGTGCATAGACCTACTTTTGATAACTTTGATGTGAATCCAATTGAGGTAGATTCAGTTGTCAACAATTACATGGTATTTAATGAATCATTAGAGAGATTAGCGAGTCTATATGGAATAACCTTTAATACTGTAACAGATGCTGAATTAACCACTCCAGAATGGTAGGAAGTTGCACCAGAAGTAGCTTCCGCAAATGCTTTTGTATATAATGGAGAAATTTACGTCAACATTGATAGAAATTCGGTTGATGCCCCATTGCATGAATTTATGCATATACTTATTGGTTCTATGAGATTTACAAATCCGGTATTATATTAGCAAATAGTAGCTTCTGTTGAATAGTTTCCAAATTATAAGGTACTTGCTGAAAATTATAGAAATAGATCTAGAAATGATATAAATGAAGAAATATTTGTAACTGAAGTATCTAAATATTTAATGGGGATTTCATCTAATATATCTTCATTTGATTAGAAAATTTTACATGAAATTAATTATAATGCTAAACGGGTTTTAGATTCTATTCTAATGGGCCAAGATAGTGTTAAAACTATAACAGATGATCAATTATATACTAAATCATTTAAATAGTTAGCTTAGGAGATTAATTCTGCAGCTTTAAATAATCAATTTAAAGGATTTATAAATGTAAAAGGATCTGAATTACATAGAAAATTAAATAATATAAAGTCAGATTTGTTTAAAAATAAACAACTAGAAGAATACTGTAACTAATGGCTTGTAAATACATATATAAAGGAAAGCAATTTAATTCAGAGATAGAATTGGATGATTTTCTACTTGAAAAAGCTCCATTTGAACCTACTTTAGGAGATTTAGTATTTAGTATGTCTTCTGCCTAGTTGAATGTATCTAATCAACTTAGTTAGATTGCTAAAGAATCTCATAAGGTAAAGAAAACTATGTATGATGCAATTAAGGCAGGAAAAGTAGTTTACGATGAAGATGGTAACATGGCAGTAGAAGATCCTCCATATATAGGTGTTAATAAATTCTTATCAGGATTAAAGAATGCTGCTGGGGAACTTCTATTTCCACAGTTTAGGGAGGAGGAGTATTGGAGTAGAAGATATTCCAATTGGAAAGTAGGACAATTCACAGATGCAGAAATAGAAGAATTTGAATTAGATAAGAATAATCTTCCTAAAATAACAGACCCTACGTAGCATAAAGCTTTACGGGAACAAATGACACATAAGTGGGAAATTTAGGCAAAAACAGGTTCAGCAATCCATAACGTTTTACAAATCTGTTTTTAGAAGTAGAATGGAAAATATAACCTTGAATTGGATGATTCATCTTTAAAGGACTATATAGAGAATAACTTGGATAAAAAGAATTAGGAGTTTTTAACTCCTATTGCAATCTAGTAGTCTATAGAATATGCTAGAAAGTTGCATTAGGATTTAACTAGAAAATTTGGGGAAGGGTGCGCTTATTATCCAGAGTTTGCAGTAACTTAGGACACTAATATAATGCACAATGGAGCTCCTACTAAACTTATGGGTATAATTGACTTATTAATTATAGATAGTTCCGGCAAACCTCATATACTAGATTATAAGACTTCTATACATGATTATATGGATTTTAGTTAGGCTAAAAAGAATGCATATAGTTATCAGCTGGCAACTTATTAGAGAATGCTTGAAAAATATGGAATTAACGTATATCAAGGAGAATTACTTGTTGCTCCTATATAGATTTCCAACTTTAGGAAAGAGGGTGATACTTATATATACGATGGAATAAATGCCCCTGAATCATTTACCTCTATCAATACCTCCCTAAATACTGACAAGATGTGGGAAAACATTGATGAATTTATGCCTGCACCTTTCAAACTATCAATTACTACTGAGGAGGCAAATTAGACTATTTCAGATATGATGGGTAAATGGTTTCCAGAATATTCCTCTACTAAAAAGGTAACAAGAGAAGGAATAATTGCAAGACTTAAAAAACTAAACAAATTAGTTCCTAATGAAAATGGAGAATATGTATATAGAAAGTATGGAAAGGAATCTCCTATAACTGCAACTTCTGAAGCGGAATTTGTTGATAAAGTACTAAAGTATGAAGAAAGTCTGCCTTCTAAAAGACTTAGAATCACAGGATAGGTAAAGTCTGCTTTAAAAGAAGCTATGCAGAACGGTATAGACAATGTCGAATTTCCTTCTCCTATAATTACAGAATCTGATGGTTCAGTAACATGGCTAAAGGATATTCTTAGTCCATACTGCAATGATAATTGGGAAATTGTCGACAATGAACTTTTAGAATCCTATGGAGTTATTGCCGTTAAAACAAAGAACTCTCCAAATCAAATAGATTTTATAAGAGTTAGTACAAGTAATTTAACTTCTGATTATAGAAGAAACTTTGGTAAAAAGAATACTAAAATTTTCCAAGAAAGAAGAGGTATAACAGGTACATATGAATCAGATGTTGTACAAAAATCTAAATCCAATACACTAATAGCAGAAGCGGTTCAGGGAAATGTAGAATTAATGGAAACAATGCTACTTATAAATTAGATGAGAGGTATTGAAGGCTATACTGTAGGAAATGTATAGGTAGTAAATCCATTATATGCAAATGGTTTAGGATTAAGTAATGAAGAATTATTATATTGTTGGAAAGAATTAAATAAACATGATTCTGTTAAACAAGATAATTTTAAAAATAGCACTGTTAAGTTTGCAACTAAATATGAACTAGCTCGTAATAGGTTTGCAAATATTATGAGAGAAGGAGCTGGAAAAGATTGGAAAGATGGCTACCAATTATTTGGGAAACTTAGAAATTGTAAAACTATCCTTGATGAGAATATAGATAGTAGTGCTGAGGATAAAATAAGAGCTTTAAAGAAACTCTTAGATAATCTAACATCAATTACTAAAAAGCTTGATAAGGTATATACTACTGAGTCCGAGATATAGTCTAAGGAAGTATCATTACATAATGATATTCTTGCTGCAATAGCTTAGTTAAAGGGGGTTAATTTCAGGCAATAGTTAAAAGACCATGATATGTTTGTAGAAAACCTTGCCATATGGAAACACGGAATTTCTGGAACATATATTGACAATCCAGGCAACATGGATAGTGATACACTTAATTTAGTTACAAAACTAGTAACTGAAGCTTATCAAAATGTCCGGGACGATATTTAGAAGGACAAGACTATTATCCATAAGCTTGTAGGAAACCTTAAAAAGGAAGCAGGCTTTGGAGCAATTACTGAAAATACTATTGGTAACTAGGTATCTTTGTACAAAAATATGTTCTAGGATTATTAGGTAGGTGGAGACTTCTTATTTAAGAATCCAGACCAATTAAATGGAGCGGAGAAAGAATTTCTTGAATTTGCACTATATAGGATAAATAAGAACAGATTTCCTAAAAAGACCGAGGAAGAACTACAGCAGATGCGAGATAACAATGATATTGAGTACTATAGAGTTCCCTTGGCGAGAGGTTCTGAAGATTCCATAGCGTCTACTAGTGGACTTCTTGCAACATTAAGAGCTAAGTTAAATTATCTTAACCCTAAAAAAGCCTTCCAAATAGCTAGGGAAAAAATGGAAGGAATCTTTAATGCAGACGATTCTGTAGAACAACAGCAAAAATCTGAAATACTTTATAAGATGACTAATATGTTTGACTAGGGAGAAGATACTAGTAAGAGATTAGATAAAATACAGGCAATTGGAAAAGAGAATCTCGAACAAAACTTAGAAACACTTTTGTATAAGCACTTATTTGCATATTCTGTAAAAAACAATATGGATGGGGTTTTTCCAATGATTAAAGCGGCAATGGTACATATAAGTACTCAAGGAGCTATACAAAATAGACCTTTTAACAGTGATACTCATTACTTAGAAAGTTATATTAGAAATAAAATCTTCAACTAGTCTATTATAGATCCTAAACTACAGAAGGTGGCAGGATATGCGGGCTTATTAAAATAGGCTGCATCAAAATTTACTTTAGCTTTTTCTCCAGTTCAAGCTCTTTATTAGCCATTACAAGGTCTTTGGACAGATATAAGTTTAATGATTCGCAAACCTGATGGTAAAGACTCCTTTACTTTTAGTCATTTCACAAAGGCTTTAAGATTAGTATATTCTGATCTCTCTCACTACTCAGACAAGCCAACAATATGTTCTGCCTTAAATGAGCTATACGGTATTAACGATATGGATATGAATACCTATGTAGAAAGAATAAGTCAAGCTAAGAAAGGTATTTGGAACTTTGATAACTTTATGTTTAAGTTTGCATCTAGACCGGACTATTATAACCGTATGACTATATTTACTTCTCAGATGATGGGAGATGGTTGTTTGGATGCTCACTCTATAAATGATAATGGAGAGTTAGTATATGACTGGAAATAGGATAAACGTTTTGATGCCTTTGCAAATGGAAGAGTAACCGATCCTAAATATAATGAACAAAAATCTAGGTATTATACAATAGCTCGACAATTTGTTATAGAGCATGCTAAGAATAAGGATGGATCAGACTTTACTCTGAATATGAAAAATCCGTTACCCCTACCAAGAGCATATACTAACAAGCAAGCAGAGAGTATGAAGTCTTTAGGAGACGATATTTATGGATACTATTCTCATGAAAAAAAGTCTCTTATAATGTCCACTACTATAGGTAGCCTTTGGTTACAATTTAAGACTTATTGGTCAGGTAAAAAGAACCAATATCTTCAATCTGGAGGAGTTCGTTTACGAGGTAATTGGGAACAATATGAGGAGAACGGAGAGAAATATTATTATTAGGTAGATGATAATGGTAATGTTTTGTTTGACGAACCTCCAACAACCACTGAGACTTCGGCACCTGTTATCCAGTGGAAGGGTCAATGGCAAGAAGGAATTATATTAACTCTTGCTGATATGGCAAAGAACATGTGGAATGCTGGTCTAGTAGATAGTAAAGGAATCCACTTAAGTGCCTTGAAAGACGGGTGGGATTCTAAATGGAATAATGATGATGCTAATCTTCAACTTGCCTATAGGAATAACATTAAGTAGGTAGGATATGATTTAATGATGTTTATTATAGGAGGTTGTATTATGGCAGCTTTATTAGGAGATTGGCTAGATGAATTGAAGGATCCAAAAAATAAAGATTTTATTCAGGGGTTAGGAGTAGCAGCTGCAAATGTAGCCGTTATGTCTGTTAGAAATTCCTTCCTAGACTTTAATACATGGGACTCAGTAGGAGGCGCTTTATCTTCCTGGACTCCATTCTCATTTGAATGGGGGGCTAGAACATGGAAAAACCTGTGGAATGTTGCAACTGGAGATGAAGATTTCTGGGACGGGGTTGTCAAGACTTCGGGAAGCTTAAAGCAAATTAAGCCTGTATTGGATGCAATTAAGCCAGATATGTTTAGAACTAAACGAGAGGGAGGAACCTTTGGACAAAAAGAATAAAAAAAAAGCCCTAGATAATGATTTGAGCATATTGCTCAACCACTACCTAGGGCTATTGTATAATTATGACTTATAGTGAAATAACTGAAATCGCAAAACATGGAAAGCTAGGTAAATTACCTAACTTTATAGGGTATTTTAAATGGGACTTTGGTTCTAATTCCCTGATATTTTATAATGGAGATTATAAATGTTCTGCAGAATCTCTAGATATATTAAACAGGAATGATTTTTATTATATAATATGAACCTTCTTCCTAGAAGTGATTTGAAGGGTAAATACCCTAGATGTCACTATAATAAATTAGGTAAAGTAAAATAGGCGTTTTATTCGGAGGAATCTGCATAGAAGTATCTTAGAAAAATGAATTTAAGAGAATACACAGTCTATTAGTGTAGATACTGCAATCAATATCACATAGCACATTAAAAAAAAAGCCTCTGGCAGTATGAGAATTAACTCACACCGTCAGAGGCTTATTGTTTATTGTCTTTCAAGCATTCCTATTTTATCATTAATATAAAATATTGCTTTTCTCAAATCTTCTATAGTTTTTTCTTTATTAGAGTATCCTAGTTCTTCTTTATGTCCGCACCGTAAGATATACTTAATAGCATTTCCAAGATCAAAATCCATATGCCTAGTAATATCAATTACCTCTATACCACATAGATGCTTTAGCCATGTATAGTGAGATGGGTGATTAACTTTGTCTTCGATATTAACAGTTTCTTCAACTTCATCTATATCTCCAGCATCAACATCTAAGGGTTCTATATCCTTAATTCTTTCTATATAAAAATTCATAGCATTAGGAATTTCTTTTCCAGTTCTATTATTAATTATATTACAAGAATTAATTACGGATGTTGTCATTGGTCCATCTACTTTTGTATCTTTATCGAGCTTAACAGTAAGAATATCTCCATTTGACACTATATTATCATCATTTATTTTAAGCGTATTGCCTATATATTTATATAACATATTTTTTAACAATAGATGAGATTAACTTTCCATCTGCTTGTGGGTAGGTTTCCTTTACTACTTTTATAACCTTTCCCATTTCTTTTTTAGGGATTTGAATAATATTTTCTTGAGCTTCTGTATTCCCAACAAAGTTGTTATTTAGACAGTACTCCTCTACAAAAGAACATATCTGTGACTCATTTACAGGCTCTGGAAGCAGCTTTTTTAGTACTTCCAATTCACTCGTATAGTCAGCTACTAAGTCGTCTCTATGAGCCTTAGAAAAGTCTAAAATAGCATCTTCCAAATTCTTACACATTTTTGAGACAAGTTGAATCTCGGTGACATCAGTATAAGGTTTAGCATTTTTTGCTGTTTTAACCTTTTGTATTTCTGCCTTCAGGTTCTTGTAAGCACGAAGTTCAGTCTGATTTCTAGACTTCATACTCTCTTTTATTAGATCGTCTACATTAAGCATAAATTAGTCTTCTTTTAAAGTTTATATTAGTGTCTTTATTCTATATCCAAATAAAGGGGTTCATAGACTATGTTATATTTCTCATCTTTCATACTGACATTATAATGAGAAGTATTATTAATCATGATTTTCTCGTGAGAACAACTATGCAAATGTCCGTTTAGTTGGTACCTGGGTTGTTTAGCCAAGATTGCTTCTAGTAATGGCTTATTGCCAATATGACTTCCATCCGCCCAAGGGCAATCTTCTTGAAGTAATATATCTCCAAATTCATAAGGCTGGTCATGAGTTATTAATATGTCAAGATTCTCTGGAATCTCACTGAAAGCTTTCCTTAAAGTATCATCTGGATACATATAAGCCCAATTTCCAAATATCTTACAGTAAGGAGTTCCAAAGATCCTATAGTTCGTTCCATCGTGAGTATAAATATACTCTTTATGACATAGGTAGGTTACTTTATCAGAACTTGAGAATAGTTTCTCATAAACAATTTGATGTCCTGGAAATCGTAATTCATGATTCCCTGCAATGAATATTACTTTCTCACATGGTAAATTCTCTGCCCAAGTCTTAAATTTATCCTTGTACCATTTTTTAGTTCCGTTAGTACTTGCTTGTACATTAAGAGGAACAGAATCTCCACAGACTAGAACCAGATCACATGGTCTAATCTCTGGAAGATCTCCATGGAGGTCACTCATTGCACATATTAAAGCCATTTTCTTTAAATATATTAATTATTAATTCTTTAATCTAATTATTATTTAAATAATAAGGTATAGAAAGTAATATGATACCATTATCTATACAATATTGCTTTAAATAATTATCTCTCTCAAGTTGTTTTTTAAATTTTAATTCTCCTCCAAAGTGCTTTATTGGTGTATAATGTTGTTTTCCATTATATTCTATAATATATGTATTATTATTATACTCAACTAAGAAATCTGAGTGTATTGTTGTATTATTATATTTTATAGGATACTATTTCTAATACTAAACTCCTAAACCTCTAAGAATATTCTCTACATATAATTCACCTTTAGAAGAAGTACATCTTGGGCATCCAGCATATCTAATATGATCTTTAGGTTTTTGCATAAATTCTCCATGTTTAGGACATACTATTTTTATAGGAGTATTCATGTCAACATACTTTACCTAAGAATAATCATATTTATTATTATGTTTCTATATAAATATATTTTTTAATTCTTCCCATTTATAAGTCTAATTGTAAGCATTAATTTCCTTTGCACATTCGGGACATTTTTGACCAGATCTGTGAGAATAAGTAGACTGCATGAATATACCATGTTTAGGACAAATTATTGGTACAGGAGTATGAGATCCAGGAAAATCTGGAACTTTAGAATAATCATACTTATCTCCATGAACCTTTCTAGCTTGCTAAATAAACTATTCTTTAGTAATAGGCTTATTTTTACGGTTACATTCTGGACATCCTTGTCCTTGTAAATGAGCATTAGCTATCTACCAAAACTCTCCGTGCTTAGAACATATTATACATACTTTTGATGCTGATTTTATATATTCTACTTTACTATAATCATATTTATCGCCATGTATTTTCTTGGCTTTATCAATAAATTCCTATGTAGTTAATTTTCTCATTTTATTTTAGTATTTAAAAGCTTATTATAAGATCACTTATTGCACAAATTTTTATCATAATTCTACTGTGTATTTAGTTATCCAATCTCCGCACTGCTCGCAGTGTCCGAGATCCTCAAACTCACCTTGAGTCTCTACTAAATCTATTAGAATAGATTGAAGAGTTCCAAGATCGTCTTCTCTGTCAATTAATTTCTTAATAACATCCTTTACAGCTTCCTTGTCCATATCAACAGTTTCTACATCATCAACTGTTAAGGAATCACAAATACATCCAGTTACACTTTCTATTTTCATAATTAGTCTTCTGCTACCCACCCATCTTTATCACAACTATGGAATTGACAATAGAGGCAACCCCATTCAACTGAGAGACAAGTCATATCAATATTACTCTTATCTGGAAGGTTCACGTATAGCTTATCCATCTCCTTTTCTGGAAATCTCCATCTTGAGTCAAAATAGACTTCTAAGTTTTCATCATCAACTCTTTCCACATCTCCTAAGTCTTTAAAGAAGTTTTCTATATACTCTAGATTCTCCGAATTTTCAGAATACACTCGAAGGGTATTCTCACAAATGTTAGCCATTCATTTTAGATATTACTTTCTTATTTTCACTAATCTTTTCTCTATTTTTTAGTATCTCTTCTTTTAGAATTTTAAACTTCTGCTCTACTTCCATAAGTTCATGTTTTATACGAATCTCCAGAAAGTAAATAAAAATTAATAAACAAAATATTGGTAATACATGTATCATAATTTATGTGCTAATCTACATTATTTTTTAGTCTATCTATTTACTCATCTTTAAATGTCACTTCTATTGGATTCAAAGTACATGATTTTCTTTGTTATACATCTGTTTACTAAATCCGTCTATTTGATCTTGGGTGATATTATCTATCCACATATCAAATAAATGACGATACTTAGGATGGTTGCAGAGAGAATTTTATCTCTGCAACCAATTATACAATTCCCTTTGCATCCTCTACCTGCTTTTGTATTATTTCCTGTACTTGTTGCCAAGATATAGGAGTATAATTATTGTTATCTACTCCAACATCATACTGATATGGAAATAGATTAACCAATCTATCTGTATCCATTCCTCCACAATTCGGATTAGAATGAACATGCCCAAATAGTTGATATACTGCACTTTTAGGCTCTCTCCATGTTCCTCCAAAACATAAGTAAGGGTAATGATTAAGATATACAGTTCTTCCGTCTATCTTAAGAATCATTTGATGGGACACGCACTCAAAGAGCTCCATTATTTTATCTCCAGGCCATCTAACTACGTCGTGGTTCCCGAGTATCAAATGAATATGACCATTTAGTCTATCAATAAGCTCCTTCCATCTACCATTTGTAGCAAATGCAAAATCTCCTAGATGAAATACTATATCATCATGTTTTACAACCGAGTTCCAGAGTTCAATTAGGGCTTCGTCCATTTCTTCAGCTTTTTTCCAGGGACGTTTACAAAACTTAATGATGTTATTATGTCCGAAATGTGTATCAGACGTAAACCAGATTCCTTGCTTAGAGGAATCTAATTTCAAGGGCTTAACAAGTTCCATATTCTGTTTCATTGTAAAATTTTATTTTAGTGTTATAATGTTTTTGAAGTGCTTTATTAATCATTGGGAAGAAATCGTATGGCATTTTCTCACACCTTCTAGCATAAAAAGCCGGATGATATATCTCAAATATTTCAAAGGATTGCACTATATCCTTCTTAAAAAGACTTGCTTGATTTCCAAACAATACATATATAAGTCCTCCATCATAAGTACTTAAATTATGAATTAACTTGGACATAAAGGGCTGCCAAATATTAAAATGAGAACCCACCCTATTTACTTCACAGGTAAGTGCAGTATTAATCATTAATACTCCCTGCTTTGCCCAGGATTCCATAGTGTTGTCAAATTCTATTCTATTATGAGGCATTTCATAGTTTATTACAGACTCTTTCACTACTTGGAGTGAGGGGGAGAGTCTTTCTTCGGGTGTATCTGCAGAGTTACCAAAGAGTATTCCAGTAGCCACACCCTTTTGAGGGTATGGATCTTGCCCTAGAGCCACAATCTTACAGTCTTTAAGAGGACATAATTTGAATGCCTTAAAGATATTTTGTTTAGCTGGGCATAGTATCTCTGGATTTACATCCTTTAGCCAATGCATTATCTTCAATGTCTCTTGCTCATCTATTACCTTAGACCAGTCTCCAAAATACTCTTTAAAAGTCATTGCTTTTAATCTTCTCAGCTGTGTATGCTATCATCTTACGAGATATGTTATTATTAATTTCTTCAATTTCCTCTGGAGTGAACCAGTAGCTGTCCTCTAAAGGTTTAGATGATTGAAGCATTTCTTCATATGTATACTTATGTACTATTTTCTCTAAGAGATCCACATCTGGGTAGCATCTATAAATAAGATCAAGACGATAAGAAAACACATCACTATTTCTATTTAACTTTTTAAAAGATTTATCAGTTTGTATAAAACAGTACGTCGTACCTACTACTCCGACTACTATTAGAATTATACACATAATTATTCCCATTTTTTACTACTTATTGTAATTAGTTATATCATTTTTATTTCTATCATATTGCAAACCTTATATGATTCGAAGTGCTGCTGGATAAATTCCTCAGCAGCCTTCTCCTCATCATTATCACCCAATAAGTTCTTTCAGTTTATTAATATACTTGACATTATCTTTCGTATAATTTTATTTATCTATAAAACCTCTTTCAATAAATTCTTTGTGCATTGGTTTAGCAATCTCCCTAGCCATAGGGTGTGCATCCTTGGCATCTCTACGGTAGAAGAAATTCTTCCATGCATCTTCAAATCCGCAAGAGATAAGTTCTGATTTAATTCCTAGAGGAAGTATAGAACGAGCTTGCTGAGGTGTCCAACCCATCTTTAAAAGAGATAAGTAGGAATTTTGGGCGTTTTGTAACGCATTCATAAATTCCACCTCGTCACCATTTATCTCAAATGGCGAGTATTCTTGTTTAGATCCCTCTACGAGAGAGTTACACCAACTTGGAATAACAAAAGTAACCTCATTATTAAACTTGTCTTTAGAATAATTACAATAACGAGTACTCTCAGCTAAATGAGACAATCCTACATGAGTTCTGAACTCGTCCATAACTCCGCGATCAAGAATCATGTGAACTGTGTATCTTTTTGGATAATATTCATTATCTTCCTCAGTAAAATACTCTTTAACATTAGGAAGGTGCTTAGCAATGTCTAAATAATATCTATAATTAGTAGTTATATATATAATATCTCCTGAATAAGCAGATTTAATCCATATATCATTAAGAATCCCAAGTGTAAGTAGACTATTCATAAATCCTAGAAAATCTGGAAGTATCATTTTAAGATGTACAGTTCCAAATTCAAGTGGGCGGGCATGGTCTCTACTCTCTAGCATTTTTACAAACCTCTCATAGGAAGTATCTGTTATTTTATCTTCAGATTTATAGCATACTCTTCCACATCTTTCAATAAATTTCTTAATACCAACTAAGGTAAAGTCTTTCTGCTCTAGAATTTCAAAAGATTGCTTTATAAGTTTCATTATTCAACTATTTTAACGTATAACGTATCATGAGGAGTTGACTTACTAGATCCCTTTACAATATCCCCAATTTTTGAGAAGTTCTTATCAAGAACTATTACATCATCTACAAAATAGTCACTTTCACCACGATTATTGAAGACGTTCTTTACTCCCCAAACTTGATGATACTTAATCTTAACTTTCCAACCTTCTACTTGAGCTTTAATTAATGTATCAATAAGCTTCTGTTGGTCGCTACGATCATTATCCATCGAAAAGACAAATGGCTCCCCACTAGAGTTCATACCAGTTTGGGTGACATTAAGTAATCCATCCCAGGAATCCCAAAAGACTCCAGCTTTACTAAACTTAGTTACAGTACCAACACGTTCTCCATCAGAGAAATGTTCCTTACAAGATGTAAGTGTTAAACACATTACAGCCATCAAAAATAATAAAATTTTCTTCATTTTCTTTTCTTTTTTTTTTATACGTTAATATTCCTACTATTATAACTTACCAGTATCTATCCATTCTTTGCTAAATATGATATTATCTGGAATTGGACCAGCTTCTAGAAACATGTCTATCATCTCTAATCCAGTATATCCATTAAGAGAAGCAGAATAAGTATTTCTATAAGCTATTTTAAACTGTTTATCAGAATATTGTCTAGCAGTTTCATAAAGCTTCTTAATAGACTTTATAATATCTTCTTTTGAAATGCTTCTCAGACCTCTGTTCTCTTTCACTCGGAGGTCTTTAGTAGGCAAAGCATAAGCATTACCTTGTAGACCTTCACCCTGACCATAAATAGCACCAAATTGGTTTCTTGCCACTTTAGCCGCTCCTGCACCATGTCTTCCTTCAGGATTACTACCAAATACAAATATAGTATTTGCCTCAGGAGTAACATTACCAATATAGAATTTTCTCATAACTTACTTATCCAACTCTTTAAGTGTATCTTCAATATTACTCATTGCTTATCCTCCTTAATTTTTACACCGAATGGTGCGCCATCGGCGAAGGTGTAGAGGCTCATTGTTTCATCTAAAGAACAGAGATAATCGCCACTTATCGAAATGTGCTTATCACCTTGGGCAGCATCTACCGTCGTAACCATAGAATAATGGCCATCTTCCTTGTCCTTAATCCAACCAAAAGGCTGATGCTTCTTCATTTCATTCCAACACTCTTCTGCGTTTTTGAAAGGGCGATATTTTGGCTCTGGCTTAATGCGGTAATAATTTGCAGGGCTGCTAAAATTCGGCTCTGTCATATCTCTCCATGTACCATCTATTTTTAAAAACTGTATAGTCTTACCCTCTGCATACCCTTGTATAAGAGGCAGCAGTTCTTTTGCTTCTTCTCTTGTCATAATCTTAATCTTCTAAAGGGTTACTAAATGGCATCCAATAAAGCACGCCTGGGATATTCCAACCGGAGTAGTGTTTTGTTTTTGTAGTATCTACTCTGTGGGCAAATGAGATTTTTCCTTCATCATCTAAGACAATTACTTCTACATCCCTGGGAGGTAGCCTGTAATTTATTGAATACCAAGAATTACTTTCATGAGGTAATTTACTCATGAGGCTGCTAATCACCATTTCAATGTTTGCGTCTGACTGCTTTATTATCTCAGCAAATGCCGTTGCCAAATTATATGGCAGGTTCTCATCCCCTGTGGGGACACTAAGAGTGTGGGTTATGCTATTACCCTCAAAGGTTATTGTCAAGTTATCAATCATTGTTATTTTCCTTTCTTATATATCACTACTGAATCTACATGGATTGTGTCCTTGTTGGTTATTTTTAGCACAGTTTCACTTTTATATGTATAAGGGGCTGATTGAGCTTTTGTGACATAATTATAAATCATAACATTTAGTATTCCTGCCATATAGAGAGTGCAAGTTATTGTCAAACATGTACCTTTTTGTTTTACGAAAAAAGAAATGAGACTTAATAATATACCTACAACTATATATACCATTCCAGTAATAAGGACAAGAATCATTTCTCACCTCCTTTCATGCTATTCCCTAAATTAAAGTCAAAATCAATTCCCAAACCAAATAGTAAGTGTTGGAGCTGATGGACATATTGAATAGGCTTTTCGGATATTTCTTCCTTATAAAGGAATGGGAAAAAGGCTTTTTTCTCTGGATAAAACCTCAGACTTACGTGTGTTACTGCTGGATTATGATAAAGATACCATTCTACATCCTCAAAATGTTTCCTTTCATGATGTTCACGCAATTCCCATCCATTCTCCTCCAATATTTTAAAAGTTAGAGGAATAGGCTGTATTTCTCTGAAATCCACTATGTAAAACCCTTCTTTAAAGAGTAAGAAATATTCGCTAACCCTCTCTATTTGCCCATTCCTTGGAGGACAAACCCCTATGAGTTTTACCCAATCTCCTGCGATATATTTATTTGTATTCATAAGTACTATTATTTCCTTCTTTTTTAAACCTCTACCTTTTGCAGGAGAGGTTGATTAGTTACCTCTGTTACTATAGTTTAAATATATCTTCAATACCGCATTCTATGTATACTTCATGTGAACTATTTACATTAATAGCAATTAAATGTCTACAACCTAAACAATCATAACAGTCTGCTTTTGGTCTCTTATTACCTGGCGCAAGTTTAGAAACGTCTATATACATACTCTTTTTTTTTTTATAGTGTTCTAGAATTTTTTCTAGTTTTAATATCTTCACAACCCTCTAAAATAAATTCTTCTTCACAACAAGGGCAATCTACCACATAGTGGTAGCTTTTTGGGGCTTTCCATCACTAGTATATCCCCAATCATATCTTTTTCTATAGTCTCCTTTTTCTACTAAAAGAAGAGAATTGCAGTAAGGGCATCTAACTTTTAATGATACCTTTATTGGTTTTTCTCGTCTAGCATTATCTTCAAGAATTTTCATTGAATAATGGTTTAAGATAGTTATTTATTTTTATAAATGGTATCGAGAATTTCTCGGAAGTTAGGATTGTCTATTACGGCTTGAGCATCTTCTTTTCTTTCTAACCTCCCAGCAAAAAGTAAAGCTCCTACAATAAGAAGCTCTTTCAAGCTTTCTTCACTTATTAATTTCATATTCTCTTCTTAAATCACCTCCCCTGCTGTCACCAAGGAGAGGATGGTTAGTTACTCTGTTACAACTTCCCAATCTTCTGCAAACACATCAGATACGGAAGGAACCCATGAATCAGCCCTTCCGTCTGGATTGATAATAAGCATCTGATTGGTGTAGTCAATGTGAGGATTCTCACGACTCATCAAGATATTCTTTGCAGAATTAGGTAGTGACTGCATATTAGGAATGATGTCCCCTGTAATGTGGGCAGGAACTTGTTTTACAATAAATAATCCCTTTCCATTCCATCCCTTGCGTCTTACTGCAAGACCAGCCTTCAACAAGTCAATAGCACCACCGAAGTTAACAGAGCCTACTTCATGATAGGCTCCCTCAAACACACTCTTAGGAGACCAAGACTTATATCCATCTTTGTACTCTACCAAGTATCCATCTTCTTCAGCTCTTGCTGTCTTTAGTTCTCTACCAAGCACTTTCTGCGCTTCTGTCAATGTCATAGGCTCTGCCTTGACAATTTTTGTTCCAATATACTTTTTCATTTTACTTTTTGTAGAATAGTTATTTTCTGTAATAGCTTTCAAAGCACTAAGCCAAATAGCTAATTGCCTATGTTCTAAAGAACAACCAACATTACAATTTTCTTGCTCTTTAGCTACCTTCTTACAATGTTCTATTGCTTCATCCAATGTCATATTGCTCATTTTATATCCCATAGGGATGGTTAGTTACTTCTTTCCTTTTCGTCTGCGAGTATGCTTTCCACATACCTCACGACTCTTTCATATTCTCTACCTGATGTATTGCTATCAATATATGCTTTTTCTATTAGTTCCTCACCAGTACCATAGAAGCATCCTACACTCCATTTATTGTTTGAGCGAGTCCAAGTAAAATATCTTCCACTGCTCCAAAAGTTTTTGAAGACAATATAGTCCTTATTACTACTGACTTTTGCATTACCCATAATTTTTACACTACCAGAAACCACTGCCCCACCAAATACAACTGCTTCACCACAGATACATGCATCATCAAAAACCCAAGCGTCACCATAGACCATTGCTGTGCCATAAACCCTTACCCTATCAAAGATCTCTACTTTACCATAGACCTCTGCTGCACCACAGATAATCGCTTCACCATATACTGTTGCCTTGCCATATACTTTTGCATCGCTACAAACTGTTGCATCATCGCTAACTGCTGCATTGCCATAGACTCTTGCCTTGTCAAAGACCTTTGCATTGTTATAGACCCAAGCGTTATCAGCTTGAGATAGATTTTCCTCACTTTCTATCCATCCGCCAAGTTCTCCTGCTTTGACAGACCTAAAATCTTTTAAAGCCTTTATACGATGTAATATATGTCCTGCAAATTGCAGGGTTTCTGTAGTTAATTCATATTTGTTCATATTCTCTGTTTTAAATCATCTTAGATTTTATGAATTGTCTGAACATTTATGTTAGACAACTGTAAATATCATTCTAAACACTTCTATATATTTCCATGATAAATTTATCATCAAACATATTAGAAGTGTTTAGATGTGTCTAGAATGAATACGTTATACAAAATCAAGCATCAAGACATCTGAATCACTGGAAACTTCTTTAGTGTATTTATGCAAAAATGTCTTGTTATGCAGCTTTGCATACCAGTAAGGAATCCAAAGAAATCTCTTTTCTTTTAGCACACTTGAATATTTGTGTATTAGAGTTGGGGTATCTGTATCTTTACTATAGTACGTAGCAACTTTTTGTTCATTCCATTTACTCATAATATAAGTATAAGTAATATTTGGATACTTTCCCCTATAGTATCTTACAAGATCTACAAGACTTGCTATCTGTGAGGCAAAATCCTCAGGGATTTTATTATATTCTAACACAAATCTGAGATATATAGTTTCCTTAAAGTATTCTGCAAAGTAGTTAAGATTTGCTACCATATAGTCTATATTCCCTTTATACTCTATCAGACCGTGGGCTATTACAGGTTTTCCGTCTTTAAACCTTACTCTAAAGTCAAAATACTTTGCCCCATCATGAAATTGGGTATTAAGAGTTTTACTTTGACATTTAGCTGCCCAATTAATTAAATACATCCACCACTTGCGACATGGCAAATAGGTTAAACTATTGTGACTTCCTAACATATTTAAAGATTTTTAATCAAAGTTTGTATTTCTTCCTTAACCTTGTCTACAACTTCTATCAGATCTTTCAAATCTGTAGATTTTCCAATTAAGTCTGTTCTATCTTTATCTGAACCATTGACGATAATACGTTGATTGGCATAAGTGTTAAGATAACATACACCATGTTTGTCTTTCTTAACTAGAGCATAACCTTTACAACGAATAGTGGAGTAATATGTACTTGTGACATTATGAATAATTGCCTTTATGTTATTGTACTTTTCTCTATCATGCTCATACATACCGTCAGTCAAGAAAATATATTCTATTTCATCTATCAAGCTTGCAGCTATCTTATCTTCTATTGCATCAATTCTAGCTTTTCTAAGTTTTTCTTTTTCTTTATCATCAGTGATAACCTTTGCTTTATCATCACCAAAATATACAAATTCATTATAGTTATGCCAATTTCCTTGCTGGTCTACATAACCAATTACTTCATGCACATCAAAATCTCCATGGGCTTTGTCCGTCAACCAAGTTTTGACATACACCTTAAAAGGTATAGAAGATGGAGTGTAAGGCATTGTTATTGGATATATCTTGTCGATAAACTTTGATGCACTACTTGAAAATATATCAGAAGTGTTCTCTGCATCCACACAATAGCACCTGTCAATATCTGTATAATAAATATTTCCATCTAAATCTTCTTTTCGGAAAAGACTACTTCTACGAGGACACTGTATAGATGACTTAAGTTTGCAAGCTTTAAGATACTCTTCAGATTCACCCTTATCACCCCTATCCTTATCAATAAAGAAATCATCATCTGTAATAGGTGACAGAGGTATTTCATCAAGTAGTTTCTTGAGTATATTCTTTGTTATACTGAAACTGTAACCACTATGTCCGTCATCTACTAATGATTTGTATGCTTTAAGTGCAGACTGATAACAACTACACCCGTAATCAAAACTCTTGCCATCCCAATTAGGATTTTCCTTTTTACAAGCGGTAGCTATTTCTTTTTCTGCCCATTCTGTCATTGTCATAGTTTTTATTATTTTATTGATTACTATTTTTTTTTTATACCAATTCACTTATAAGTTCTCTTAGGGCTGCTTTGTGTTTATACATGACTTCTTAGTGATCCCTAATAATTTCAAAATCTACAATGTCGGCATACTTTGCTTCTGTGATGAGCATTCCGAAGTATTTGCTAAAATGTTCAGCAATCTCTTTAGATGCACAACCTAGGAACCCGAAAGTAGCATCAGTATAACCCACACCATTGCCAGAGCTAAAGTAACCCAAGCCAGCATAACCACCAGCATAAGCGTTGCCACCAAGAACATTATATTCTTCTCCTTCACTCTTAATCTTGCCTATTACCTCTATTTTACCTGAGTTAATCTCACTCTTATAGTGAGTAGAACTCTTAGTTACAAATGGATTGTAAGGATAATAGATGTAAGAGTCTTCTGGGTCTTTTGTGAGATGCAAATCCTGACCCAAGTTAAGAGCTTTTCTAATAATATTAAGTTGAAACATAGCAGCAGAGGATTTACTAATTTTAGCTATACTAAGTGCAGTGGTTCTAATTCCAACATAATCAAATCCAAGAACTTCACAAGCATCTCTTAAAGATTTGATATTTCTGTAATTATAAAGTAATTCGTCTCTACTAAATGCTTGAAGAGCAACTTCTTTAAGTGTATCATTGCCACTGTTGTACCATTCTACTGCTTTTTCAAGAGTAATTGTTATATTTCTTTCCATATCATTTACTTTGTAAAATATACTGTGTCTATAAAAAGTATAATTTAGTCATTAATAAAGTCCCTAACGTCAATATAATCAATACCGAAATTCTCAGCGCACTTCTTGTCAGAATCTGAAAAATCTCTAGGTTTACCAGAAGCATCCCCTATCATAATACATTCGTCTTTAGACTTTACTTTATATTGATTATATAATTGTTCTAACATTCCAGTATTAGGTTTTCTATAAATATTATCCTTATCCATAGAACAACAATACAAATTATCACTATATGAAAAATTATTAAGGTTATTAATAAAATAACCATGACATATGCCTTCTACAGCCCATATCTTATAATTAAAAAGATGTTTATCTATAAGAGTATTTAAACCTCCTTGATTACTTACTATGAAAAACATATTAAGATTAGGCATCTTCTCTATTATTTTATCTAGTACAGGAAGCTGTATTCTAAAATCTGTAATATCTTCTGGAAATGTTTTACCAGAAATAGTTTTAATTAAAGTATTGTCCAAGTCAATGAACAATACTTTTTTATTTTCAAAATCAATCATCGCACCAACGTTTAAGTTACTCCTTAGCCATAATACTAGCTCTCTGTAGATTTATATCAAGGACTTCACAGGGTTCGCACGTGTTAGAATAAAAATCTAACTATTTTCATATTTTTGTTATTGCTATATTTTCAATTTCCCATTCATCTCCTATGTTGTTTATGCAATTACATGCAGCTTCCTCAAGAGATTTGCCCTCCTTTAAGTCAATTTGTGCATACTTACAGATTGCTACAGAAATGAGAACTTGTTTAGTTAAATTTGTCATAACAATACTTGTTTCATTTTATTATTTCGTAGTTAACATCGGAAGCATTCCAATCATTTAAATCCAAATTGGGAATATTAACATGTAAATTTCTTAAAGCTTGTGAGGCAGTATATAAAGCATTAGTTGGAAGAATAACTTCTTTGTTTGCTTCTTTTAAAATATCTTCTTCTGATGCATCATCTGGAAGGTCTAAATAAAGAGTTCTTTCCAGTGTTACTTTAGTTTTAATTCCAATCATCCTAGTAAGTCTTTATTAGTTGGATACTTAGTACTCTTGACAAAATCGCCATGAAGATAGGCTGTATTCCAGTGCACATTGTCAGGAGGATAAATTGCCAATCCTTCTTTATTGTGACAATCATCCCAGCTATCCAAGAGTATTGATAATTTATATCTCTCTATCATATATTCTTCTAGAAGTTCTAGATTATCTTCCACTTGTCCAGTTACAAAGTAGTATGGATTTGTATCATTGTCCACAAACTTTGAAGGCTCTGTCATTAGAGCCATATCTCTTAATACCTTCTTGCAAGATTCTATTCGATTGTCCAAGTCGGAAATTTCATCTTCTACTTCTATTTTAGAATTGAAAGTTTTTCTATTATAAGATATATTACAAAATAATTCAGTTGACCATCCCATTGTTAACCTCCTCATATAAAGATTCAGGAACCATGTAGGAATTATCAGGGCAAGGATGCCCTGCAATTTCTACACAAAATATACACTCACTCCATCTGGGGTGGTCCATGAAATCTTGAATCTCTGGCCACTCCACTAGTATATACCTCTCCAAAGTTTGTTGAAGCACTGGGGAAGTATTAATCTTTATTCTATTTGTTATTGTTTGCGTTTGCATTATTTAAATAATTTTGAATGAACTCATCTAAATCAACATCCTCAGGACATTCTAAGTAGTCATACTCAATTTCGTCATAACCCATTTTGGAATAATTCATGCCTAACTTAACTAGGTCTAAAATCTCATCACCACTCGGTAATGCCCTTCCAATTATAGCATCCTCAGGACACTCTGATAAATCAGAAACTCCATACAGTTCCTTTCTATCATCAATATCCCACAATTCTTGGTGAGAATCACCAAACGAAAATACTTTCTCAAATAATGTAATATGTTTTTTCATAATGTTAATGAATCCAATGGTCTCCGACAGAAATGTCTGCTCCTAAATGAACATTAGGACAGAAAGGTTTTCCTCCAGCAACCATACATTTAACAAGTACATCTGATATCTCTTTTTCCATTACTTTAGGACATTCCACATTAATTTCATCGTGAACTATTGCACATATTTTAACAATATTTTGGTAGTTATTAGATACAATCCAATTAAAGAACTTAATAAGAGCTAATTTTGTACAACAAGCTCCTCTATTTTGTATTCGATAATTAATAGATTGTTTTTCAGAGGAAGATTTACGTTTGTTAAAACGCTTAACTTCTTGTACAGTGTTGCAGTAAGGAGATTCCTTCTTCATCTGCCAGTAATAACTGGTAAACTCACGATCCTGCATCTTCTCTGTCATCTTCTTCTGCCATTCTCCGTCAAAGATATGTGCACGATGTCCTAGGATAGGATTCATAAGAATATACCCTTTTCTCATTACTTCTTGACGACAATACTGTTGATATTGATATATACCAGGGAAACCCCTCATAAAGTCATTGTAGATTTTCTCTGCCTCTTTTATAGGAAGTCCCTTATTATTAGCTATAGTATGTGCATCTCCTCCGTAATTTACTGCGAACTCAATTCCCTTAGCCTCTTGTCTCTGTTCGTGATATAATTCCTTAATATCCTCAATCCTAGTACTCCTAGGTATAATGTTGGGATAAGACATATAGGCAACTAGGCTGTGAACATCACCACATCCAGTTTCGAATAGATCAATCATAGATTTATCATTAGAAACTGAAGCAATGAGCCTACTTTCCTGTGACTGATAATCTGTAGATAACCAGACATTACCACTTTCAGCAGTAAAGCAAGATCTAGTTACCTCATCATGAGGTAGATTCTGAAGGTTTAGCTTATAAACACCACCTCCGCTACTCATTCTTGCAGTATCAGTTCCTATAGAGTGTATCTCTACATGTATTCTACCAGTTTTTGGATTAACTGCTTTAACCCAGTTCTCCCCATAAGTAGAAACTAGCTTAGAAGCACCTTGATACTTTAAGAAAAGAGGAATAATTGGGAACTGATCTGCTTGAGGAGATAGAACCTTTTCCTCTATGGAATCCTTCTCTTTACCAGTTTTCTTATCAAATGTCTTGGTTTTTATACCAAGTATTTTGAATAGAGGTATAACTTGTTTAGAACTGCTCCAGTTAAGAGTACAAGTATACCCAGCTTTGACAAAACCAAATAAATCAGCATCTACCCACTTAACGAAAGGTTTATACAATTCACGATTACTGTTATACAGATTAACTACATACTGGTTTAGTTCTGAAACAGCTTGATTAAGATTCATCTTATCCCTAGCCATCTTTTCATTCCACCTAGAGAGACTCATGTGGATTCCGCAATATTTGGTATAGGCAACAGACTTTACTGCTTCGCACTCAAACTTTACTGCCCGCTCCAGATTCTGTTTTTGTACTTCCTCCATCTGAGCATTGTAAATGTCTTCTAGCCACATTACATCACCTGCAGCATATACTACAACCTCCTCAGTTAGACCTTGATTAATAATTTGACCTCGAACAGTTTTATCGATATTAATCTTACACCACCTATTAGCTGCTGCCCTTAGAGAATAACTAAGTTCCCAATATTTGATTTCATTGTTTCTCTCATCTCTAACAGGTTCATATCCAAACTGTCCGTCATACAGATCTAGACCTAGAATAGCTGGGAATCCCAGGAATATAAGTTTCTCTATAATCATACCATCTATAACATTCTTTGGATAAATTCCTTGAACATATAGAAAGGTTAAATCAAATTGAATATTCCATCCAAGAAAAATTCTATCTGATTCTAGATAGGTTTTCAGAACTCTCTTTTCCCAATCTGCGAGAGTCGTCCAATCAAAGACAACTTGATTTTCCTTATTTCCTAACTGAAGAGTTAAAAGATCTTTCGTATGACAATCTAGTCCCATAGTCTCAGTATCAAGCTGAACTAATCTTATGGGATCTAGAATCTTCATAGCATCAAGAAAATCTACATACTTATACTTTTCTGGATTAAATAGTCCCTTATTTTTGCTTACTAGAAAGATCATTATAATAGAGTAAAGTAGGATTATTTTTTTGAATATCTACTTTATCTAGACCTCTATTTTGAATCTCTTTGTTGAATTGTAAAGAATTGAAGCCGCTACATACTAAATGGTATCCGTGGACTGTTGGAACTTCATACATTACAAATGGTTCTGAATGGTTACATTGCAATATTAATTCCTTAACTTGGGATAACTCATTTGGATTGTCAACATCTACTATCCATAGTGCCTTATATCCTCTGGCACGAGTACTTCCACACGTACTATCCCAGATATTATTTCCCTGAAAGGCACAGTTCCCAGCTACCAAGTCAGCGTACTTGCGAATACATTCTAGTGCAACCTCTTGAGCATTTCGTACATTTGGATTGATATAGGCTCTAGCATTATTACTCTCACATAATTCTTTTATTCTACTCTCTAAAGAATCAAATTCTTCAAGACTATAGATATAATAAGAACGTATACGTCTATATCCATTCCTTACATGTAGCCCTTCATTTCCATCTTTCTTCCTTTGTATTATTTGAAGAAAGTAAAACTCATTTGAATTGTGAAAGGTTAAATGCTCTCGGAGTTGTTTAAAGTTATCTATCTTCATTTGATATTGAATTATTATATAACGTTCTCTTTCCTCAGACAGTATACTTACGATAAATACTCAATCTATAAGTTTCCACTTATAACATCCTTATATTTATTATAAGTGTTTCTAATAACATTCTCCCCAATAGGGTTCTCTCTTTTAGAATCCCTTGCAATACACTCTTCTAAAGGAGTATCAAAGAAGGTCTGGTACTTAATGTCATAGTGTAAATCAATTTGAGATAGTGAAATCCACTTATTAAACTCTTCAACTATTTCCTTAATTTCGTTAAGGGTCTTCTGATTAAGATTCATATTATCTAATACAATATCATATCCCCCTAACATTGCCTCATTAAGGAAACTGTTATGCATTGCCTTTACAAGAGGTTCTCTACTAGGAACCCAGTAAATCCCGAACATATTTCTTATATCATCTTGATTAAATCTTACTCTATGTTTAGGATCTTCTTTGACCCAGTTCTTTGCCCATGTAGTTTTTCCAGAGCCTTGAATACCTTGTAAAATAATTAAATCATGTTTCATAATAATTCAGATAATTCGTTTTTATATTTATTTCTAATATGATTAATAGCACTATGCTGGATTTGGCGGATTCGCTCTCCTCCAATTCCAAATCGATTTGCTATTTCATCATTAGACATGGCTTGTACTCCAATTCCAAAGGACATTCTAAGAACATCCTGCTCTCTATAAGAGAGTTTAGATAAAATTCGTTCTATTTCAATGATTAAATCACTCTTTAAAGCAGTTGTATCTGTAGATTCTGAGTTATCATTTGGAAGTACATCCAGCAAACAACTTACATCTTCATCCCGTAAAGGACTTTCTAAAGAAACAGACCTGTAAGTTGAGGCTAAAGACATGTTTATCTTCTTTCTATTAAGATTAGTCTCTTCCTCTATTTCATCCATAGAAGGAGCTCTACCATTCTTCTGCTCAAACCTCTCAGACATTTTATTTATCTTACTCATATTAACTACCTGACTCATAGGAACTCTAACAGTTCTACACTGTTCTGATATAGCTCTCATAATAGATTGACGTATCCACCAAACGGCATAAGAAATAAATCTATATCCTCTAGTTTCATCAAACTTATAAGCAGCCTCAAGCATTCCAATATTTCCTTCCTGAATGAGATCAACTAAGTCAAGACCTTTATTCTGATATTGTTTTGCAACAGAAATCACAAATCTTAGATTAGCAGTTACTAATTCATTAGCAGCAGCCTTATCTCCAAGTTTTATTCTCTTAGTAAGCTCTACCTCTTTTTCTGGAGTAATCATAGATAGTTTGGATACATCCTTGAAATAAATTCCCAAGGATGCATCCTTTCTATCTGTTATAGATTGAGTGATTTTAAAACTCTTCATTAAAGAGTAATATTATTTTTTACTTGATACCTAGTAGTATCTTCGCGAAGTTGTCTAGCCAGGAGCGCATCAGCTACAGCTACTGAAGCTGCAGTACTATCATTTCTTAATGTCTTAGTATAAGTGTCAATATAAGAATAGTTAGCTGTAATATTTCTAGAGTCAGATACAGATCTCATTTTGATACCAAGTCTGTTAGCATCCCTGAGATCTTGGAGGTTAGTTCCCATATAGACGAAAGTCCAGCTGTACTTCTCTTCCTGGTGTTTAATTTTCTTCTTAACAACATCAAAATCATATTCCTTAGAAGCATTTTCCTTACCATCAGTCATGATTACTATTATGTTCTTAGAAGGACGCTCAGACTCATCCATATCAGAGAGCCATTTACCTATCTCATCTATAGCGGTTCCTACACCATCGTTCATAGCTGTACAGCCCCAAGGAGAATAGGTAAGTCTAGGAACTTCATCTACTGGCTTGCCTATATAATCCTTCTTAACTGTATTTGAGAACCTATATAGAGAAATAATACATTCTCCATTCTTTTCCTTTTTTTGTTCATCAATGAGTTTCTGAAAACCTTCAATAACATCATCAATAGAATTGTACATAGATCCACTCTCGTCTAGTACAAAACAAATGTGTAATAAATTACTTTTCATGCTTCATCCTCAATATTAGTTTCACCTTTATCCAATAACTCTTGTTCTTTATTTAAGAATCTAAAGCACTTAAGCTTAAAGGCATGGCTAAGTCCGTCCTCTAACTTAATTACAAGTCCCTCGTGTGGAACCTTATTTCTACAGTGTGGAGAATCTTTCTCCATATAGAACTTAGGATCATTTGCTAATCTTTCTAGGAAGTTCTCATTCCAATGATTTGCAATATCCAAGTCAGGGTATAGATTCTTTGCTTGTCCAAAATAGCATTCCTCAACTGGAGTAAGGCCTACTTGTGCACACCACTGCTGAACTTGACGAGGAGTATATTCAAATACTTTACCATCTACATTAGTATAGGTAACTCTATAAATACGAACCTTAAAGTGTTTCTCAGGAGTATATGTTTCTCCTTCATTAGGAGGAACACACCCATAGTCGTACTTCTTCTGAATAAATCCTCCATTAGGGAGATAGCCTACTATTTCATAATATGCAGTCTGACCCTTAGCAAGACACGGACGAACAATCTTGTCAGCCTCAGCCCAAACATCAACGCCATAGAAACCTTCCCGTACACCAGGATTATAGATTCTATTCTTAATTACCGTCCTAGATGCATACAAGTAATCATACTTATTAAATTCTTCACCAGTAAGCCACTTAGCAATCTTCTGCCTCCAAGTTAGTTCCTGATTACAAAGCACGTATGCAGAAATTCCAGAAGTTCCATGGATTTTATAAGAGAGTTGAATCCATGCATCTGGAGTAATTACATAAGGACATTTCTTAATAAGAGTTGTGTCGTAATGGAATCTAAATTGGGTGTCAATGACCTTGTCAAGTCCCTTTGGGACCTTCTTGGAGATCCTACCAGTGCTACCGCCCTGTGAGGTTTGTCTCTTTGCGACATATTTCTTACTAATCCAGAACTCTTTGCCGCCGTGTGACACTGCGTCGAACTCAATACCTTCTTTGATTTCATTGATTTCATGATTTGTTACAGATACAATATAATTCTGAAGTACAACTATTGGTAAGATAAATCCTTCAGATAGTTCGCCTCTAAGCTTAATTGCCTTTACTCGTCCATTATCGTCAAACATTCCAGATTGTTCTGGATCATTATTTAACTCTTTGTGTCTATAGAGATTAGCAAATCTTAGAAAATCTCCATTGATACAGGATAAGGCTGGAAAATAGACATACAAGCCTGGTTGTGCATCTATTCCTGTAATAATGTTAAATCCATCAATAGTACAACACTTGAGTCGTGTTACCTCTGGATCATTGTGCTTTCTGAAATTTGTAATGTTTACAATCTTAGAAAGATAATTCTCACTTGCTCTTTTACTTTTAATTAATTCCATCTTATTTAATTATTAATCCACTAGATTTAAAAAATTCTACTAAATATCCAGCATAGGTATTTGATTCTTCTTCGGAATAATCACCTTTAGAATGCCATTGGAAAGCATGAAGTAGTTCATGCCAGAAAGTATTTTCTATTTGTTCTTCTTTTAAAGAAATTACTGTTCCGTTATCATCTTTGACATTTGTTGCTAATTTGATTTTATCAGTTATACAACAATACTCTCCGAAATTTTGATCAGGAAGTGTATCCACTAGTTCAATAGTTATTTCTTGACTATTGATCGTAAATTTTTCAGGTATTCTCATAGCCCAGTTTGATCCGTAAAGAAATTAATATTACCAACTCCCACTATGTGAGCAGAGCCTTGCTTGTCAACGTAGTAATTTACTTCTCCATCAAAGTCAGGTATAGTAGTTACACACAAATCGTGAGATGCAATCCATTCATCTATATCTGGATTATATTTTCTTACTTCATCTAGATTAAAAACGGAAACTAGTCCGGCGTCTGCGCAGAAGTTACCAAGTTCAGAGCAATGGATTCCATAATCTTCTCCTTTTTCCTGAGCTTCTATAAAGTTATTAATTACCTTATAAGGGTCTTCGGTAATCTCATATGTAGTGCAACTCCAATCTCCATAAATAGTACTCTCTGTAATATAATTGTGAATACCTAAAACCTCCATATTATATCCACAATCGCATCTTGTCCAATCATCCTGCATATCTTCAGTACACTTTTTAACAATATAACAAGGGTCTGTAATTATTATAGTTCCTTTAAATTTCATAACAAATTTTCAATATAATTTCTACTTTCTCCCTTAAAGATAGGGATTTCAGTATCAATAAACCATGAATATACTCCATCTACTTCTCTCTTAATGCAGCAACTTCCTCTCTGTAAGTGTACTGGTAACTTATTCCAATCTATTTGCTTCTCCTCAAGGAGTTTTCCCAGAATTTGATCTGTAGAGAGTCCTTGTAATTCTTTATGGGAAAAGTTAGCTTGTCCCACAGAATTTATACTGTTTCTAATTGCATCTTGCTGTCGCCATAAGATACAATTAGTCACTTCTTCTTTAGGTATATTAAAGCATCTTGAATCAAACAAAGCTCCATTGTAAATAGAATTGATATGAGCATTATTTATGTCAGTAGAGTGACTAGGTGCATACAGTGCACATTGTTTAGCAAAGGATCTATTGAAAGCAAGAGTAGCTATTGATGCGGAAACACTACATACTTTTTGAATATCATAGTCAAACCAGGCAGCAGTTTCTAAGTTCTTATAGTCAGTTAAAACCAATGTAATTTCATCAGATTGTGTATATCCTAGTACACAACCCTGAATCTCTTTACATAAAGTTAACATAGTTTGCTGCATAGCTTCAATAAGAATATCATCAAAAGGTTTCTTAAAACCCCTTGTAAAGGTATGAAAAGCTTTTCCGTCTAATCTTATAATTACTGGAGTTCTACGAAGGAGTTGAGTCTTAGCTCTATTCTCGTAGTTCTCTTTCATTCTATCCCCTAAATTATCTTTCTTCATACAGTTTATCAAGTGTTATAAGTACTAAAGCTTCTCCAAGTGTTAAAACAGAATAGATGGATATAAAGCCATCATAATTATCCACAATAAAACTCCAAGAGTAGCTCCTGGAATAGCTAACAGCTTGAAGTTTTCAATAGTACATTTATCCATAATTAATCTTCTAAGTCGAATCTAAATATTCTTAATTTTGGTTGAGTTGGGATGCCATCATCTGAATAGTTAAAGAAAGTACACTCAGCTTTATGCCCTCTATACTTATTATCAAAGTTCTTAACATATTTAGCTTTGGTAGCCCTGTCGCCAACCGGCATAGCTTCAAATGTTCTTCCATCTTCTAGTGCACATGTAAAGGTCATGTCTTCTGAACCCCTAAGACCAAGCTTATATCCAATGACCATAAAATCCTCAGACTTATATTGCTTAATCTTTATAAGATTATTACATCTAGAACCTGGTTTATAAGGTTTGGAAGGATCAGTAATTACAGCACCTTCAAATCCTTCAGCTACCCATTTATCATGAAGAGCCTTCATATTATTCCAACCTGAAACATATTCATGCAATAAAAGACGAATTGGAACATTATGTTCATCATCTTTAATAGATAGATACATAGGAATATCATAATATTCACATATCTCTATAAGAAATTTATATCTAACTGAAGCTACTATATCAGGATTATCTGTATCATAACAATCATAAATCCAATATTGTAACCAGTCACAATCATATGCATTTTTCTCCATTCTGGCAGCTCCACTTATTTGTTGAAGAGTTTTACCTCTAACAAAAAGTTCACCATCCAGAATTACAGTAGGATGTGTTTCAAAGAACTTTAAAAGCTTTGGATCTTCACGTAGGTGAGTAGTAGCGGCATCATAATCCTCTCCTCCTCTACTTGCAGTATGAATTTCTCCATCCTTATAATAGAATAAGGCTTTTACACCGTCAAGTTTTCTACTTATAAGCCATTCCTTATCAAATATTTTAGGATTAGTGACCTTATCTGCTTGTTTAGCAAGTTGGGGTTTAATTACTCCATATTGATTAGTCTTAACATCTCCGAAAATTGATTGAAGCTCATCAAGGGTATATTCCTTAGGATGTTTTTCTACTTCAACATATCCCTTGTCTAGGAACTTTTTGGTTTCAGAATTGAATTGAAGAGTATATTGCTCCTTCCAAGTTCTTTTCTGTTTAGTTCTATCTACAATAATCTTAGGCGATAGTGTGGTCTTACCGCCTACCTGACCATAGCTACGCTGTATTACGTAGCCATGTTCAGGTTCATGCCATTCTTCATCGCATTCAACTACTGCGAAACGAAACTTTCCAGTTGATGCTTTACCAAGGAGATACTTAATCATTTTTGATTGTCCTTAACTAAATTCCAAAGATCCTCTACTGTATCTGTGGGGATTTCCTTTCCATTTTCATCCCACATCTTAAATTCTGAATTTCCAGATTTTTCATACATCCACCAGTATATGTCATCTACTCCATCCTCATTAAATAAGAAATCTAAGGTTTTATCAAAAAGTATAGCTGCATACTCTACCCAATCACTCTCAAAGAGTGTAGGTACATTAAGAGCTTCTGAGACTTCATCAACTCTATTAGACCACTTCTGTTGTTTCAAAATAAGATCAATAAATTCTTCCTTAGTTATCATTTCAACTATTTTTATTTAAACCACCAATACAAATCATTTGATCTTTTGTTATGGTTTCGGCAATTTCCTTATTACTATTCCATCCAGTCATAAAATCAATAGTTGGAATATTAATTGCGATACCACTACGTAGGTATACGGTCGTTATACCATTTCCTTTATCTAACCATCCCTCTATTGCTTCTGTTTTAATAAATCCTTTCATTTAATACCAAGTTTCAAAGTATATGTCTTCTCCTTCTTCTAGAGTATCGAACTCAGGAAGTAACTTGTCTTTAACGTAGTCCCTAACTACTTTTACGTCATTATAGTAGTAATCATTATAGTCTGTACTTCCAAAGAAGAATCCAGACATAGTAGGAAGCAATTCTGGACCTTTTGAGTGGTCCTTCAAAACTTCCTCGCACTTAGAAAGTAATTCTTCTGCATCTTCTCTCTTGATTGCCAGAGGAGTCTGATTTGGAACATCAAACCCCTTCTTCTCAAAGAATCTTACTAGAAAATTAACTTTTCTAAAGTAACCAATTTCTGAACGTTTCTTTTTAGTAAGAAATATATCGAGTCCCATAGCTTATTTTGATCCAGTTGAATTAAAACCTCCATCTCCTCTCTCAGTTTCATCTAAAGATGTTACTTCATTCCACTCAATGTGGTAAACAGGCTCTAGAATACCTTGACAAATACGCTCCCCATCCTCAATGTATACATCCTCCAGACCAAGATTAATCACTGGGAGACGCCATTCTCCACGGTAATCCGCATCTATAGTAGATGGAGTATTTATAAGCGTTAAACCTTTCTTTATAGCCATACCACTTCTTGGACGGAAACTTACCTGCCATCCTTTAGGAATAGCAGTAAATATACCAGTAGGAAGTAAAGCTCTAGACCTTGGGGCAATTCGAATCATCGGAACTGTATGTCCTTTACCAGACCAAATAACCTCGGCATCTCCGAAACCCTTAATAGGAGTGTCTGGGGTAACACAACTTAAATCAACTCTAATGTCAAAACCAGCAGCATCCGTTGTTTCGTACTTAGGAAGAGGGTTGTTAGACTTGTTAATTACGTTTACTACTATTTTATTTTCCATTATTGTTTAAGTATTTAATAAGAGAATCAATTACATCTTCCGCTTCTGTGTAAAAAGCTTTAATTGGCTTTTCATTATCTAATATAACTGCAAATGGATCTAATTTGGCTCCGTAGTAGGATTTAATCCTCCATGCTTCCTTTTTACCCTTCTTAGCTAAAGAATCGACAAAATGAAAAATCGGAGTATACTTAGAAGTATCTCCGATTCTATCAAGCTGACTCTTGTCATTGTAAACAACAATAATGTCTGTCATAAAATAAACAATATAGCAGCACCACAGATTAATCCAATGATACTGTCAATAATCAGAACAAACATAGCTTTCTTTTGAAACTCCTCTAAATTATCTCTTAATTGATAAAATAGATCTTGTGCAAGCTCATGTTTCTCCTGACTTCCTATTACACACAGCTTACTTAAGCTAAGTATGATTAAAATAATTGCCCATATCTTCATGATTCTTTCCAAAATTTATTTGTAATGTTAAGCAGCTCGTTTTTACTACCTTCATGAACTACCTTATACATAATCTGATTAGTATTAGGATTGTTTAGAGGGCCAAATTGCTCAACATATGGTCCAATCTTGATAAAATCAAAATTACTAAGTTCAATATCCTTACTGAGTTCTTGTCTGCCACTATACCAAGCTACTTTAAGGCTTGGGAACTGCTCTTTAATTATACTTGCATAGACATTTACTGATAAAGGGTCAGCATCTCCTCCCATAAATGCTACGCAAGTGATACCTTTATTCTTATGTATAAGAGAGATTAGGTTATCATATCTAAGCCTTTCACCAATATCCTCTGCTAAATAAGGGGAATGACAACCAGGACATTTACAAGGACAATTAGAAATGTTTATTGCTAGAGAAATCTCATCTGGGACTTCTGCGAATACTACCTCATAATTAACGTATTTAAGCATACACTCACATTTAATATTCTCTTATTTCCTTAGAATCTAAGTTCATAATGAAACACTTCCTACAGTCCAGACAAGCAAAGTCAGGTTGAATTATTTCTTTATTCATTTGAGTATGTCCAAAGACTTGATAGAGGTTAGGTATATGATCCTCTGATGCATACTCTCTAACGTCTCCCCAAAGGATTCCTCCAACTTCCGAAAATCCTCCCCTCCAAGGAGATATATCAGTTAAGGCTTTATGATCAAATTTTAGGTTCGGAATATCCTCTATAGAGAGATTATTAACCTTTAACCACTTAGGAAGAACTCCAGCATGGCTAAATAGAATGTCATTAATATGATAAGCAACCTTAAGATCTAGCTTCTTTAGAAGGGAAGTAACTTCATTGTAATTGTTATAATCAACTCTATCAGCAAACCCATCCTTTATAAGGTAGTTACCATCATGGTTTCCTAAAAGGCAGATCACTCTGGACTTGTTATTCTCATAGAAATTTACAAGGACTTTTAAATTTTCCAAGGAATTATTTTTACTCACCTGCTGAGGGTATGGGTCATGGTAATCTCCTAAGAAGACTACCTTCCCCTCCCATTCTCTGCAAGGTTCTTTCCAGAAGTCACGCCCATGAACATCTGGAATCACTAAAATTTCATTTTTCATACATTAATACCTGAGTTAAATAATTAATTGCAGCAAGCTCGGTGTCATGGAGTTTGATAGGAGTACCGTTAAGGTCTATGTCCCATCCTTCCCCGTTAGCCCACTCAGTTACAGCTATGTAATCACCCTTTTTAGCTACATAACTATACTTATTTAAATCATCCAAAACGGACTTAAGATTCTTTCTTTCCATTATAACGTACTGTAAGTTCTTTTTCCAGCCTCTATTTTCCTATCAGAACCAAAGGCTGTAATCGGTCTTAAATAACCAATAATTCTTGTATATTGAGTAATATGAGAGCTTCCACATTTCGGACATACCTTTATAGGACGCTTAGTAATGAAGTGACAATCATCACACTGACTATTTGGAATGTTAAAAGTGAAGTAATTGGTTCCCTGACTTACTGCAAAATCAATAAGCTTAAGATATTGTTCCTTGCTTAAATGGTCTTGTAGATTGCAGTGAAGTGCAGAACCTCCATCGCAATAAGAGGCAGTTTGCCTTCCATGTAATATAAACTTGTCAAGAACAGATGTATTATCGTGAGCGTTATAGAAATAGGAATTATAAAGATTCTCATCTTCGGGAACCCAATATCCGTCGGATTTATCCCAGCGATAATTCTTACCTCCTAAAGACTCAGCAGGAACACATTCACTATTAAATAAGAAAGGTCTCTTCTTATCGTGAATAGAATGTTTCTTGTTCTGTTCCTTGATGGTTCCAAGGACTAATTGTAGAAATTGAATATATTCTGGATTGTTAGAGACTTCTAAACCCAAGAATCTGGCAGCCTCATTTAGGCCATTTATACCAATTGTACTATACAAGTCCTTTATATTAATAAATCCTCCATTAGAAGAGGCATAAGCACCTTTACTTTCCCACTCATAAAGCATAGTCTTGTAAGCAATATGATACTTATAAACTCTCTCTAAGATTGAAGTAAGATACCTTACAAATTCTGACCTATGCACAGAATCATTCCAGAGCTCTTTCTCCACTACCTCCTCATGCTTACAAGGTCCAAAGTAGTTTTGAATAATTCTGTTTACATTCAAAGTAATAACATTGGCACTTCCGGTCTTGATTCCAGTCATACCAGACGTAGGACTGAAGGTATTTTCAGCTAGCTCATTTCTAAGTCTGCAGCATGAAGCAAGACTATCTGCGCTATCAGATATATAAGTGAAGAAGGAATGACCCTTAGCATACATCTCAGCAGTTAAATCCTTGTAATCCTTATCTATGATATCCCCTGTTTTTGGATCATATACCATAGCCATAGTTTCTACTGGGAATGCTACAAGTTGTCTTAATCTCCACTGATTAAACCAATTCATAAACAATCTCTGCAAAGCATCAACTGCTTCCCATTCAGGTTGAGTACCATCTGGATAGTAGAAGGTTCCAAACAATGATGAGAAGTAAGTACGGTCATAATATGAGATATTGGTAAATGGGCTTTGATAACCTCTATTACCTGCAGGCTGATTGATTCCACAAACAAATTGCTTGAATGCTTTTTCAATCATATTTCTCATAGTTCTAGACTTTTTGCAGTTGCTAGATGTAACTACATCATCTAAATGTTCATACCACTTTTCTCCATATTCAGCAACGATATAGTAATTTAAGGCAATGAAATACGAACCAACTGCTACGGCTCCCTTACATTGAGCAGATAGAGTAAATATAGAATTTACTAATTGCCCACTGAAGGACTGCAAGTCATTTGGTTCTGATGGAGTAGTTTTATCCAGGACCCCGCATCCTTCCAACATTAGAGGATATAAGGATACAGCCATACAATATTGTTTTAGAGTTGGAGTTGAAGCCTCATCATGAATATAAATTTCATGTCCTTCTATATCTCTCTCATAATCATATGCAACCTCTGGATACATCTGCTTAAGCTTCCTCTTCATCCTATACCTCTGTATAGTTCTAAAGTCATCCTTAAATACCTCTGGTTCAAGAGTTGCAACATTCTTGGCAGAAGTATTTGCATTTCCATCAGTGTTGGACATAGTAGCAGCATTTTCATTACTATCTATATATTCGTCCATATAATGAATTTTCCGCCAAAGCATTCTAGCTCTTGATTGCTTATCCTTATAAGATCTATAAGCAGCAGCTACATCAGGATAATCATAATCTCCGAGGAGTTCAATTATTTGATCTTGAATATCCTCTATACTGATTGTATCCCAGATATTAACTGCTTTTGCAATATTCTTAATAACATCTTCACTAACTTCTGTCTCACAAGACATGAAAGCCTTACGTATAGCACTTTCTATTCTGCTAATATCAAAAGACTCTAAATTTCCTTCGCGTTTTGTAACTCTATACATGATTTACTTAGATTAATATTTAGTAAATATAATAAAAGTTATTGAAATTTTAAAATCTTAAGATAAATGTAGAATATTTCTAAGGAGCAAGGTCTTCTCAACTTTATTTACTATATCCCTTGTGTCTGCATTACTTATAAGTTCTGTAAATGCATTATACACATTAAACATAGATGTACTTTCTCCCTCTCCTACAAAATAAGGGGAATCTTCTTTCTCATAAAGAAGTTTATATGCATCAATAGCAGTATTGCTAGCAAGTTTTACCTTTCCAAATCCCATATTATAGGAGCACGCTATTGTTTCTCTTACCCACATTCCTAGATTTTCGTTAATTAGACGATTATCATAGGGTACTTCAGTAGATTTTAATTTATCTAACCATACCTTCAAGGTAGAGGTTTGTTCCATAAGAGGTTGAATACATCCAAAATCTAAGGGTTTCTCTGGTTCTATTTCCTGTAAATCTAGAAAGGATGGATTAAATACACATAAGTTAAGACATGCCATATTTAAAGCTCCTCTATAAATCTTAGCTACAGGCTTCCTAGTATCAAGTCCATAGACCATACCTATAACCTCGTTATGATTATCAATGCTAAATTCCTCTGGGAGAATTGCTTGAATCCAAACTCTATTAAAGACAGTATCCTCAGAGTTGAGATCTTTTTCTCTTGTAAGACTCATCTGGTCAGGTAGCTTTGCTTGGATTCTAAAGTCCTTAGTAAACTTGGACATTCTTTCCAAAAATGGAGTGACATAAGCTTCCGCGCTCAAATACTCTTTTCCACGTATAACCGTGGCTTTTCCTTTTAATAATTCATTAAGGTTTAATTCCATTGACTAAAATATCAGATTGATTGTGAAAATATATCTACTATCTAAGTAATCTCCATAATCTGGTTTATCTGTATTCAGTCTAAAAAAAAGATCAGGAGAGAACACTGTTCTCTCCTTATAATTAAAATAGGTCATCCACGTTTACCTCGTCAAGAACTTCCTCCGGTCCCAATTGTTCTTCCAAATCTGCTGGTCGAGCTTCTTGAGCATTAATGGCTTCGTTAATCTCACCCAAATTCCTATTTAAATATTCATCTAGCTCTTTACGAGTAATTCCTTCAAGAACCATACACTGTGCTTTAGATAAATATTCAGTACCATTATAGGTAACTGGCTTACAATTCTTATTTGGTTTATATACACCAAAGGCATATTTATTTTTTATTGCCCTTCTTACTTTCTTTCCTTTTACCATAATAATTTAATTTCTAAAGATTTTCAAATGTTCCTCTAATAAGATTACTTCCCACAAATAAGTCATAAGACATACCATAGGAATTTCTACTAAAGTTATAATTAGAATAATCGGAAGCTCCAAAGAGACTTAAAACATTTCTATAATCTAATCTCTTGCAAGAGTTTAAAGAATTAGAATGCAAATCTCCTTTTATAAAATGAATATTATCTTTATGAATACCCATTTCATGAAGCCACTCATAGAGCATAATCTTGGACTTATCATCAAGATTTAGAGGAAGACCTCGTTTCATATATTGATCATCCTTGCCATGACAACATATAAAGGTGTTGTCATTAAACTCAAATATTCCAAAGAAATCCTCCCAAAATGTAGTTTTTATATTTGGAAATTTAGCATTTACTGTTGCAATCAGTGCTTTATTACACATATATTCGTAGTTGCCTCCATGATTACCACAAGGAACTGAGTATAGGTTTATGTGAGAACAGAATTTATTTTCCTTCTCTACTAGAGATCCTATAAACCATAACAAGAGCTCTATGAATTTGTTAGCTTGCTCTCTGGCATCCATATTTTCAGGAAGGTCATGATCAAGCCTTGCTGTCTTACCATATACTCCTGCGCAGTCAATATTATCTCCCATTAGCACAAGATTGATAGTATCAAAAGTTCCAAATTGATGAAGTCTCTCCAGAATTTCAGCGAGCCTTCTCTGAGCCTCAACAAAACCATACTTAACATTCTCCTTATAAAGGGAACCTGTGGTTAAAGCAGCTCCTAAATGAAGGTCAGAAAGATAAAGATTTATACTTCTTCCTACCTCCTTTCTCTCTTCTAAAAGAATAGGATTAAGATTTTCTGGAAGCTTTACTTTAAATTCAGACAGATCCTTCATCTGCCTTTTAAGTTCTATATTCTCTTGGGCATACTTCTTTAGAAGCTTTTCCGTATTTTTAATTTGGTCCTCTTCCGCTTTACGGAGAAAGCTATTCTCCTTCTCACGAAGTTGAATTTCTCTAAGTTCATCCTCACTCAATTCTTCAAACATATGAGGAGCAAATGGAGCAGATGCTTTAGTGATATTAAACGCACGAAGGATTCTCTTAAAGTCTATAAGAGACAGGTCCACAAAATGTCTTGAGATAACTCTCTGAGTTAGAGAGTCTCCATAGTAAGAATAGAGTCTATGAATAGTATTCATTTCCTCCCTAGTTAGCTTACCAGTTAGAGGTGCCTTGTCTCTTCTAAAGATTTGATAACTATAGAAGTTAATCCTTCCATCTTCTCCTCTAAGAATGGAAGTTTCTGCTCTATCATCCGTCTCAATCACTTCCTTCAAAGACTTCCCTTTCTTAGAGACTACTTCACTATACAAACGAAGCAAAGTCTTTACTTCATCAGTTTCAACATCATTCTGCTTCTTAAGAGTAGAGATAGCTCCAACTATACTATTATAGTTAAGTCCATTTTTCTCACAGAAAAGATGTAAGTTCTGTCCGCTATTTTTCGCTGCGGTTAATATTTCAGTATATTTTCTAACAGTAGAATGTTTCATTATTTTTAATTGATTTATTCAATTTTATGTCAAGCTATTATGCTAAAAAAAAAACGGGCAGTCGTTTCTCAACAACTGCCCTTAATATAGGATTTAGATATGGAATTAACCTCTTTCAACTCCGAATACAAGATAACTACCAACACGAGAACTCTTTGAAGGAGTATACTCAGCTTCAAATGCGATTGGCTCACCGTCAACTACCTGCTTTGTATATGTGCAGATAATGTTGCCCTTAAAGCCTTTATCTACATACAAACTCTTGGCAATTTCCTTAGCCTTAGCCTTAGTTTCATTTGTTTCAGCAATAACTGAACCAGTAGCCTTATCAATCAACTGATAAGTAGTCTTGTACTTACGAGCACCAGATTCATTTTTCTTATCGTGGATACTATAAGGACGCTCACGGCTATCAGCAATAGCTGACTCCAATGTGATTGAGAATCCTACGCCAGCAACATTCTTAGATTTCTTAGAAAGATAATCAAGCATAAACTGTTTCTTGTCAGCATCAGTTACGCCGTTTACCTGCTTTTTCTTCCAGATTTTGTAAGCCTGTGTAGCATCACCCATAATGTCAAAAGGAGCTTTTGCGAGTGCTTCATCCTTAGTTGCTCCAGTTACTTCCATTCTCTTAAAATTCATAATTTGTGTCATAATTCAATAAAATTTAAAAAATTTAAAACCAAAAAACATTAATTCGTATCAACATCTTTCATCTAACATTACAAATATATTATTCTTTATTGAATTACCAAAACAATAATTTGTAAAGTTTATCTTAAGCTCTAAATTTTACCTCATCTTCTTTCGTTGACTTTGGTAAAGCAAATATAATATATTACTCAACCTATGCAAACGAAAAGTGACTATTTTATTGTTAACAAATGTTAACAAAATTATCTGCACAAAATAAATGAATCTACCTACTTATAATTAAAACGGAACATAAGTTGACAGAATTTCCTTTATTTTATTAGGAATATCTTTGTCGCTTATTCCAAATGTAGGAAAACTTTTACAGCCATAAGAAAAGTCTTCTACAACCACCGCAACTCCTTTTACAAAGTCTTCTGGTAAGCTATCTTCAACTATCTTCCTTATAACCTGATAAGCTGTCACATCTGGCTTCTTTTGCTTTAGCTTAAAAGTTAGATACCCTATAAGGGAAATCAATGCAAACTTAGCATTTATGTCCGTTTCTAAATATCCCAATGAGTAGTAACGGTTATACAACCGCTGCATATCCTGGTACGGGGGAGTAGTTATAACATCCATGGCAATATCCATTATATGAATCTATATCCTTTATTGTAATAGTAGGCTACAAGTCTTAGAAGAGCTTTAAATTCTTCCCACCCTCTTGTAAAGTCAGCTTTTGTAACTTCATATACCTTAGTGTAATACTTTGGTATAGTAGATACAACTAAACAGTTGGAACGAATTGTACAATTCTCCATACCATAATGCTTCTTAGCTACAAGAGATAATAGCCAGCTATACAAGGATAACTCCCGATGATAGTGAAACCTCTTAAAATTGTTAGGAAATTCTGAAACTATTTTCCCAATAGTCTTGACATCATTAACTACAATAGTATTAGTTTCTTTGTCAATAGTATAGTTATCAAGTTTAGCCTTTAGTTTTAACACGAAAGGATCACATCCTGGAACTATAACTTTGACGTCAAGCAAAATTGCCTGTTCATTCTCAGAAATAGGATCTTCCAAAAGTCCTTCAGGATGAAGTAGCTTCTGGATACTCTCGTTTTCCTTTAAAGCTCTTACACACTGTAAAACTCTTTCTCTACCTTTAGCATCCAAATAAATTGGAGTGCTATTTAAAGGAGAAGATTCATATTTCTTTCTACTTTCCCAATAGTCTGAACACTTTGAGAGCAGGGCATCTTGTTTCTCTTTATCAAATTTGCCCTTGTAATAATCAACTTTATCAGATGCTTTTATAAGAGCTTCTGAGCTTAAAGAAGGGTTTTCCTTATACTCTTTAAAGAGTTCATCTGCCATAAAACCTGCTTTGGCAGTAGGTCTATCTACACTTGTACACATGTGGAATAACTCTGGCTGAAGAGTAAGTTCATGAACAGCACTACCAAAAATTAAGGCATCACTGTACTTATTATGCTTTCCCAACCCCTCAAAGAAAGCTTTAGGATCATTGTCTTGATCTGGATTTATAAGAGACAATCTAGAATTGCTTATATAGCCGTTGTATTTCTCACTAAAATACTCTACATCATCTATCTTCTGCAATCTTAAAGTATCTAATAGAGGTATAATCTGAATCTGATTTAAATCAGCCAAACTTATCATATACTAAATCTTTAAAGTTAGGATATAGCGTATCTAAGAATAGATTATAACAATCCTCTATTTCCTCTTCTCTAAGACTAAAGATCCTTCCAACTGGACCCCACTTTCTATTGTGCTTAGCATCCATTAGTAAACAGGGTATCCCGTGCAAGTTAAGGTCTATGAAATTTGAGATACTATCATCAACGAAAACATCAACCCTACCTTTAATCCTGGGTGCTTTACTAGATACCTGACAGTAAACCTGATATATAGGAGCTATTGGTAAATCATTCAATTCCAAAAACTTCTTAGACCAAGCTTTAGAATGCACTCTCTTGGTACAGTACAAAGTAGGCATAAAGTCTGGACGGTTGATAACCGGAAGATTTAACCAAAATTCTCTATCCTTTATAAGGATCCTGTTTACATTTCTAGTGATCTCACTATCCTTATGAGGAGTACCAAAGCGCTTCAAATAAGGATTTATAAAATCACAGACTGTATCATCAATATCTAGTCCTATTCGTAATCTCATAATTCTTCTATATCAGTTATTGCCCCAATAAGAATATCCTGACTATTCAAATCTTCAATGAAATCACGATAGGAATCACATTCAGAATAGTCTGCAAATTTTTCCATAATTTTGTCCTGACAATCAGCATTAGAATTTGCGATTATCCTAAGGTTATATACCTTTGAATTTGAGATATTACATACTGGAATTATATATTTATTCATTACTTGTCCTGGTCTTTTAGACCATGAACATTATTTGTTTCCATATTCATGGTAAGTTTTTAACAACTTATAAAAAAAGTCTATATCAAGAACAGCTACTGTTCCTTTACTATTCTCTCCTGCTTGGGCTGATTTCTTCCAAACTAAGACAAAGTCACGAGGATCTGTACACTCATCTTTTATGTCAAAGTAATTCGGAAATTTAGCATAGTGCTTGCACTGAATTGCAACCTCAAGTTCGTGGTTAATATCTGCGATATCGACTTTAGAAGCGTCTAAATTCTTAGACTCTCCAGCAGCTCTACATACCCCGCCATAACCAATCTCCTTTAGTTTATTCACAACTTCTGCTTCTAAGCCTGCTCCTTTGTTCTTGGATTTCTTGGCTCTATAGTGTCTAGCAGTAGTATCATTTAGCCATTCAAAGGTGGTTTTATCTTTTCCACCAGTTCCAGGCTTATTACACCTAATCTTAATAGCTGCAACAGATATTCCTGTACTATCACTAGCCTCCTCTATAGATGTAAAGTCTTTAGAAGTTCCATCCTTGAAAGTTGCCCTTACAGATGTGTCTAATTCTGTCTATGTTCTTTTAACCATAATATAAATGTTTTTATTAAATTGAGTGTTTCCTTTCTTCCGTGATCTTTATAAAAATCTGATATATCCTTACTTCCATACTTCTTAGGGATAAATACGTAAGTAAGCTCTGGATGTTCTTTCCGAATCTTAGCCATATTATATAAGCCTGGTTTATCATTGTCATATAGAACTACAATGTTCTCGAAACGATTCTTCAAGTCCTCTAGAACCTTATCAGGAATAAATAGATTTTCACTATTCGGGGCACATGCAGTTATTCCACAGGAGTAGAGACACATGCTATCCTTCATTGATTTAGTAATCACTAGTAGCTTTCCTTTCTTTGGCAGCTGGTCATAGCCCTGAATCTTCTTACTAGGCCAATTCGTTATAAACCTAAAAGAAGTTCTCTTTGGAAAATAGCACCTCCATAGCTCAAGACCCTGATACTTCTTGCCATAATACCCGAATATAGGGCAGTGCTGCTGTGATTTAGCAAATAATTGATCATTTAGAAAGACATGCTTACATGAATATACATCAAAGCGCTTTAAGATGTCCTTGGAGATTCCATATTTTCCCCACCATTTAAGTTCACTGTCTGTAAATTCCTGCACCTCAATTTGAATCTTTGATATCTCTTTATCTTTAATCTTAATAGGATTTAAATTAATCTTACCTGGATTCTTATGTAGAGTATTATCTTGAACAATTCCAAAGTCATTAGCAATTATTCTAAGTGACTCGAAATAGTCACATCTAAAGATAGATTGGACCACATCAAATACATTTAAATGCTGTCCAGTTGCAAAATCCTTAAATATTAATGTTCCAGATTTATTCCTATAGAAACTACAAGTTGGCTGCTTATCTCTCCTTAGAGGAGAACGAAATAGCCCCTTCTTAACTGGAATGTGTAAGTAGTATTCCATAAGTTGCTCCTCAGAGAACCTAGATAAAATTAATTTTTTAGTAATTTTTGGTTGAAACGAGAAGTCCATAATAATTGTGTTTAGAACACAAAAATACTAAATTTCTAGTAAAAACCAAAATAGAGATACCTACTATCACAGTAGATACCCCTCAATTCTTATTAAAGCAATGATTCGAAGTCTATATCTTCAGAACCTGCCGATTTGCCATCAACTTCCTTGGCAATAGTAGAATTTTCACCACTGTCCATATTAGTTGGTTTAGCATTCAGATATTCTGCCTTTTTAGACTCCTCATAAGCAGAGAAGAAAAGTTTATCGCCCACGAAATTATCACAGGTAAACTTCTCTCCATTCTTATTTATTGCAACAAACTTAGGAAGACCTGCTACAACATTTCCGTTTTGTGTTCTTCCTACAAGTTTGAGATTAGTTTCTTTACCTTTGGCGCCGTCAGTGATCTTTATAAATGCAGTAACTACATCATCAAAAGATCTAAACTTAGCACTAGCTGCCTGCATCTTTTTGAATCCTTCTGGATTGAGAACCTCTGCTACCTGTGCAATAAAGGTCATTGTTCTATCAAAAGAAGATGCTCCCTGATATTCATGACCCTCTTTACTTGTATAAGTAGGACGTTTTTCATCTCCATCCTTAGGATAAAAGATAGACTCTTCATAATATCCATCAGCTCCGTCAAAACGGACCTTAAGAATTTCATAAACTGCATTAGGGTCTTTCTTACCCTTAATAGTTTCCTTGCGAGCTCCTGAGAACTTTACAGGATAAATTCCCCAAGGTTTAAGACGCTGCTGTACATTAGAAGTTGCTTGTGTTGTTGCGAGACTACCAAAATTAAATTCTGACATAATATTACAAATTAAAGTTTAAAGAAGTTTGTATCTATAGAACTTACATTTGCATCTTTGTCATCTACTAATCCTTCTAAATTAAGATCTATCCCTTCTGGAGTATCAATATTAACATTGTCATCTCCAACTAACTGATCTACAGCCACCTCTTCAGAAGTAAGTACAAATAATCCGGCTTTCGATGGGTGTGTAGCTAGGACAAACTCCCTTCCATATTTAGAAAGTTCTTCATTCTTGCTACCTCTACAGGCTATGGTATTTGACTTAGTCAGTTTATTACCTCCCTTCGTACCAAAAGCCTCATCAGTCCCAATAATAGGAACTGAACCATTCTTTCCCTCATCATACTTGATGTCTAACTTATCTCCTGGGCTAATCCCCATAAGGGATATGGCCTTAGAGTTAAGTCTGCACTTGTTATCTTCCAAATAAAGTTTTGGCTCTTTGTCATCATCTTGCACTGCCTCATTTGCAGTTGCTTTCATTGCTTTAACTGGCTTATTGACACTCCTGTCAATAAGCTTAGTTTCTAACACTTCGCCAGTTTCTGTGTCTACCGACATTTCATAGGTCAGACTCAGAATAAAAGTTTCTTTTATAGTAGGCATTAGTCTTCCTCATTATATTCCTTAATACGCTTTACTACATAATCAAGATCATTATCGATATAAATATCGTTAAATAATCCCATTGGAGATTTAGCAGTACAGGTACCATCAGAGTTAGTGATAAACTTATATGAAGGCTTATTGTCCTCATCACGCTGTATAGTAGTGAAGAACACATAAGTAAACAAACCTTCCAGAGTAATCACAGAATCCAACATCTTTCCGAGAGTCTTCATCTTGTAATAAGGAGTCAACCTATCACCCATATTTTCACTATGAGTAGAGACTACGACGTTTAAGTCATCACGCATATTCATTGCAGACTTCAACACCTGATATGCATGCTGTGCCATATCAGTAAATTTATCATAGCTCTTCTCCTTAGCTCTATCCATTGCCTCAAAGCCCATCACATACTGGAAATCGTCTATGACGACAGTTGTAATGTGCAGCATTTTCTTGTCGATAATCTGTAATACCTTACCGATTTGATCAACATTTGCAGAGACAAAGAAATTGCCAGAAACTTTTCCATCTTGAATAGTGAAAGAAGGATATTTCCTGTTAGCTCCTTTAATTCCAGGACGTTTACCAGTTGTTGATATGATAAAGGTCTTTGCTGGATCAAGATTTCTAACACTTGAAGTTTTACCACTTCCACTTTCACCGACGATTGCTATTAATTCAGCCATTATAACGTAAATTTAGATTTTTGAATAATTTTATTATCATCTTCTATCTTTATGTTATCTTGCTGCTCTTCCAAAGCCCATTCTGGACTTTTATATTTTTCATAATCAAATATTTCATCAGGTTTAGGTAATTCTATATAGTGAGAACTATCACCATAATAACCTAGAGGAACCATTATGTCGGAAGTACCAAATCTACTCTTTAAAAGGAATAGACCTATGAAACATTGTTCCAATGTCTTAATATCATACTTCCTATAAGATGAGAGCTTATATTTATGAGGACTAAATAGTGCAAGAACTACTTGACTATCCTCATAGAGAGCACCACTATCCTTGAAATCATTAGAGGAAGGATCTTGCAACCCTTGCTTCATTCTTTCTTGATTATTAGAATCTCTATTAAACTGAGCAATATGAATAGGACTCATAATCTTAGTTTTATTTCTAAGCATTACAGAGTCTCTAGAAATTGCATCTATCTCCTCTTTCTTAGATCTTCCAGAAGTTGCTTTAACGAGAGTAAAGTGATCCACAAGAACTCCAAGTATCTGTTGAGGATTATTAGGGATATACCCATCCTCTGTAAATTTTCCATACTTTCTGAGTTCTTTTTCAACTTCCTTAAGATACACTACCTCAGTCAGACTCCCCTCATAAAAGGTTAGTCTTTCATCAAGTATATCCATAAATTCAGAAGCTTTCTTCAGAAGTTCATATCTATCGTCAGATAGAATACAATCTTTACCTCTAGAGAACATCTCCTTATATCTGAGTTCTACTCCAAATTTATCCATAATATACATGGATACTAGTTTTGCATATACTTGACTTCTAGTCATCTCTAAACTAAAGAGAAGCCATCTTGGATCTCTCTCAGGGCACTCTCCATCAAGAAAGTGAATAAGTGGCTGATATACAAATGTCCACAGAGCATAGGTTGATTTACCTACGCCAGACGCAGCACCTATCAAGTAGCTAGTTCCTGGTAAATAGCCATCTATAAAGCTTTCTAATCTCTTAGAACCTACAGATAAACCAATATTCTTACCCTCTCGTCCCTCACGAACTAGGTTAAAGAACTCTTCTCTACCAGTTATCATACTAACTTAATTGCATCAAAATTAACATTAGCGCCATCTCCCTTCTTAAGGGCTTCTAGATCAATCCATCCCTGATTAATAATAAAGCTAGCTAGACTACAGTTAATAATATTATTATCTTTCGCCCATCTAACTAATTTAATAATTTGATTATGTTTTTCTTCATTCCACTTAATACTTTTACCATATCTAAAATAAGCTTCTTCTAATGAGTCAAACTTTTTAGCTACAGTTCTTAACGGAACCGTGGAGGTTCCTATAATTCCAAATTGAGGATATGCTTCAAACAATTCCTTTCCCATTTCGAAAGAACATCTATAAAGATTCTTTATAAAGTTCTTATTGAATGGTATAGAATATGGATCAAAAGCTTCTCCTTCCTTTGGGCAATGAAAACTCTTTAGAATAATTCCTTTACTCTGTAAAGATAGAATAACCTCCCTAGTTTTCACTCCACATCTGTATAATGCTTCTATGTATGATTTGAATATATCTTCGTCCTCTTCATCCTGAAGCAACAGTAAAGTTCTGATAAACATCAGCTCATTTGGAGTTATTCTATATTTATCGAGTATAGAGATTTCCTCTTCTAGTGTTAAAGTTAAATTTTTCAAGCAGTTTATAGGTTAATATTAAAAAATACTAATCTTATAACTGCATATAAGTTAAACCTCTTTCGAGGTGGAATCAAATTGCATACGGCTTCATAAACTCCTCAACTAAGATTTCTACTCTTTCTTGCATTTTATCTACGTTGTAATAAGTTTCATCATTTCCTTTAATCATTCTAGTTTCTCCATCATATTCAATATCCTCTTCAGTAATCGTATTTAAGAGTGAAAGTAGAATGAGAAGTTCGTTCATTTTCTCGTTTATCATATATTAATATCTAAATGTAAAGTCCTTAATATGTTTAACATAAGGCCTAGGTTCCCTTCCAGCTAAAACATCATCTAACCCATTTTCATCAATTGTAATAACACTTGTAGAATTGTTAGATTTCTTAACAGTTTTGTTATCGTTAGGCTTTTTATCCTAACTTCTTACTATTACTAGTAAGCTCGGCGTACATTTTCACCCTTAGCATTATCTACTAGGGTGTTGGACACTCTTGGAGGTATTATATTTATTCAACCTCTACGCTCTACGATGACTCTGAGCCTTTCGTAATCCCAGAGTTTATCTCGGTGTTATCCTCATTAGTAGGACTTTCACCGATATTGCCCAATGATAATTCCGATGATTTCTCAATCGGAACGGCTGTGTATTCTATGTAATCTTTACTGAAATAAATTTTAATATTTGTATTCTTTGGAATGTATGGATTATCCTTAGTGGCATCTAGATGTGAACTTATAGTAGATTTACATGAACATTTTATAGAATCAATTAGATTCTTTATAGTCTTATGATACTGTATCTCTCCATTAATTTCAGAAATTAAATATTTTTCTTCCTTAAAATTCTTAGAACTGTATTTTAGGAGATTCTTACAGACATAATTTTTAAGTTCAATCAAATTACTATACTCTCTACTAAGTACAACATATTCTCCAGAACAGATTCTATTGTCTATGTATTTATCATTGAATACTGATTTTAATCCTAAGAAAGAGCATACATCCTTTAAAGACAAGTTACCTTTTACTAAGTTCCATGATTTAATAGAGTATATAAAACACTTTATATTTCTAGTTTTACAGTTTTTCTGTCTTTCCTCAGATTTCCAATTATTAGATACAGATTTAGAGATTCTATTTATAGTATCAATAGAATGAGAAGTTATTCCATCTGGATCAACTATATCCAAATTATATTCTGGACATAGTGTTTCAATATAGTAACCTTCTCTTACTAACCTGTTCTCTTCTTTACAATACTCTAAAATTCCATATTCAAAAGAATCTTTGCCATATTTGGACCAAGAATTTTGAAGATGGTTATTCACATGAGAATCTCTATTTAGATCCCAGATGTGTTTAGACAATCTATAATAGAGATCTTTTGATGAACCAATATATCTCTTTCCATTCACAAGATTAATAATCTAATATATCCCACATTTTCCATTTAAAAGTTTACTTACTGTATTCATACTATTAATTTTTTTTTTACAGTACAAATATAGTCAGTAAGTTTCTACTATCCAAATTTATTCAACAAAATCTTTACAAAACAACCATTCTGTCTCAACAGTTTGATCTAAGACTAACGTAAATATTTCAGCCTTTTTATCACCTTCCTTCCTAGCTACACGTCCTATTCGTTGTGTCTTGCGAATTTTAGAAGAATCCAGACCAAGTATAATAGCAACTGATAATCCTGGTACATCTAAGCCTTCATCAGCTTTTTTGATAGTATGTAATATTCCAGTCTTCTCAGCACTAAATTCCTCTATTGTCATTCTTCCCTTCTTCTTACTATCTTTTCCAGAAAACACTTTCCCTCCCATGCCTATAGATTCTGCCATCTTGACATTGTTTGAAAAAGTAATTATCTTAGAATCAGGTCTAGCTTGAATAATCCTTCTAGCAACTTCTATCTTTTTTGGATGATTATTAATAAAAGCTTTTCTAGACTGTATAATTCGCATAAACTGTGTTGCATGATATGTTATCTGCTTAAATACCTGCTTTCTTTGCTCTTCTGTTCCATTAGGACACATTTCATCCCTCAATTGAGAACGATACATAAACCCTCTTGGTCCTAGGCAGTTCATAACTTTCTCCCAGTCGAAATTAAAGAACTCAAAATGCTCCGTAAATTCTCTATTCATTTCTTTATAGGTAGCAATATCATCAACATCTAGTATAACTTGGTATTCCTTATAATCAGAAATCCATCCTTGGAATTTCGATTCGGCAAGGGTAATTTCATCAATAACAGGGCAGTATTTCTTAAGCAACTCATGTTTTCCATCAAGCCTCTCAAAGGTTGCTGTCAAACCAAGAATATATTTATAATTAACAGTTTCAAAGACGTGCTTTAATGTATCTGCTGCAACTCTATGGATTTCATCAATCACCATAATGTCACATTTATATAATCCCTTAATAGCAGTATTAATTACTAATACTTCACAATTAAGAGACAACCCATTCAAGTCAAGTAGCCCTAGCCACTGCTCTTTTAGGGCAGTAGTAGGAACTATAACTATGACTTTTATGCTTGGATATTTTTTCAGGACTGTCTTAATACAGTTAAGGCCAACTCTAGTCTTACCAAAACCTGTGGATGCAACTATTGTTCCCTTACACTTATTTTTTATCCATTTGACGCGACATTCTTCTTGTCTCTCATCTCTGGTAGTCCTTTTAAATGAAGATTCTTGCATATTCTATCAGCCCATATAACAATATAGCATAGTTATCTACATTGATGAAATTCTGACAGTTAATAAGAAAATCTAATAGCTTATTCATTAGTCTTCAAGTGTGATTCCACGACTTTCTGCAACTAGTTTAAGCTGACGGATTCTCTCCTCCCACTGGTCAATGTGGAACATAACCTCATTTTCCAAGCGGAACAGAACCTTATTACGAAGTACCATAAGTTGATCAGTAGTCAACTCAGAATACTTTTTAGGTCTTAGGTTGACCATAGCACGCAGTTCATTGAAATTAAGACCTGTAGGCTTTACAGTTAAGCGTACAGTATTCTTAATATTAAGGCGTTCCTTAATAACCTCAAGCTTACTACGTGTGTTTCCATCCTTATCCTTTTCATCAAACTCCTTCATTTCAGATGGAGTAAGATATACACCCATATTAAGAATGAAACTAAAAGTTATATGTTTGTTATCAAAATAACCAAGTTGATCCAAGCCTCCATCAAGAACATCCTCTATAGAGATTCTCTCAAACTCTCTAGGAAGACCTCCAGTGCATGCTGCAATAGAAATATCTTTCAGTTCATTAGAAGGAAAGTCCTCCTTATGACTATTCATATATCCACGAAGATCTTGAATATATAGATGACGAGGGTAAGGTTTGCCATCTGCACATATTTCACCAGACTCCAACTTACGAAGGAAGAGTTCAACATTACACTTCTTACGCTGCTCACTAATAATGTCCAAAAGAACATATCTACCAGGATTTAACTTATCAGTACTATGAAGCATTGATAAACAATGCTTGTAGAATTGATTAAGTTGTTCTGGAGTAGCATCAACGAGATGGATCTCCTCCTGAGTTCCATCTGCCTTTCGTGCAAGTTTCCATACAAATGACTTAATATCATTATTCTTTGCTTCCATTGCCTCCATAAGTTTGTCTCTCATTACTGTCATAATTTATTTACTGTCTTTCATATTGTTATTTTTTAAATTATATCTTACATTGTAAACTTGTGAGGCTTTTTAATAGGTTTTTCTACAAACTTCATAAACTGAATGTTGCTATAGCGATAAGGGACAAATTTATTTCCGTCAAACCACTTATCAATTCCAGCCTTTACTTCAAAGAAGTTTAGAAACCCAACCTCACCTATCTCTATCTTACGGTGATCCCAATTTGGATACCTAGTGCACATAATGTACCTAGTTTCTTTAATCACGTCCTCATCTAGACACTCAAAGACATATGTTATATAGCCAAGAGCATCCTCTTCACTAGCTAATAATTTAGCTAGAACAGTCATGATTAATTTGAAGAATTAAGTTCCCTATAATAGGTGCAACCATAGGCTGCAAAATTAGAAGAACACTTTTCAATTCCACGAAAGCATGGGTACCTTCTACAAGACTTACATTCTCTATTAGGAAACTTTAATTTAACTCCAAATTTATCTTTTTCTATCCTTATAAGGCTCACTTTACTAACAAAAGTACTAATAAACCAGAACTAACTATAATACCTCCAATTTTCCAGAAAAATAGAGTTCTATTTTTCTTGTTGAGATCCTTAGTTAAAGAATTATTCCAATCTTTGTAGACTTTAATCTGAGCTTGTCTAACCGAATCAGCTCTTATAAGAAGTTTATTATCTTCCTTATAATTATTTAATTGCTCAGAAAGTAATTGGTTTTCAATCAATAACTTATGATGTTCGGCAAAGATTAGATTAGTCTCCTTCAGTTGAGTTGGAGTTATTGATACTGTCGAATCTTTCTCTATTCCACTTGAGATAGTTAATGAAGAAGATGTAGTCGTCGCTAGTAGTGTTATTAACAATGTTACTAATAGTCTCTTTGTAGCTCTTTTCATTCTGTTCAATTTTAATTACAGTTGTATCAATTCTTCCCGCTATAGAATCTCTTTTACTCTTTATTGAGGAGAGGTCAGGCTCCAAAGAATCTATTCTTTCAGAATAGTCAGGAGTCTGAACTTGTTTCTCAGGTTTAAATATAATATATCCTAAAGCTAAACTAGTAAATATAAAGAAAATCAGAATTACTTTCTCTGCTTTCCGCATTTCTTAGTTTGCTTGTTTAGATAGTCAAGATACTTCTGTACATTGTCGAGGTAAGTAGGATCCTTTTTCACTCCTTCCACTATAACCTTCTCAATATCAGTAAAGTTCTCCTTCATATCTTCCATTTCCTGATGCTTCAAGAAACGAGCCTTAGCATCATTATATCCCTTGATGTACTTCTCGGGATTTTCTCTAATATATTCTGCTTCCTGAGCAAGATAAGTTCGGATAAGATTATCACTCATCTGTCCAGGATGGGCAGCATAAAGCGCAATGTCGGAGTTCTTAGCACGAGCAATTGCCTTAAGTGTACCTACTTTCTCACTGAACTTATCTACTGGATTACAGATAGATACACCAATCTGTAAGCCTACCTGAACACATCCAAGTGCCTCACCAGTTCCATTAGAAATCTTCATTACTAATGGATAACCAGAATCAGTATCCTTGAGTGTAACCTTTGTAGCTGCGATTATAAACTGATGCTCTTTACCAGCATAATCAACAAACTTGTCCTTAAGTACGATTTCGTTATTCATTTTTTCTTAAATTTTTTATTTGGTTTAGAAACATAGAGTGGTAGATTCATTTCATCTACAAACTCTTGAGGGACACCTATCAAGGAAATTTCTTTCTCGATACTATATCCATCATATTTTATTACAATACAATTATCCTTTATATGAAGTAACCTATCAGCCTTATATAACTTACTACCAAGTTGACAGAAACCATTATTCCAATACTTACTTAAGGTTACCTCATACGTAAAAGTAGGAAGGAGTTCAACAACTCCTCCTTCATACTCATAAAACTTACTTCCAGAATGGTCGTTCGTTTGGGGTGTACGTTTTCCCATTGAAGGTATACTTAGCTACAACACTAACCATCATTCTATTTTGACGATCCCACTGATGGAAAAAGTTAAGAACATCTCCTATCTGGTGCATGCCGCAGATAGTGGAGTACGTTGTATATGGGAATCGTTTGTTCTTCTTTAGCTGAACAATAAGCTTAGCTCGTACAGGAATTACCTTACGAGGAGGGGTACCAAGATGCATTTTGCCCTTATGAGCACATCTTAGAGTTCTGAGTATTTTCTTCTCCTGTTTGCTTTTGCTCCAGACACTAGGGTCTCTAGGAGTTACAGGACGAGGGTGAATACCCAATTCAACCATAAGTGCATCATCGTGCACATCTACCCAGCGATCCTCATCACCCTGGGCTGCCTTAATAGGACTTTTAACATTTTCTTCTTTCATGCGTGTATATTACCACAAATTGTACATTTATAAATTGCATACTCAGGAACATAGAGGGTATGCTTTCCTCTTTGTCTACACCTAGGACATAGTAATGTCTTAGTGACTGGATAAACTGTTTCTTTCTTCGTAGCCATTAAAAAATGCATTAAAAGTTTTACGAATAATTCTATTGTTATGGATATTATACTTTGGATTCCATCTTCCAGACCTATAAATCCATTTAATATCAGAGGAATTTATATCTTCAACTAAATATTTATTAGGAAGACTATTAAACCCTCCAACATTTATAGTTCCTCCTCCTTCTAAATATAGAGCATAATGATGGCAAGTTCCCAAACCTACTATGGAGGTCCTTCTTGAGTTGTTCTTAACTTTAGAATGAATTTCAGATGAAATACTAATATCATCTTTTAACTCATTTGTAAAGATAAGTAACTTATATCTTAGCCCTAACCTATCTAGATGGAAGGCAATCAAATATGCAACAAAACAACATCCGCCATTGTTTATAAGGTATTTATTATTAAGTTGCAAACACAAATTGTTTAATGATCTCTGTAAGCTGTGAACATTTAAATTCCGCATAATGCTTTAAGTGAATCTAATTCTTCTCTAAAGTCCTTCAGATACGTTTCCAAGTTAGTAGTATCATGTTTACATGACACTCTATACTGAATAACCTTCTTTAGAGCTGACTCTAGGCTTATTCCATAGGCTACATTCTTAAATTCCTGTCTAGCCTCTTTACCCCTAGGACGTACTGTATACAGAAGTTCTAAGTCAAACATAGGACTAGTTTCAGAAACTGGAGTTAGTCGAAAATCCTTCTCCTCAATTGTCATTAGGATTATAATTTATATAAAACTCAGAATCTATGTCAAAATTATTAAATATCTTTGGACATCTTTAGTTAATCAGTATCTAAGTTATATAGTTCAGGGATGTATACCCATTACAACAATAACTACTCTCCTCATAAGCTTAAGCAGAAGCAGCTGTTCTCTGATTTATACTACCTGGACGAGTTAAACTAGCTTTATCACGTTCTGGAAGCCTATCCCACCATGCCTGTGCTGCTTTAAGATTTGCTAATTTCTTTTTGTACTTCATAGTTATTTATTTTACAAGTTCGTAAGTTTCTTTGAAGACTTTCTCCTTGCATGGATAAAATTTTCCTGCAACTCCTTTAATAATGAAATCACCTACAGAAGCAATCATGTTTCCCTCTAAAGTAGGGATTGTTATACCCTTATGATAACTAGATTTCTCTAGTTCCTTCCAGTTCTTCTGTGCTAATTCACTACTATTGATTTCTGACTCAATACTCTTAACTGAAACTCCTTTTAGGAAGGCAGTAATCTCTACTAGATTACCTCCATCCCACTGTAAAGCCTCTATTATAACAGGCTTCTTTCTGTACTTTTTAATCATAATTAAATTTTTGAATTACTAAATTTCCTCATTGGGGTCCACCTCTATAGAGGAATGCTTTGTCATTAGAATCGAAAATAAGGCTAAAGTCATAAGTATTCCTAATACAATTAAAAATCCCATATTAATCTCCCATTCTTTTAGAAGCTGTAGTTGCAAGCTTGTCACAATATTCATTCCATTTATCACCATTATGCCCTTTAACATGCTCAAAAACAATATTCGGACATAGTTTGGATACACGAGCATATTGTCTATCAAATTCCTCCCACAACTTTACATTTTTACTTCTTTTCCAACCCTTAGTAGCACATCCAATGCAGTACATACTATCAGATACAATAGTTAAGTTATCAATAGGCTTAGTAATACACTTTAGCCCAGTAATAATTGCTCCTAGTTCCATCTGATTATTGGTGGTATGTTTATACATCTTTGAATATCTAAGGATTAACTTATCATCTTTTAAAAATACTAAACCAAGTCCACCTTGGTCTAGTTTAGATGAATATGCACCGTCGGTTATTAGTTTATAATTAGACATGTACAAAACGTGTATTAGGAGTGTCATCTTTTATAACACATTCCTCATACTTTTTCTCTATCAATGCTTTTTGCTCACTTAAAACTTTCTCCAGTTCCGGAAACTCTTCATCCTCATCTTGCACATATAGAGATTGCCATTCGTAATGTCCAAAGTCAGTTATGACTATATTTCTAATAGCTTCCCTAATATGAAGTGCAAAATCAAAATAGCCAATTCTAATTTCTCCTGCAACTCCCTTCACCTTTACATAAACCTCATCATTCTTCTTTGAAACAAATATTTCTGTTAATATGAGATCATTAAAGACTGGTTCTATTGACTTGGGAGTTCTGACTATATATCTCTCAAACGGGTAAAATTCGTTGAGTATGTTTATAAAATCGTCATCTGCATTCATAATAATAATAATAAAAAAAAAAAGGCTTCCGCAAGAAAAATTCTCACAGAAGCCTTAAAACATTTTAAGACTTGAGAAAATCCACTACCTTTTGTAACTTGCCTGCATCTTGCTTCTTAAAGATAAATTCATCAAAGTGTCCAAACATACACCTATATCCGAATATGTACTTTATAGAGTTCCAAATGCGTTTCCAGAAAGAATCTGGAGATAAATGTACTGATACATAGACATTCCTATCCTCATCATCAGAAAAGTATGAGAAAATAAGTTGATGTTCTACGTTATTACATTGTCAAATAAATAACTCATTAACTGAGTCATCACAAGGTACGATAATCTCTTCGTCTTTTACCTTTATATTTTTCATATTGCTAAACTTAATTAGCACACCCAGAGAGAATCGAACTTCCATCTGCGATTTTGGAGACCGCTAGTCTAGCCATTAACCTACAGGTGCATAAAATCAGACAACAAGGTTCTAACATTCTCTTTAACCTCCATTGAAGAACCCAAAATAGAGGGGTCTTTATTCATTTTTAAGAAGTAAAGTAAATTTTTGCTGTATGTTGTCTCATATAGGATGTCTAACAGCGCTCCTATCCAATTACAGGAATGGCTGTTCGGCAATAAGCCTACTAAGGGTTTCTGGTTTACATCCTACTTACTGTAAACCCTTTTTCAGTTAAATTCATGGGTATTCTTTTTAATCCTTTTTTCTGCATTAGCTCTGATTAACGAATCCTTTAGTATTTGCATACGAGTTAATTCTTTTTCCTTTCTATACTCTCTCATTCGTTTTCGCTTTGCCGCTCTTTCTTCGTAATAATATTTAGAGTACTTAGGAGATCCTTCATAATACGTTTTGTTAACAGAATCATAACAACACTTTATAAAATCAGTAGCGCTAAGTCCTCTATACTTTTTATCTCTCATAAGAGCTGAATACTTAGAACTATAATGCCAACCAAGTTCTATTAGTGCCTTAGTAATATACTCCTCTACTTTCTTTCCAAGACCTTTCGGAAGTTTTTCGCTAGTTGTAATTGCGTAGTATACACTATTACCTAATTTGTTTCTTAGGTATAATGCAATTTTTGGATATTCTAAGAAGAGTTTTTTCTTATCTATAATATAATAATCCTCTGATTTGTTCAATTCTACAACGTATTTTCTGCACTTATTCTTCTTGATAGATTTATATTTTCTAATAATGTAATCAGAATCAAGATAATAGCTTTTATTATGCCAGCATATTTTATGCATATTACAAGAATCAATCTTTGATTTAAACCTTTTACGAAACTCTAAGTCTTTTTTCTTTTTAAATTTCTCACATACTTTACGATATACGTTGTCAAATTTCTTTCCAACTGAATCCTCAAGGAATCTTTCTATCCAAGTGCAAGCGTCTTTATTCCAACGGTCATAATATCCATCTATTCCCTTTTTACGAGTTCTTTCTCTCATTGATTCGTGCTTAGGAAGAACAACGTCTTCATAATTTGCATAATTACTAGGTAGTCCTTGATAAAATTCGTTAACCATATATTAAAAATTAAAGTTAATTGTAGCTCTGGCAGGATTCGAACCTGCCAAAAATACCATATAGAGCTTATTCCTCACTATTAGAAAAGAAAAGTAGACTTAGTGCCAAACCAATACCTAACATCTAACTAACAGTTCCAGCGTGTTTAAGCTTCACCCATTTTATCCAAGATGTCGGCCTCTTTCTCCTACTGAGGTTTTCATTTCTAATATTATATAGAAATTTTAATCACTAAAAGTGATATTATTCATATTGTTACAATAATTAAAATCAATTTCTTTATTATTTACTTTTTTAACTGTTTGCTTTATTACTCCTATACCAATATCTGGACTTTTAGAGTCAATCCAAAATTCATTATGAGGTAATAGTGGTTTAAGCTTAGTATATTCTATTAAGTTACAATATATTATAGGATATACCCCAGCCCTCTCACTAAAAAGCTCATTTAATTTTATTAGGTTTTTTATTCTTGATACTTCTGATTCTTCTCCAAAGCCATCCTTTTCATAATCAATACATGGTAACAAACTTAAAGACATGTCTTCAGTTGCTTTATCATAGTTTTTGTACTGATCTTCGGCAGGGACATCACCTCTAAAAAAATGATAAGCACCTATATACAAACTATAATCATATGCTTTATTAAAGTGCTCATACCTTAGAGGGTCTTTATAAGAAGCTCCTTCTGATGCTTTTATAAAAACAAATTTCACATTAGCATCTTTAAAGTATTGCCAATCACAATCAGTTATTTTGTTATGGTGTGATATATCTATACCTAATGTTCTAGGTCGATTTGCACAACTTATAAATAGTAAACAACAAAGTAATAAATTAATAACTTTTTTCATCTTATAATACTTCTATCATTATATTTTTTTATATACTAAACTCCACTATTTGAAGGGTCATTTCTATCATTTTTACCAGAGGTAAGTTTTCCTCTATTCCAGTATATACTATTAGCATCAGTTTGACTCATAGGAGAACCATCTTTCCATGTATATGAAGGTTTCATGGTTTGCCTATTATACAATAGTTTTAAGACTGTTGCTTTACCCTACAATGTAGGATTGTTCTTTAAAGAATTTTCATTTATACCATATTTATGATACTAACTATTTAATTCTTTCTGCTAAGGGTATATTTTTATCTGTGTAAGACCTCTTGATATTGGAGATACTTTTCCTCTTGTAAGTTTTTGCATTAATTTAAGTCCACTATCAGGAATATGTTCTTTTATCCAATATCTTAAACTAGTTCCATTCTTCGTCTCTACTCCAGTTAAATTTACAGCTTGCTTACTTATATTTGCCCAATCATTATCCGAAAGATTGTATTTGCGCATCATATTATTACGCATACTATTTACTCCTTGTATAAACTAATGCATGTTATTATTTAGTCTATTAGGATTAATAGCAGTAACTGTAACTTCTGGAAGATTATAAGTATTATAATATTTTGTCATTACTAATCCTCCCATCCTCTAGGTGTTCCAGCATCTCTCATAGAAGTAATTCCAAATTTTTGACCATTATTACTTCCTAATACTTCATCTAGTAATTCATTATGAATTTTACCGTGTATATTATGTGTAACTCTCCAGTTTTTACCATCCCAATAGGCATAGCCAACATGTGTAGCTGGAGTTCCTGTGTTCTCCTTTATAGCACTATTATAAAAATCTATCATGTGGGGAGATGTTTTATAATACATATTAACTGGATATACGTGATTTTTACGCATCTGTAATTGGTCCAGATTATTTTTAAAGTTGTCTGCTGCTTGATAATGGATATTACGTATTGCCTATAGTGAATCATTATGATTATAACCGGCCATGTTAGGAGTTAAATTAACACCATCATAACCATTAACAAAATCTTTATAACGTCTTCCCATTTGATAAGCATCTCCTCCTGCATTAATCCCCATACCTCGTAATTGAGTATTAACGTAAGTTGCACATTCTGGAGTTAAATTACCTAAACGATCGACGGGTTTTTCTGGTATCGTTAAACCTTTTAATGCTTCTTCTGGAACTCCCTAGGTTGCTAACAATCTTTTAACTGCAATTTCTTCCTATGGAGACGCTTTCTTTTTTGGATAAATAGTCTAAGCAATTAATCCAGATGCTCCTAGTACTCCAATACCTCCAAGCACTCCTAATCTTTTATTCCTAATGCTCTTTGCCGTATTAGTTATAAAAGGCTTCATTGCTTCCTACCTAACCTTTAGAAGGGCTAATTTATTTTCATCCCCTCCAAATTCTCTAGTACCACTTTTGTAAACCTTGGTAGCTTTATCAGGGTTCTCCTACATCCACTTAAGTTCAGCCTTAGAAGCTGCACTCCTCATGGCTCTTGCATCCCTGATAGCCTATTTCTTTCCTTCGAGATTCGCATCTCTCATTTTCTAGGTAGGTCTCCAACTACTCTTCTATTGCAATATTTTCTATTTTGCAAGCTTGTTTAATTTCTTTTCAGCTGCAGCTTCTCCTGTGAAAATTCTTCTTAATTCATTAGATGCTAACTTAGCCTTATTTACTAACTTACCAAACTAGAGAATTGCTCCTCTCTGTGCTTTATTGATTTGTGTCATTTTTTTTTTCTTTATTAATATCCGTACTACATTTTTCTCTGATAAATAGAAAACAAACTATTTGGGTCATACTGTTGTGCCCAATTTGAAATAGTCCTATTGAAAGCATCCTGGGTTTGCTGTCCCCCACTTACCATCAGCATTTATTCCAAGTTTCTCTTGAAGTTGCTTGACAGCTTCTGGGCTAGTGTAACCAGCTTTAGCAGCACGATAATCGAACACACTGTCATAGCCGCTATTATGAGCTTCCATAGTGTCATCAGCCATACCTATAATTTGTCCAGTTTGCTTATCATATATATAACCATTACTGCCTTGTAGATACTGATCTGGAGTTAGCCAATTTGTTCCGTCGTAGTAATTAGTATTCCCATACCTATCTATTCCGAATCCTTGCTGTTGATTTTCATACTAACCAGTTTCCTGATTCCACTCCTGCCAACCATTGTTTGGGTTATACCTATATTGCTATTGAGTCTCCTCTACAGCACTAGGTTGTTTAGAATTTCTTGGAATAACTAGATAAGCTCCAGTACCAAGACCACCTACAAGTCCAGTAGCTTTAAGAGTTCTTTTAATACCCCTATTTCTAACCTATCTTAGAGCATCATTCGTAACCTGTCTCTTAGTATTATTGAAAGCTTCCTAGGCTTCTCTACTTTTCTATGATGCAGTTATTGCATTTCTTTCAGCTTCATTTGTTTTTCTCGCAGCATCATTTACTCTCTTCACATTTCTTTTACTATTAGGCTACTTCCAATTTTTAGTACTGTCTAATAATTTACTTTCTGCTTGCTAAGCTTCTTTATACCTCTAAGCTGCAAGATTGTGGCTCATTTCAGCCCCTTTCTAACTGTTTCTTGCAGCAGTTAACTCTGGAGAAGCTTGCCTAATTTTAACTACAGCTCTTTCACCTCCTCCAATTCGTCTCATCCAATTTCCAAAATAATCTGGGATTACCTAAGCATTGCTTTTTAACCAGTTTAGTCCTTCGCCTATGTATTGTGCTCTCTTACTCATATTTAATTATTGTTAGATAAATTTATCATATAACTGCTATGTGCATAAGGGTATAGTGCCATAGCTGGATCTGAAGCCATAAGTCCATGAAACGCAGCCTGTCCTGCACTTACAAATCTACTACCAATTCCTTCCGCTCCTCCTAATCTCTTAGGGGCTAATGCCTTTCTTGCAGAGTTAAGTGCACTTCCAGCCTAGTAAAGGTTAGCAGCTCCTGGTGTATGAGACATCATAGGTCTCCAATTGTTTTTTAATGTAGTTTTTACACCATCTCGCATCATTCCAGAGGCTCCTGATCTAAGTCTAGAGACTCCTCCCTTCATTCCTTTAGTTCCGAGGAGAGCCATAGCAAAATTAGCTTCATCATTGAAATTCTTTCTTTGTTGCTCATCTAGTCCAGTCCAGGCAAAATTCTTATCAGCAAATCCCTTATTTCTGGGATCATCTGGTAGTATTCCTTTCTCTCCTGGAGCTAAGAAACTTCTGATGGAGTTAATATCCTTACCTAGATCTAAATATTGTCCTAGCTTGCCAGCTTCTCTCTCAACCTTCTAAGGAAGTAAAAGTTGTAGTGCAGTTCCAATAGTTCCTCCTAGAATAGCATTTCCAGTTCTGGAAACGTCTCCGAGAGTATCATTGAATCGCGCCCAACCACCTGTATTTCGTTTCGGTTCTAACACACTCTGGGGAACATTATCATACATTCCACTTCTTCTAGCATATCCTTTTTTCCAAATATCAGAAATTGACTTAAAGGAATCAACAAAGTTTTCCACAGCACTATCCCAGTTACCGTCCCAAGCACCTTTCTTGAAAGGATTTAGATCACTCCAACTAAATTCATCAGGATCCTCAGCAGAAGTCTATGATTTCTGTCGTGCTCTATAAGCCTGCATAGCTTTATTCTTTGTATCTTGATTTAGATAGGTATCTTTATTATTGAAAGGATTTCTCTGTGTATAGCCAGTTGCTGTCTTTCTAGCTCCTGCTGCCTTTGCATTTTCCTCTATTCTAGAAGCTGCTTCATCCCAAGTAGCAGTTCTTCCTTCTCTAGAAGATTTAACATCATTGAAACGCCAGCGTCCATTCTAGAATATGTTTCCATTTCTAGTATTCATGGAGACTCTATTTGCATAATCTTTACCATATTTACTGGCTAAATATCTCCAGGCAGACCCAGTTATAGCCTACCCTTTCTAGGCAATCTTGTTGCCATTTACATCTCGGTAATATCCATCTTTACCGAGCCACAATTTACTCATATTAAAATCAGCCATTTTCTTCTTTTTTTTTTATGTTTACAGGAACAGGTAGTACCTCCTAGTGGATTCGAACCACTGACAGTTTCACTAATATAGACTTTGTTAAACTTCTACCACTGATATAAGGAGGTAATCTAGTTAGTTATACTCCAACTAGAAATGAGTTTAGGTTATTTTCACTGGTTTTATTATAACATTCCATTATCCCAGCACCTATCGTATGTTCTTTCTCTTTCTAACCTAAATGATTAATTTTAAGGTAATTTACGATATTTAAACGAGTCAGTGAGAGATGTTTGTTACCTAAAGTTTTACTTAATAGTAACTATTGCTACACGACCACTAGTAGTGTCAGTAACACCAGTTCCAATACAATTCTCTACGATTACACCATTTCCAGTTAAGAATTTGGAAACAGCTTCTGCACGTTTCTCCGACAACTTCTGATTGTAATTAGAGGAACCTTCTGGAGATGCAGAACCAATAATGCTTACCTTAGAACCAGATGGAATCTTAGACAATTTAGACATAGCGGTTCCAGTAAGTTTTGCAGAATTTTGTGCAAAGAAAATCACTGTGTTACCAACTGTATTAGTAACAACTTCGGTCTTAACGACTTCCTTTATAATTTCCGTAGGTTTCTTTGCTAAATCCTTCTTAAGAGAATTAATTTCATTGTTCATTGATGTAATATCATACGTCTTAAAACTTCTTGTACCATTAGAAGTCTTAAAGTGGTATACCCATCCAATTAAGACACCAAGCTGAGCATAATTCTTATTGAACTCTACATGACCTGTCTTGTTTAGATTCCAGTATACTGCAGGATTAACTATAATTGAGTGAGCCTTCTCCTTACCTAGATTGAATGACAATACCGCTCCAGTTTTAGAGGTAATATAGTTACAGTGTCCTGTCCAACTATGCAGCCAGCCAATACCAGTCTCAGTGCTTACTTCAAACCTCCGAGGGGTTCCATTATATCCGCACAGCAGGTTAGAGAAGTTAATAACTCCATTCAATCCAGTATTAATAGACCTTACTACAGTAGAAGCACTACCATAGTGATTATCGCCAAAGGAGGCAAGTCCTTCAACGTTAAACCCAAATACAGGAGTAAGGTTCTTCTGCAACTTAATACCAGCAACTCCATTTACAGGAAATACTGAGTTAAAGTCTAGAGGAGTAGTTACTCCACCTACAACACTAATAGAAGTGTTATCAAGGATTTTAGATTCTTCATACGCTGTTTGCGCATAGGTAAAACTACACAGAGTAAACAGCAAACTCATGATGAAAATAAATTTCTTCATAAAATTTTTACTAAATTAATTAAAATATATAACACAGTGAAATAACCAAAAAGACTAGAGTACTAAGTGTACTCATTTCAAGGAAAAAACATTCTTTTTCATCTTATTCTACTTTAATCTTTATAAACTTAGAAGGTTGAGAGGATTTGAACCTCTATAGAGCCTTATCTCCAACCTAAACAGAGCACCTTCACTACTTCTATTTATCTTCTAATAGTAGCAAGAGAATATTCTATATTAACCTCAATAGAAATTGGACTAGACCAGCTAGTTATTAAATTATAAATTGTTATGAGTAATGTTGTTTTGAATTTTTGCTGCAAGTGCTCTTATTATAAAATTATGGCAAAACTTCATTCTAAAATACCATACCCAAATCCTAATCTAGTTATTAAATACTTACCCAAATTTTTCATTTTTTTACGCAATCTTGATATAGTAGTATCTACAGTTCTTAAAGAAACTTTAGAATTCCATACATTATTAAGAATTTCCTGTCTGGAATGTATCTTATTCTTATTCTTTATAAGAAATTCAAGGAGATTAAATTCATTCTTTGTAAGGTTGATTTCTTCTCCCCCTATAGTACATACCTTTATGTCTAAATTGAGATTTAGTTCCTTAAATACTAGTTCATTCATTACTTTTAATTTTTATTGTGCTCTCATCCAGATTCAAACTGGAAACCCACAGCTTAGGAGGCTGTTGCTCTATTCAATTGAGCTATGGGAGCGGAAAGTCTACTCGATAGAGTACATTTAATGCCCATATCAAGTAGACTTATAAAGATACTAATTCTTAGTTAATTTACAAAATTAACAAAGATTAATCCTTCTTGACTTCTTCCTTACCTGCAATAGCATTAAGAGTCTTCTTGAAAGGAATAGACTTAAGAAGTTCAAATGCTGGATTGAGATTCTCAGCCATTGAAGCCATGAAATTACCGGCAGTGTTCTCGTTACCATAAACAGTAACCTCACCAAGATGGATATGCTCATAAACCTCAGCCTGTGCTTCAGCGATACCCTTAAGCTGATCAACAGTCTTGTACTGAACAATCATCTCTGGAGTCATACCTGTCTCAATCATCTTCTCGATTGCAAGTGCTGGAGCCATCTCGATAGCCTGAACTTTATCAGCCTCAGCCATCAAAGAGGCACGCTTACCCTCTGCCTCAGCAAGGAGTTTCTTCTTGTTACCCTCTGCCTCAGCTTCTGCCTTAGCCTGAATTGCCTGAGCCTCAGCCAGAGCTTTCTGCTTAATTGCTTCAGCCTCAGCCTGTGCCTCAACAATCTTCTTCTGCTTCTCAGCCTCAGCCTCAATAACTACAGCTTCCTTCTTCTTCTGAGCAGGAACAATGGACTCAGCATTCAACTGTGCCTCTTTAGCTTCAGCATTCTTCTTAGCAATTGCTACTTCAGCTTCAGCCTTAGATACACCCTCAACACGAACTGCTTCAGCCTGTGCCTTAGCAGCCTCAGCCTGTGCCTTAGAAACCTCGATAGTTGCTGTCTGCTCAGCTACACCTGCCTGCTTATTAGCTTCAGCTGTACGCTTACGCTTTTCAGCATCATACTCAGCTACCTTAGCTTCCTGCTCATTAGTAGCCTTTCTGGTTTCAGCTTCCTGCTGCTGTTCAGCCTTAGCCATACGAATATTCTTCTCAGCTTCTGCTTCTGCCTGTGCAGCAAGAGCATCCGCTTCAGATTTTGCTACAGCGGCAGCTGAAAGAGCCTGTGCAGCAGCGGTAGCAGCTTCCTTATCAGCCTGCTGATTAGCAACTTCAGACTCCTTAGTCTTATCAGCCTCTGCAAGACTAATTGCTTTGTTCTTCTCGATCTCGGCAACCTTTACCTCCTGCTCCTGCTTAGTCTGAGCTACCTGAGTAGCTTGATCCCTCTCTGCGGCAGCTACAGCAATTGCTTTCTCTTTCTTGGTTTCAGCAATCTGAATGTCACCCTTCTTTTCCTCCTCAGCGATGTCTGCCTCAGCCTGAGCCTTTGCCTTGGTAGCTGCCTTCTTACCGAGATTCTTGATATAGTCAGCATCATCAGTAATATCAGCATTGTTAATGTTAATAATACTGAAACCTACCTTGTTCAATTCAGTCTCAATATTCTCCTTAGCATTACCAAGGAACTTAATTCGGTCAGCATTAATTTCTTCAATGGTCATAGTAGCCATTAAAGCACGCATTTCACCGATAAGAATATCGGTAATTTGAGAAGAGATTTCCTCAGGTTTGGCAGTCAGGAAACGACTTGCAGCATTTTGCATGAGTACATCAGTTGTACCAATTCCAGTAGTTAAGGTAACTGGAATTTTAACCTTAATCATCTGACTTGACACACCCGTTACCTCTGTCTGGATCTGAATTGGTTTCAGAGACATTTTCTTCCAATCCTGGATTACAGGGAATACAAAGGTACCTCCGCCATGAATGATCTTAGAAGGAAGGATTGTTGTCTCTTTCTTTCCAGTCGATGGGTTAACTCCAATCTTCTTGCCAGCCTTACCAAAGACTACTAAGATTTCATCACTTGCACAACGGCGATAACGTGACATGAGACCGATGAGGGTCAAGATTACAAGCACAACTATTGCGCCTGCAATAACTAAACTTTCTGTTAACATTTATAAAATTTTATTAATTAAGAAATAAAATAAATTCCTGACTTATATGAGTCAATGTGAAGAATGTCCCCACACTTTATTGTGTGGTTTACTGGCTTTGAAAGTCTGCACCTATCCAATGGAATGTATCCAGAGTCTGTTATACAGTTTCCAGAGTATTCCATTTCTGAAGTCTGAACAGAAATTGCCACTTCCTTTCCAACTAAACTTTCTCCACTTTTGATTTGAGGTTCACTATTGAACTTTAAACATAGCCTATAGGCATAGTATAAAATCACAATAAATGCAAAACCAATTACAGAAGCTATTGCTAAGGTAGTAAGAGTAACCTTTCCTGCTAGCATAAGCCATCCAGAGAAGCCCATTGCGAAATGAACTAATCCCTTGAAGGAAAGAATATCTCCAAGCCCAATATCTGGTTCACCATCAAAATCAATATCTAAATCCAGATCTCCCCAACCAAAGAAGTTGGAGAGAAGGAATTGGATAATGAAAATACCATAAGAGATGATTCCCAGAATGTAATACCACTCCATCATTTTTTCTTACAATTCTTAATAGTACCACTATTGATATACAGATTATGACTATGCCATCCATCTCCAATCACAGTTTATACCACCATAACTAACCTCAAACAGAAGCTTTCCAAATTGCTTAGAAATGTATAGGGCGGCTTTCTTTGAACCAACCGACCGGAAGCAGACACTTGCCCAGGCGCCAGACACGCCGACACCCGAGCCGAAGCCACCGAAACCCGCAGCCGCGCAGTAATGAGCGTAACCACCCACGACATCGAACTCTTCTCCTTCTGATTTGATTCGTCCTACAACGATGTCACCGTGACAATTCTTAAGCTTTCCTGGACGACAGAACTCAATAGTAGGATACCAACGTTCTCCAGTGGTAAGATACCTCTGTTCATTATAGGTTACAGCTGCAACTACTGCTCTGTAAGCAGCTATCTTCCACTCAAATGAGTACTTAGGAAGTCTATACAGTGAGTCCAGAATATCCTCACAGATCCTCTTGTCTGTGAGAAATTGAGCAGCGTCCTCGATAGTTTTGATACTTTCCATAGTATCTACATCTTCGAAGATAACACGGCCATTCTTCCAAATGGCTTTTTTACCATCTGGAACTTCAATTTCTAATACCTGTTTTGCCATACTTTGTTAAATCTTTAAGCTGTTAAACAATTCTTCCTCCATCCAAACGTCAGCTCCAATAAGATCACCATTTTTACGCTGATTTATACTAAGTGCCCAAAGCTTCTTTATACCAAGGCAAAGTTCTTCTGCCAAATCTGAAGGATAGCACTTATGCATAATCATAGCTAGAGTAACCATACTTTTGGGAGCATAATACTTTTCAGCATATCTTAGAATGCCGTTGAATATGTAAAGCCATAGGAGGATCTTCTTAAAGTTATAAGTTGGACGAAGAAATCTAAATTCAATAGTTTTATTTACCTGATAACAAAGAGCATTAATGAAATTACACCAATAATACAAATGTTATAGCAAGTTCTTTATCTTGCATCCTAAAGTTTCCTCTAGGTATCGGACTATATCTTCATCCCATAAGGATGTTGGGCGCTCGTGTCAGTATTATATTCTATAAATCTGTCAAGTCTGCTTATGAATATCCTTAGCAGTTGTTCCTCGGTTGCAATTCTCATATCAATATCTCGAAAAACCATGTAAAGATATTTTTCATTACATATAGCATTAAAACATAAATAATTATACTGTGGATGTCTTTCCTCAATATATTTATCTTTTGTTATTTTAAATCCTCTATAATTCATAGTTTCAACTGTTAGTCTCTGAACCTTCCAGAGTTGTTAAGCTCTGGTTTGGCTTAGGATTGCCTTGTAAAATCACTTACTTTGTAGCATATATAATGATTTTATTTAGGTTTCCCTAAATTCACCCAATTTATTTTTCTAACTGTTTCCAGTTAGCCTCGCTATTTTACTAACGAGTTGGTATATTCCACTTTCTTTTTCGTTCCCTATCCCTAGGATGAGCTTGGGTAAAACTTCCGAAGAATTGTCTTTCCACTAAATGTAAATACATACTCTCAAAACTACCATACGGAGCTAGTCTTTTACAATAGTCTTTACCATTACCCTTATATTCAGCACTATTGAAAGTCAAAGCAGGAAGTATATCTTCTAACTCAGGCTCAATAGTTTTACATACCAGATAAAGATTATAGATAGTATCTGGATTAAGAGGATAGCCTCCTAAATGAATATGCAGAGAGCATTCCTTATTGAAATCAGTATACTCTTTAAGTGTCTCTACCTGTTGATGAAGGAGAGAAAGTCCCTCTCCTCCTTTTAATACAACGGTAGAATACTCTGGACCAGTAATAGATCCATCCCTTAATGGGATTAATCCATCTCGATAACATACGTCCTCAGGCACATATCCTTGGGATGTTTCGAACTCCAGTCCAAAAGTGTACTTTAAATATTTTGCTAAGGGGTACAAAGTTTCATGGTCTTTAATTTCTTGCTTTCCATTAAAAGCATTGAAATTCTCCACAGCTTCATACTTTCTAGCAAGAATATAAGGAAAATCTCCAGAACCTTTTATAAGCTGCTCTGTAAGTATAAAATCTTCATCGTAATGGATAGGAGAAAAGTATACCCCCTTTCTCTTACTATATAGGAGTTTTCCCTTATATAGATTTAAATCCGTTTCAAAGTAATCACTATACCCTTCAGAGCTAGCTATAAGAACTTTAACAATCCTATCAGGTTTACTAGTATATCCAAAGATAATTTGCTTTGGGAGTTGCTGGATAACAATCTTTGTACAATTTCGAGAGCTCATCCATCTTTTAGTTAATTCGTCAAAAACTTGCATTCTTCCCTAATTGTTTTAAAATTAATATCCAATTTAGCTTCCTCCAGAGAACTAAATGCCTCATCAGAACTCCTACCATATTTAGTAGTTCTTCTGTTTCCAGCAAAAAATTCTGTAGAAGAAGTCGATGTAATCATGTTTAGTGTTCCTGTAAAAGGAACTCTCTTAGTTGGAGATGTAGCCCGATACCACACATCCTTATCACAATATACACCATCAACACTCAAATACCTTATAAGGTTCCTAAACTTCTTATTAAACTCTTTATCTTCAAGCTTACTCTCCTTCTTAAGGACGGCAAGAAATCGAAAACAAGCAACACTCTTAAGAGCAACTCCATTCCAAAAGAATATCTCTTTATATATTGACTTTCTTTTAGGAGCTTCATCTAACATCATTCCATACTTATTAAGTAGTACCCGTCCTTGGAGCTTTTTACCTCTTCCATTATAAGTATTGTCTACTTGATTAGTTGAAATAAAATTGTCATAAAGATTGCCATCACTTTCTTCCAGTCCAAATTCTCCCCAATATTTTCCCAAATATTTAGATGGAGTTATATACAGGGTTTCTTTCTTTTGATAAGCATTAGCTCTAGAAACTTCCTCAACAGCAACTAAGTCCTTACCATTAAACTCAAAGAGGCAATTTGGATTTAAAATCCAAGTTGTGAGCTTATGTCTAAGAGACATTAAATAAGAAGCAATAGAAGAAAAAATCAATTCTCCCTTTATAGGATCGACACAGAAGTATAACGGACGTTCATCCGTTTCCTTCTTATCCCACTTGTCTTTCTTAGAGGCTCCTTTAAAGAGTAAAATCTTTGGTTTTCCACCACGGTAATCTGCAATTGCAAACACTGCTCCTCCGTTATACTCACTAAGTACTTTATATCCAGAATGATAGAAAATTCTAGCCATTACCTGAGAATCAGTCATACCAGTGATATCAATATCTGGTATATATTTTTTAGCTAACTCCTTGTAATTGTAGATAGTTCCATTATGTATAAGGACATATTCTACCTTTCCATTGGCATTAGTGAGTACCACAGGTTGAGCAGTTGTTTCATTAATAACACCAACAGACGCTTTTCTGCAATGACCAAAAGCTACCGAACTCATTTTAAGCTCATTAAGGAACTTATTGTCTTGGAAAAAGCACTGGAACCACTTATCATCGCCTTTTGCTCCATACTCGTAGTGTCCATCAATAAAATAGCCACAGGAGTCACCGCCTCTACTGTCATTAGCAATACCTAATGTACAGAAAGTTGGAAAGTCAAAAGACCTCATGCTCTTTGTAACGATGCCAAATATTCCACACATAATTATGCTAAATTATAACGGGTTATTAACTGTTTAGCTAATTCAACATCACTACTATTAATAGCTTCTTGAACTAAATCTATACTTGGAAGAGCATAGCCAATCCGATAAGCTCTTATAACCTTCTGTAATTGCTTCCAGATGAAGGATAACTTAGAAGGGGAACTCATCATTGCACTGCTAAGAACTCGATACTCAACACCGTAGTCAGTTAGACGGAAACAGCCAGCTTTACCATAGAGAGAGCGACGTTTCTTATCTTTATCCTTAACGACAGAAGGAATACCCAAAAAGGCATCCATATACTTTACAAGAGCAAGACTAGTATCTACGTTAGGATTTTCATATCCAATATGAATGTGAAAACCAGCTGAGCGAAGATTAGTTGATGTACCCTTAGGTTTAGGATTTGCCTTCATTGTATAGGCATTATAATCAACATCACATCCGAAAAGCTTAGCTTGGTCACTCTGCAATTCAGATTTAGGTACGGTCTGGGAGGCTATACATTTGATACCAAGGTCGGGATTTTTACTCTTAACAAACTTATCTATATACTCCTGCATATAAACAATGTTGTTGACAAAGTTTATTTCATCCTTAACAGGAGGAATGTTAAATTCTGCAAGAATATTATCAGTCTCAAGTCCAAAACCCTCTGGCATATCATCGGATCTCCATGGATTGCCTTTTTCACCAGGTATTAATCCAACGGCAGACACCACTTTCTTTGTTTTTTCATTAATGATAAACAGTTCTGGGTCTGCACCAATAGTTACATTACTCAATTCCATCTACAAGAGTTTTTACGAGGTTATTAATCATTTTAGCAACTGGATAATCCGGAATCATTTCGGGATGACCTTGTACTGCAAGACACTTAGGCAATCCATCCTTATGATATAAAACGATTTCTGGTTCCTTTCCAAAAATAACGTCAGGATCTATTCCATCCCCTTCATAATAGTCACTCTCTACATCGGAGGATTTAAATAGGATGTCATAATCATCCTTATTAAGATCAAATGGATACTGCATCTGATGGTGAGTAGAAGTTATTTGATAAATCTTATCTCCATCAGTTATCCCATGAGTAAATCCAGTAGCATGACCCGTTACATTTTGAACAAGCTTGCCACCATTCATAACACATAGAAACTGTGCATTTTGTTATCGTAGAGCTCTTTATCTCTACTTCTTACGCTTCATAATTAACGTAAGTTCAGACTATATCTTCATCATTTAAAAATTTACAAAATTAGTTCAATTAGTTACACATTCCAAGTTTTTTGTATATATTTACATATAAACTATAATCAATTTTAATTAAATATACTTAATATGAATGAACAAGAAATTATCCAAGACTACAAAAACGGAATAACTATTGCAGAAATAGCTAGAAAAAACCATGTAGCTAACAGCACAATTAGTGGATACATTAAGCCACTTAATCTCCCAAATAATAAAGTTATAGTTGGAATAAACAATTGGGAAGGATTTAAAGAATTTTTTATCTCAGTATATAATTCTACAGATTCTATGCAAGAAATATATGATAAACTACTCCAGCATCCGTATTTCAAAAGAACTACACGAAAATCTATCTCGCAAAGAACTGCTGAAATAAGAAATCTCTTTGATCTAAAACCAAAAATGCCAGAGACACATTATAATTCAGAATATGATAGAATAAGAGGATATATGATAAGAAATTCTAAATACTGTGCAAAAAGAAGAGGAATCTTCTTTAATCTAAAATATACAGATTTTGAACTACCTGAATATTGTCCTATTCTAGGAATTAAATTAGAATATGGAGCAGGACATGATGGAAATTCTCCAAGTCATGCTACGCTAGATAGAATAGATAATTCAAAGGGATATATTCCAGGTAATGTAATGGTTATTTCTAGATTAGCAAATGCAATGAAAAATGAAGCTAGCTTTGAGCAGCTCCAAAAGTTTATAACTAATTATACTTATCTTATAAATTATGTAAATGAGCACGGCACTCTTGGGAATATTACCGACATATTTCCTCATTGGAGGAAACTTAGTCTCGATTCCTAGTCGTTGAACCTTCCTCAGTCTTTAGACTAAGACTTGGCTGCTGATTACCATCTCAGGCGTCCCAGCAATTCACCGTGTTTAACGTGAGCCATCAGTTTCTTAACCCACGGCAGATTCCTAGACAAACCTGTTTCTTTGGATCTATCTTATCAAAGATAGCTTGTTCTACTTGGTCTCTTCTAAGGTTAGAATAGGTAGTTCTATGCTTCTTACATCCATAAAGAGAAGGTGTGACATCTTCTCCGCCGGTGAATACTACTAATTGTGCATCTTCAAGTTTATCAACGAGTTGCACATTTTCAATGAAGTTGACGTAGTTATCAGCTCCACCTACAACATAAATCTTCATTTCTTCTTTATTATTTCTTTATAAACATTCATGTAAATTGGTTTTCTTCGTCTTTCGAAGATGTCATCACTTTCCCAAAATTCAAAATCAGAAGTAGTAAGATCTCCATCTTCATCTGGAATTTGGTTATTATTAACTTTATTCTTCAACTTACCATAAATGTTGTTTAACATTTTGATCTTCTGAAGTTTCTTTCTAATGTCCCTCTTTAACATGGTCTTGCTAACCTGGTTCCTAGCTATTTGATGGATGTCTCTAGGATCTTCGTTAAAGCAGCCAAGTACAAGATTAAATAAGTTAGACATAGAGGTGAACCTAAAGCAGGGCTCCTTTTTTAACTTATAAGCATCATATAAGATAACATTATAAGGGTACTCATACATATATCTTAACCAAGTTAAAATATATCTATGAAATGTGCCAGGAACGTTATCAAGTTTTAGGTGAACCTTAAATACGTTGTAACCATCTCCCCAGTCAACTACTTCTGTAATGCGAAAGTCAAATGGATAAATACCTTGAGCTTGTTTAAGATGATTTCTTATTTGTGTCTTTGTAAAGAGACACGAATTTGACTTATGTTCTTTTCTGGAAAAATCAGTTCCCTTATAAAGGATAACTTCATATTCCTCACTTATATTTCTTTCACCAGTATTTCTAAATACATCTGAGAAGCATGCTGCTGAGCTCATGTGCCTCTCAAAGGCACCTTTACATGAATATTCTGTGTGGTAATCTAAAAATTGAAAATCTTTCATTAAATAAAAAAAAAATAGAGGCTCCTACTATTATTCAGAGCCTCTTAGGGTTATGAGGGTGGATTAGTCCTCGATGTCTTCCTCTGTTTCCTTCTCAGGAGCAGCCTGAGCTGGAGCCTGAGCAGGGGCAGCACCAAACATGTTACCGAAAGGACTGTTGCCTCCCATCATGCTCATCATAAGCATATCCTTAGTAGACAAACCATCCTTACCAGCAAGCAAGGCAAACATCATAGGATTACCAGCTACGGCACCTCCCTGCTGATTCATCATCATGAGAGGGAGCAATGAAGCCAATGAGTCATCCTTCTTGCCATCCTTAGCAAGTGCCATAAGCATCATAGGATTCATCTGACCTCCCATGTTGCCAGTAAGAGATACCACTACACGGACCATAGTCTGGTTGAACATGAAGTCCTTGATGGTACGAATCAGCTTACCAGAACCTGTATAGCTGATAGCGTTGATCTTCTCACCCTTGATAGAGGTAACCTTGGCATAGCTACGGTCAAGAGCAATGATATCACCTACTACGAGATTCTCCTTAGGCTTGCTCATGATGAATACAGGCAGCGGAAGGGTAAGTTCCTCTGGATAAGCAGTCAGGTGATTCTGAGCATCAATTGCTACATAACCCTGATTGGTTGCAACACAGATGTTACCATCCATAGAAACGCGGACATCCTTAGCCTCTGTAGGCATGAATGTCTCCTTCAAGCGATCAGAGAAACCTGCAATAGTGTTCTTAGTAATACCCTCTGTAGGAGTATTTACAAGAGGCTTCTTTCCGCCAAATGGGTAGTCTACCTGTACAACACCAACGATGTTGCTCTTCTTAGCGTAGCTGTAGTCACCACCTGTCTCAAGGATATAGATGTGATTTCCCTTACTGCTGAGAATGTGTGCACCTTCCTCTACTGAATAGAGTTCAGAACCTTCCTTTGCAAAGCAAGTCAAGAACTTACCATTCTCTTCTGCGAAGTTAGACACCTGCTCCAAAGTTGTTGGAACGAAATTAGGGTTTGAAGTGTACAAAATTGATTTGATCATTTTGTGTAAAAATTTAAAAAGTTATTAAATGTGCCTTTCGGCGTTATATACAAAAATAGCTGACACTATTTCTAGTGCCAGCTTTAGAGGGCAGTGAGGGAGTCGAACCCTCTTACACGATTTTGCGGACCGCGACCTTACCGTTCGGACAACTGCCCTTAAAACAGAATACATTTTAGAAATTAACCATAATAATTTTCGATAAAATTGCTGTTAGTATTCTTATTCAAACAATATAGCAAAAATGGATTCAAAACAAAAACGGAATGCTACTAGAAATATTCAATATTAAAAACCTTATATTATTGTCTAAAGTTTGCTGTGTGCATTCCTATAACAATCTTCTAAATATAGAATTTTAAAGTAGGGATGAGGGAGTCGAACCCCTTGTCTTGTATATTTGCATCAAAGCGTTCTTACAGCTTAGGTTTTAAAGACTATCCTTGTCGTCATAAGATTCTATCAAGTCATTTGTTTTACACCTTTCTGTTCTTAAGCAAGTGTTGCTCTACTTCTTAGGCTGCAATAACCAAAGAAGCATAATTCATATTTATAAATATGTCGTTTATTACTTTGTTGCCTTGCTGTGCTTCTTATCTCTTATACAATCAAAACCAAACATCCCTATAGTAAGTAGTTTCTGGTCATGCTTAGGACTTTCCATTATACCATTTCCTTTAATAGTCCAGTATAGTTTGGATGACTAGCATATCCAATTCGATTTAGAAAGGCATAATAACTACCTCCACTATATCTATTAGATATACATTTCTTATAATCCTCTACACATTCTGTCCAATGGGAATATCGTCTATAACGGTTCCCCTTCTTAAGTCCAAAAATATTCTGATGAGTACGAACTAAGTTAGACTTAAAATTACCTGTTTCAAGCTTAGCTTGAGCTAGAACAATGTTTGCGTGAGGTATATTGTTCTTAATGAGCTCTTCTTTCAAATTAGTCTCATTAAGAACTTTTGATTTAGCAACTGGTTTCATCTGAGCAACTTTAACATTTTTGTCCTTAGATGTAACCTTTGCTGAATCATTTACCATCTCAATACGGATAGTATTTTCAGATGGTTTAGGAGTATTCTTTGGTGCTGAAATTAGAGTAACTACAACACCAATAATCAATCCAATTAATAAGTAACAAAGTCTGTTTGTAATATCATTTTCATTAATCTTCATAGAAAACCTTTTTAATTAATAAATGCTAATCTAAAACAGGAATCTCTTCTTTGTAACTGCTGCTCTAAACCAGCTGAGCTACCTTATAAAGGATTGGATTCGAACCAATGACCTGCGGCCTTTAAAAGAATATATTTGCTGTTAGATTCCTTGTTAAATATGTCAAAAACGTAAACGGTATCTAAGTTAAAGGGTTTAAGCCTCTGATTTACTCTTATGATAGCTAGTTTACTGTACGTTGTAGTTATTTAAGCTATCTCCGAAGTAATCCTCAGTCATTGCAATGAACTGTTTAGTACGCTTCTCATCTACATCGAGGCATTCCTTGAGAGCCTCAACAAGTCTCTTCTCAGGAGTTTGGGACATATCCTTCTTCTGAGAAAGCTTAACCTGATGAAGATAACTTTTAACAGAGTTAAGAATATACTCTGCCTTTACGATACACTCATCAGTAAGCACCATCATAGATTTAACCTTCTCGATAATTTCTGCCATAAATGCAGGAGCAATGTTGTTCTCTTCGATGAACTTACAAACATCTGTAAGGTCATCCTCAATCTGATAACAACCAATCTCGAAAGATTTACGAATAAACTCTTCTGCTGTAGCAGCATCCAGAGTACCCATAGAGATAATAGTTCCTACTCGTTTTCCTCTGAGGAAAGTAGGCTCAATGAGCTCTATATGATTAGTAGTGAAAAGGGTAATGACGTTCATATCCTTAGTATCACCACCATCCAATGTGTTAAGGATATCCTGCATAGCAGAATCACGATTGCCTCGTGTTACCTGATCAATATCCTCAACAAAGATTACGACGCCATGTCCAGATTGATCGATGATCTTAGACATGCGAAGAGATTCTGCCAAGAGTTTTGGATCCTTCAGATAAATGAACATCCAATTGTTCTTGACAGCCTGACGAGCAAGTTTGAAGGCAAGAAGAGTTTTACCAGTTCCGTAGCCTCCCTCTAACAACGCTCCAAACTTCAATGGAATACCTTTCTCAATGCATTTTTCTGGATTGAGAATACGAGCGTTGATTGGACGAAGGGCATACTCAGTTTCCTTACTAATAACCATTAGCTGGTCGTCAATGTTACGTAGGTCAAGAATTTCTGGATTATTAATGTTAGAAATCTCCAGAGCCTGACCCTTATAAATCGAATTAGTCTTCAAATTCGTTTTAGTCTGCTCGATAATGTCATCCATTAAAGATGAAAAACGGAGCTGAAGTTTTCCAGTAATTACCAGTTCATGTGTCTCAGAAAGATAATTAATGTTAATTAAGGAATCCTCTCCAAGACCATCGAGCTGAATATCTCCGTAAGGAGCCTTAACTCTAGTTCCGTCAGCAAGAGTAATGTCTACAGTTTTAACACTCTTTTCACCTGATGGACTGCCACTTTCCTTAGAAACAACAGATCCAAATACCTGGGAGATAGCCTGATTGAGCTGATAAATACCATCGTTGCGAAAGCACTGAATGCGATAGTTGATTTTTGCTATCTTCTTAGACTGGGCAATCTCACTCTCGATATAGTCAAGGCAATCAGCGTAAGTTATATCTGGTAATTGCATTACCTCTATGAACTTACTCTTCATAGCCTCTTCATAGTTATTTACCTTCTGCTCAAGAGCAGATCTCTTACTTCTTCTTACAATTTGATTCATCTGGTTTTTATTAAACTTTTAATTTATTAATTCTGCGCCTAATATTTAGGCAATTCTCCATAGTAGTTGTTAAACATCCAAGATGGACAATTCCATTGTCCTTAGTAATAGTAAGATTCTTTTCTGGAATTTCCCCTTTGTCTTCCTTATTTCTAATTATACGCTCTATTATAGGGAACTTGACAGCGGTATTCTTACAAAAAATTACATTCTTCTCAGAAATGTAAATAACTTCATTGCCGTTTATTTCACCTACTTTGTGTTTTGGCATACAACTAAACCTGCGATGATTAAGATAATAATTAAGATAACGATTAATAAGAGTATTGGTCCATAGAATGGAAGAGTAACCCACCACCAAGACCAATTAATTACGCCAACTAGCTTTAATACTACGAAGGCAACACCTAGCAGTCCAAGAATGCCAGGGCCTTTATAAATTACTTGCTTTTCCATATCAACACTTTTTAAAATGTTAGAGCCCTCCATCGGGTACGATCCGACAACCTACACATTACAAGGGTGTTGCTCTAGCCAATTGAGCTAAGAGGGCATTTTCGGAGGACTTCTAATTAAGTCCTCCTACTTTCTCATACTTATTCTCACGAACCAGTATAAATTATATACTTTTTACGTTTATGCTTAGTTACACTAAGCTTTATGATTCTTACTCTGTTAAGTAGCTCCTGATCCATTGCTGTCAAGAACAACTCTTCTGCATTCTTAGGAGCCTTAAGTTCAGGTTTATTACCTCCTAAGATAAATGCCACAGCACTTGGGTCATAGCCAGACATATAGAAGAAATTAGGAGCATCTGCAAAGTCTTCAAACTTTACCTTGTTATCATAACCGTACCATCCATTAGGAATATCCCAAAGGATAATCTTAAAGGAATTAACGTATTCCTCACTAAATCCAGCCTCACGAAGTCTCCTAATTGCAAGTTGGAAATTTGTAGATTTGTTAGTACCACGTCTATCAAATTCTCCATCACTTACGCAAAGGATTCCACTTGGGAAATCCTTTTCCTCAACTCCTTCTGATTTTAATCTTATAAAGAGATCAATTACAGATTGGAAATTAGTATTTGCGTAAGCACCGCAATTATCATTGATGTACTTATCAATAGGAGTTTCTCCCTTCCATTTATGTAACGTACATCCGTCAGAAAACTCTGCAAATGTATCCGCAAAGTATCCTTCTAAGAACTCAGAGAAATACAATGCCATAGATTTAGCAATGCAGAATGAAGATACATTACAGCCTCTAGCTGTTGAAGTCATTGAGCCTGAAGTATCTCGTACTACAAGTAGTGAGGACTTAGCGTTTACATTCTCTTTACCTGTTTTTACAAGTTGTGCAAATTGTGCATTAATTGTCTTCTCCTTGTAATCCGCCATGTGTCGACAGTTTTCATCGAAAGGAGCAAATAGCTCAAACACATATCCTGTGAACTTGGCTACAGGCTTAGAGGAAATCCAATCAGTGTACTTCTTAGTAAGATTGTGGTTCTCCAAGAAGTTAGAACCCACCAAGAGAGCTAAAGCTCTACCCGCAATGTGGTCAAAGTTAAGTGAATCGTATAACTGCTGAGAAATAAGTTGCTGCCATTCATGAGCAACACCTTCAGACTTAATCTTTCGATAGACCTTATAAGCCGATTCTTTCTCTAATTTAGGAGACAATTTTCTAGCCAGCCATCTACCTATAAGAGTGTCTGCTTGAGATTCAAGCGTTGTACACTTCTTATTTGTTCTAATAGTTGGCAGATACTTACGAACTAGGTGAGTTGTATCAGGATTGTTAAGTCCTGCTGACAAAGTCAGATATAGGAAATTCCAATCTAACTTTCTCCCTTCCCACCCATGATATTGTAGGTCTAAAGAGAGCATTTGAATAACATCCTTCCATGAGCCTGCTGCAATGAAAAGAGGAAGATTTACTTTAAAGGTTGCAGGTTGGTTAATAGCCAGCCACAACATTCTCATAATACCTTCATTCTTCAAGCCCTGTCCACGCTGAACGTCTAGTTCTTCACTTTTGTCTTTAGTAACAATTTTAGACTTACGTGTAATGAGTCTGAAATAGAGCGCAAGTTTTACACATAGAATGGGATTTGAACCCCATAGAGTTTGCATGTCCTTTGCTACTTCCTCATAAGAACGTGGCTCTTTGAAATATGAAGCAGCAGCAAAGTTATCAACAAAATCGTTTCCAGTTGTGGAATACTTCTTTGCTCCATTGCCTGACTCAGTTTCAGAAGACACTTTGAGTGCTTGCTTTACAAACTGATTCTCGACAGGTTTAATGTCAAGAAGTGAATTTACCTTCTTTTGAAATTCCATACTTTTATGTAATTAAAAATTTTTATAACTTCCATCCGAGAATATTACCTTACTAAGAGTTTGCCTAATAGGTCGAATATAATTCTTCGGAGGATAATAAGTAATTATTTTGGATGTACCTGATTCTATATAGGTTTTAACTACAGCCTCCTTGTAACGATTAACATCATACTTAGAGGTATATCCATATTCTACTGTAAACACTAGACACACAATGTCTTTCCATGTGTTATTAAGTATTTCTGTCTTTATATATGGAGTATTGTTAGAATCGTAACATCCCTTTGCTCTCACTACTTTTTGAGAGATTGCACTAGTACTTATAAGTACAAGTAGCAAAGCACATAAAATTTTCTTCATATTAGTCACTTTTAAAGTCGGAGTAGTGGGACTCGAACCCACACGCATTACTGCATATGCTCCTAAGGCATACGTGTCTACCATTCCACCATACTCCGAAACCTTTACACAGAATAAGCTTCTTCTAATTCCTTAGACCAAGCTTGATAAACACTAGCAACTGGTTCGTGCATCATATTATGCTTTTTAGCATAATCGAGCAAATACCTCAATTCTTGTAAATCCATAATGTTATATTTTAATAGTATTGATAGCGTCTTTTATTACATTTGATGCTTTCAGTAAAGCCTTATTGCTACTCTGTAGCTTTCCCTTAAGGTTATTTAGTTCTACCTTTATATCCTTGCATTGTTTCTTTAGACTTTTGTTCTCCTCATATATAGAGTCAGCTACTTCCAAGTCTGATCGCAGCTTAGCACTATTCAGATCTTTATGGACTTTTTGAAGCTCCTTGTTAGTCTTTTTGAGAGACTTTAGTAAGCCTTTTATCTGACTTGCGAATAAATCCCTTACACTAAAGTAACTTTTTAAAAATCCTAGAATATCTTCCTTATAAAAGCAAGAAGTTATTGCAAGATCCCTGTCAGTAAAATAATAGCAACCATTGGAAAGCTTGACTATTTCAAAATCAACAAACTCATGTTCACTATAATGATCAGAAAACCTAATCGTAGTAGATCCTTTTTGATAATATCTAGAATTATTATTATGGGCTTTCTGATAAGAATCAGTCATTGAAATCAACAACTTGTGAATTGATTTATCTCTATAATCCATTTCTTTTTCTTTTTATGTTAATATTTGTAGCTCTAGCGAGAGTCGAACTCGCACGCCCATTACTGGACAACAGATTTTCCTGCCACACTTGCTTTTACACAAGCAAACTAACATTGACTTCCACTTCCAAAGCACCCCGACTTATTTTCGTGCACCAATTATAAATTGTGAAGCCACCCTCACAGGTATTAAGAAGTTTTCATTTATATATTCACTCGACGGGTAAAGTATTAGAATATATAAGTTAGTCTTTGTGGTCTGGACTATTTTATTACCATATTAAAAATCTTGCAAGATATAGCTTCATTTTCTCCTTCTCATATTGCAAGCTAACAGAGTTTAAGATTCTCTTGCTACGCAACTTAGATTCCACTATAATTTCTAACTTAGGTATCTCCTCTATAGTCTCTACACATTTATGAACTATAAAACTTTGTATTTAAACTTATTAGTATTTTTTGCCTAGTCTCGGAAAACACTAATCATTTTACAGTATTTCAATTTAGCTCGTCATCACCAAAATTTATGTCACCATAAATAAGGTTTCTGTCGAATTAGGGAGATTCTACTCTTATAATTTCTTATAAGGCACTCAAATTTTCAAGTCTGTCGGGTCTACCATTCCCCCATAGAGCCGTCCTTTTTAAAGGAGCTTGTAGGCAGTTTCTATAAACTTATCAATTAAATCATCTCTATAGAAACAATCTACACCATAATCAAATTGTACTTTTCTAGCTACACGATATTTAGAATCAATGTAGTTAAATACCTTTTGACCTTCTCTCCAATTGTTTTGAAAAGCCTTAATACCATTAAGGACATCTTCTCTAAATTCTTCGTATGTCATAATTATTATTTTTAAAATGGTCCTGTACGATTTGAGCATTGTTAAGAGGCTTGACAGGAAAGAAAAAACCTGGCTTCAGGCGGTTTTATCCCTACTTCACTATATCCCAGTAATACCTTAAGAGTACTGATATAGTCCCGGTGTCAAGCTTCAGATTTTATTAGTTAGTGTATAGAGAATCGAACTCTATTTGTGACCATCACACCACAACAGCAGGAGTATTCTCCAATTGAGAATATCCTAGAATTGATCTATTAATCTTCGTACTTAATGTACGGAATTGTGCAACTTGGAGCCCAAGCATAAGTTTTGGCTGCCAAATTTAAGTACCATTTAATTGCTTTCTTAAGCATCTTCATAACCGTAATTAATTTTAGTAAATAATTTAATTTTAAAAAGTTAAACGTATTAGTAAGATTAGCGCAACCCAATTCACACCACGTGGAGGTTCTTACTATGTGAATCTTACGGGAGGAGGATTCGAACCTCCGACCTCCAGCTTATGAGGCTGGCAAGCTACCATCTGCTCTATCCCGCGATGTTAAAAAGGTATCAGGCGATTAGATAGACTCACGCAACGACTATGTTCCTTACAAACAGTTCGCTATCTTTATGATTGGAGGGCATTGTCTAAATTAACCTTGTTTGCAGTTTCTATACCTTTGTGAGTTTAATAAGACTCGAACTTATATCTTGCGGCTTAACTAGCCGCTGCTTTATCCTATTAAGCTATAAACTCTGTGTTCTCATGCATAAGAACACACGACTACTTTCACCTATGCGTCCGTCGGTTCATTGTCTTTACGGTAGGTCTGCGCAGCCCGCTGCCATAGGTTATCCTTGTCAAGTAGCGGAAGTAGGGTTTGAACCTACGACCTCCACATTATCAGTGTGGTGCTCTAACCAACTGAGCTATTCCGCTGTTTAATCTCTTCTTTATCGTGTAGAGACTTAGGAACACGTGTAGCCAGAAAGCTATCCACACACGATTCTCACGAACAGTAGTACTACTATTTGATATACGTTTATTTATCACCCGGTGTTCCCTATGGGATTCGAACCCATGACCCCGAATTTAAAAGATTCGTGCTCTCTAGCCTTACGGAACCAACTGAGCTAAGGGAACAAATGACGTAGGAGTTTCTAGTTTTATTCTCAAACCACTAGAAGGTCTCCTACGTGTTACTCTTTACGAGCCTGGCATCAATTTGGGATGATGTTCAGTCCTCAGCATTTTCTTGTTGAAAATCAACAAAAGTCACTAGTTTATGGATTACTAGAAACCTGAGAATGTGAAGGTACAAAACTCTAAGAGAGGAAACTTCGCTTCAATGTTTTTACAGTAATCTTTCCATTTTAAAGTGCACCAGTTTCTATAGGAAAGACATAACTCTTCTAGCCTAGGACTCATAGAAGGGCTAAGGAAATTATCCAGTACCGACTGGAACTACATTCTTACTGACACTTATAAAGATTATGTGATTTATATTATGGTACTCCCAGTGAGACTCGAACTCACACGAACATTACTGTTCATCAGATTTTAAGTCTGACTTGTCTACCAATTCCAACATGAGAGCTTGAATACAAGATACTTACGTTCTATAGACTGTAGAAACTCCTGATATGCTGCATAGCATCACATAACAATGGAGCTATCTTGTATCATGCTTGAAATTACATACCCTATACGGAAAAGAGCGACTCGCTCCACCAATTAAGGATTTTTTTTTTCGTTATTGTTGTGAGTGTAGGAGTCGAACCTACTATCGTACAGATTATGAGCCTGACATGATTTACAAATATCCGTTTCACTCCCTCACGATATATTGTTTAAAGAATTTTCGGCGGAGGCAGATCCTTAAGTACCATCACCGGGGATACATTTTATCAGTTTCTTCTAGTCTTCTACGTGCTATATTATGAGGTAGCGCTACTTCTCCTTTCAACGTTCCATGAACTAAAGTACTCCTTAGGTACAGCCTCCATGTTTTAATATTTGGTGGGCCCAGAGAGGTATGATCTCCCGACCTTGTCATTATGAGTGACCTGCTCTGACCAACTGAGCTATGGGCCCATAAGCACATCTCTCGATGTGCATGCCTTAGTATATTCCACCTAAGTGTTTAGAGACCTTGCAAGTTGGAATTAATCCATACACACAGTGTCAACCGAAGCAGTATCTGCATTAATAGTATCTACCTGAGCAGTATCAGTACTGTCATTATCAGCGTTAGCTGAGTTAGTAGAATTTCCACATGAAGCAAACATTGCTCCAAACATCAATACAGATGCAAAAATTAACTTTTTCATTTTCATAAAATTTAATTAAACATTTAAGTTATCTATGCTATTCTAAATATATATTTAATGTTGGCGGTGGCAAAAGGATTCGAACCTTAAATCTCTTGCGCCATGCAAGTATTTTACGAGTAAACGATAATCTTTTTATTCTCAATGTACTAATAATACAAAAATAATACAATATTATATGCTTGCTTTTATATTATATTTACATTACTTCCCATAGATATTTATTGCGATTACCATTATAATAACTCCACCTATTTTAAACTATACCACCAAAGGATGCTATACTATTCTCACGAACCATGTAGCGCAAAAGTTTTAATTAAACTATAAGTTGGACTACCAGGATTCGAACCTGGAAAAACAGCGCCAAAAACTGTTGTGTTACCGTTACACCATAGTCCAATAAAGTAGAACTACCTTCACAGGCAATTCTACTAAAACAAAGTTATTAACCATAAAAAGTATATGTATTTTGTTAACCACTCTTGATTAAACTAATATATTATCGGTAGTGGGACAACGTGGAATCGAACCACAATCTCGGGATTGTGGGGAAGGACAGATTTGAACTGCCGACCATCTGATCTTCAGTCAGACACTCTACCACTGAGTTACTTCCCCGCATTCTTACCACTAAAATTATCTGTTTGCGAATGACAGTTTGGACACAAGAAAGTTAAATTCTCTAGTCTATTATCCCTGTTATTCCCATTAATATGATGTAACTGTAAGGTTAATAGTTTTCCATTCCATTCAGTTATTCCACAGTTAGAACACTTATACTCTATTAAGTTCGCTTTAATTAAGCGTTTTTTGAACTTAGTCATGTTGGAATATGTGGAATTTTCAACCATTATATCTTCCAAAGAATATTTAGTATTATCAGATGTACCATGTGCTCTACCTAAGAAATGTGAGAAATCTATATTGTTCTCAATTAAGTAATCTTTTAATCCTTTGAAAGAATTTCCTCTATTTGCAGTATAACCTAATTTCCTCATTAGTTCCGAAAATGTTATACTTTCATTCACTAATTTGGTAAGTTCTTCTATAGAAACCTATTTGTATTTACATATCATATTAGTAATTTTAGTTAAATTTCCGCGCTCTGACCTTCTAAGCTATTGTCCCAATTCGCTAGAAAATCTATTCACATAGACTTCCTAGCTTGCATATTGTGCCTACAAAACAAAGTATCCACGATAAATGAATAGACCAGAGTAGACTCTACGTATGAGTGTAGAGTTTACAGGAATAACATTTATGTGTGTAAATTTGAGGAGTGGAGCTGATGGGGAACGATCCCACAACCTCCTGCTTGCAAAGCAGGTGCTCTAGCCAATTGAGCTACAGCCCCAGTGCTAGAATTTATCCTAATATTTTATTCTAATGGGTCTAAATTTCCGACACATGATTCATAACTTTCTTTACCATCAGAATCTCTTGTAACAAAGTAATAGTCTTCATTAGTCTCGGACATTCCAATAAGAGTTACCTCTTTTCCTCTGAAATCCTTATATTTATCACCAATATGAGCTGTAAAATCCTTAAACCATTCTGGTAAATCTTCTCTATCTTTTACTTCATTAAAAGAGGAATAGATCTTTTCCCATTTTATATACCCATCCTTGTTATATTCTTTATATTCCATAGCGCACCCTGCAGGACTCGAACCTGCGACTTTCTGATTAACAGTCAGACGTTCTAACCAACTGAACTAAGAGTGCAAATCCACTATCGAGTTCCTCAAGCTCTTGTAATTGAATACAGATAGTGGTGGAAGGTTTCTAGATTACCTTCTAACTGACTATCTTCTGGCGTAGTCACATCCTTCTGTTATTATAGTGTACAGATAGCACTGAGGAACGCAAGACCTGGGTAAGCATCAGGTCTCGAAACTAACTTCTGATAAGAAGTAGTGTATCGCCAACCAGATTCGAACTGGTGTTGCGACATTGAAAATGTCGAGTCCTAACCACTAGACGATAGCGATAAAAGCAGAGTACAAACGAAAGGTATTTTTAGCAAAATAAGTTTAAATCGTAAAGTTTGCTGTAAGTACTCTTATTTTATTAAAAATAATATTTAAATGAAATGTCAGATAACAGAACACTTTTGTATTTCTAAAAATTATATAATAAAAATTGCTGTTAGTGTTCTTATCTATAAGATAAAATTATAAACCATCAGATAGCGTTTTGGTTGTTTATTTACTTCGGACAACCTCCGAATACTCAATTATAATAAAAATTATGTAAAATAAGTAATTTTGCTGTGCGCTATCTTGTTGGTGAAAAGTAGAGTCGTGAATGGGACTCGAACCCACCCATTTAGCTTGGAAGGCTAACATGCTAACCACTAACACCACCACGACATAGGTTTTTATTAACTTCTTGTTCTCTCTTGTAAAATTGTATAGCAAAGATAGTATCTATGAAGAAAATTGCAAAATCAAATTCTGTTAAAATTTGTAAATTGATCTAAGTCAAGTTTTCATCATAAATACTATCTTAGTCTATAAAAGATTATATGTCAAAGACATATCTTTTGGACACTGACTACAACATCCATGCCATTCTCTCTTAAGAGTTTGATTGCTGCTTGTATATCAGGTCTTTTAAGTATGTCTTTGTGTCTTTTCTTATCACGCCATTTATTGTGATATGCATTCACTTTCTTCTGGTATTCCTTATAAATCTCATTAAGCTTATGAAAATGAATAGGCTTATTAGGATTATTAAAGCAATACAAGTCATCTCCAACTTGTTTTACAAGCCCAGAGTTGGAAAATGCAGTCCAGAATACTGGATTTGATGGTATTCCACAACTCTTAAACCCTTCTCGGATTGTATCACTTGTAAAAGGAGTTTTAGCCAGCTGATGGCGCAACGTATTTAATCCTACGATATGCGCCTCAGCGTCAAACTTCTTAGCCATTGATCTCCGCATTATAGAGGTTTCGCATTTCTTCTACTAAGTCTGAGCACCAATCTATAGTGCGACCGTGATACTTAGAGAATAAATCCACGCCAAAGAAAGTTCTAGGCTGGATGTCGTGAATCTGGTTGTTCTTGTCAATTGTAATCTCCAATTCAAATGGGAGATTTACAACAGCCTTCTGCTGATTCTGACCAACCTGTGCATCTTTGTTTGTAGTGATAATAGCTTTAAAATTCTTTAACATAGAATTTTACCTCCCTAGCGAGGATTTATTAAGTCTAGGAAAAGTTACAGTCTTTGACTGTCAGTCAGTATAATTTTTCAAGCGGAGCTACTATTATTCACTCAAAACTATACAAAACTAGAAATACTTGTGAGAGTCATAGGTAGCTCTCAAGTTCACCTTTTTATTTAATTGAGAGGTGTAACTCAATTCTTTAGGAGCCTACTTTTTACACATCTTCTCAAAGACTTCTCTGAGAAGTTTGTTAGCATCCTCTTTGGTAAGATGATTCCTCGTTTCTTTCATCTCCCTTTCAATTTCAGAAGATTTTGAGAGCATCTGTCCCATTTGTATGCTAATAGTAGCGTACCCTGCTAAAACTGATGCAATAACCATTCTCTGCACTTCCTCAGGGAGCTCTTTAACACTCTCTTTAAAGCTACGGGTATCGCAGACAAGACCCTTTGCCACGGCTGAAGTTGCCTTATCTACAACCTCAGAACTGTACATTTTGTTTTCTTTTTCCATTTTTTTTTTCTTTAGTTAACTATACCAAATTTCTGGAATGTTTATCATTTTATTATATGATTACAATTACTTCTATTTCAACTGCTGAGATTTGAATGTAAGATGTTCTAATTGCTGCAAGAAGTTTGAGCGAAGCTTTAAATCCCTGATGGTCTTCTATTTTTACTGCAGACTTTGCAACCTCGGTTACAAATTCTATTGCCTCTTCCTTAGAAAGAGTGCCGACTATTGATTCTCCGTTTGAGAAGAACTCAATACCATTTGAACATTCAAAAATCTTTTTCATTTCTTTTCGTTTTTATTATTAATAACTGGAGACTATCTGGGAGTCGAACCCAGGTGACTTAGCCAAGGCATAGTATCCTAACCGTTAGATGAATAGTCTCTTATAAATGGACACAAGAAATTCTAATAGCCTAAACTCTTATAATAAGGATAATTATTTCTTGCTTTGTTGAACATAGCACGGATGTTAGAACTTAGAAGTCTTTTATATTGGTCGACAATCATCTCATAAAGACTGAGATTTTCATCTATTCCAAATCCGTTACATCCATACTTATCCTCCCTATGCTCCTCCCAGAATGAAACTGGCTTGGTTACAAGTCCCCATATTCCTCCCAGATAAATCTGGTCAGGAGTCATACTTGAAATATCTAGTGTTCTAAATACTCCATAAGGACAAGGTCCAATATTCTCATTCTGGAATCCAGCTTCCCATGCATCCTTATGAATGTTCATAAGAGTGATGAGTGTGTTAGGTCCCTCGATTTTGTCGAGGAATCTCTGTCCTTCTAAACACTGCTTAGTGTAGATAGACATTTGCTTGAGGTTATTCTGAACCTCAGCTTTATGGAACAATCTGTTCCAAATGTTATTCTTTCTCATGGTCCTCTAAATCTAAATTTAAAACTAGCAGCCAGATAATTATGCAAGCTGTAAATGCTATTGCTGTGAAAGCTTCGTGCCATATAAAGACACTAGCCCCTGCTAAGGCACACAAGCACACTAAAATGATTACCATAAGGATTCTTTCGATCTTTTTCATACTTTTCACCTTTTATAAGTGAGAATACTTAGTGTACTCTCACTTTGATTATTTTCTTTACTATTCTATTCTTGTTCATAGATTCAAGAATTTGTCTCTCCATTTCCTCTTTAAAGAGTCCTCTTTTTGCAGTCCTAAACTGATAAGAGATAACAGTTTTCTCACCATCTACATTTATAAGAGTAGCGAGAACTTTAATGTCTGATGTGATAAATAACATAATTACTTTGTTTTATTAATTGATTTAAAAAATTCATGTACAAACTCCAAATAGAAGCTTTCAACACTATTGTAACTTTCCTCAGTCATTTCATTGACTGTGCACCAATAGTTATTTGCCCTTGATGCAGTAATACAATTGTTTGCTTCATCATAAATGATTTCAAGCATTTTTAACATATTTTCCTTTTTCATATCTACTTTGTTTTGTTTTGAACCCTATGTGAGTTACAACCTCACTACAATGCTTTTATTTAATAGGGATTTCTTTTCATTGCACAGAATATGCTATTGGTGATACTACATTTTCGTAGTCTGCACATATTTCAAGAATTGAAGGAAAATAATCCTTGTTAACTGATTGACTACTCTTTACTGTGTAAATGTAATATCCATATCTATCTCTTTCTATATTAGTAATGGTGAAAGTTACTAAATCTATACTTCCAAACCAATTTCTAACATTAAAGGATTTACTCTTGTTAAGAGCGTTCATAATCTGTTCTTCAGAAAATTCTTTTGCGGATTTTGCATCAGATAATTTTCTATAATGACCTAATACAAATTCGTCACATGCTTTTACTTTTATTTCCATTTTTACTTTGTTTTTGTTTGTTCTCACTCTGAGTTCTAACCTCAGTACAATAGTTTTATTTAAGTGAGAATACTTTTTTTTAGGCAGTAACTTTTATTCCGTTGTCCCGGAAAGTCTTTGCAATAGTAGTGTTAGGATTAATAATCCCACTCTTAACACTGTCACAAAAATCTTGGAGATTATTTTTAATCATCCAATCTACTGCCTTTCTCTGCTCTTCTGTAAGAGTCTGTAAAACTTCATTCATAATATTCGTTATTTTTAATATTCTATTTGAAATGCACGTCCCATAAAGTCATCTAACTCTTTGTCAGACCACGTTTTGAGTTCCTCATAGCTAAAGGACGTATTAGCTGCAAGGAACTCTATTACTTTTTCTCGCATATTGATTATGTTTTGATTTTAATATAATATCAGTCAGAGTTACTTCCATTTTCTTTTACTCAAAGAAAACCGAAGAACTCCTTCACGAAGAATGCATAAAGAATCGAAGTAGTTTTATATCGTGCCTCGGATATTGCTCGTCTTTCCGAGCGGTCGCTTTCTTTCAAGTTGTCACATCATCAGTTTATAACCTCGGTTGATGTTGCGGAGGTAACAATCAAAACAATTAAAACAATTAAAACAATGCTCAAAAGCTTCCTTACAGTTACCGCGTCATTATTTATACTTGTACGTGACTACAAGTTCTGCAATTAGTTTCCAATGTGTACTTATAGTGTTACCACGTAAAGGTTTGCAGAATAACACCTAAAATTGACAAGTTTAGAATCCCGTATAGATCCTGCGCACATCTTGTCATAACGTTTCATTCATTTGCAACTGAATGGTGTCATCGAATTAAGGCCACTGACACTGGACCACCTTGCTATTTAACGTCTTGAATAGGCTAAGTGTGACGTTGTGTTTTACGGCTAAAACTTACTTTGACTTATAGTCTTTCAACACTGGTGTACGTGCTTCCTAATTTAATAGGTTTGTAAGAAACTGCCGTCCTCAACATCTTGGAAATACTGAACATAGTATCATGGCTTTTACATCCAATGCAATCCACAAGGTTAGATACTCCTTGCCACACTATGCAATATCTTTTATATTGAGTTTTTTAAAACGAAAATATTAATCAACCCATACACTATTAAATTGATAGCGTATGCTTTCGTTAGTACAAACAACTTCCAACCTTTTATCGTTTATAGAAGTGATATAAAAGTTGTTTTCTCTCTCACAATACCACGAGAGAGAAAACATCGCGTTTCTACAATCCGACTTTGTTTCAAAGTCGAATATTATAGAGTGATGTCCACATACAACTTTAAAGTTGTGTTCTGCTTTAATTTCTCCGATTTTCATAATGTTGTTGTTTTAATTGTTAATCCTGACACTAAATAGTGTTTCGTCTTAATTTTCAAAGACTCATCAGAGGATTTTTAAAATTGCTCGTCTAGTTCCGAGTTGCCAATCACTCTTTATAGCCGTGATAATTCTACAGTTCTTGCTTAAAAATTTCTTTTAATAATCTTTCTGCATTTAAAAGAATATTAAGAGAATCAGTTTTTGACAATTTCGAGCTATATTCTTTTGTTGGAATAATAGACGTTATTAATGCGCTATTTATATTATCCGTTGTAGGATTGTCTAAAGCTTTGTAAGAAGCTAATATAGATGATGCACATGTTTCTATATTCCTGCATAAGATTTGATATATTTCTTCGTTCATGATAAAAAGGCGATTAACCTAAGTATCGCGAGGTTTTTAGTGGTTTATTTTACGATTGATACTCTAACCCAATATGCGTCTTTTGAAAGACCTTCTGCAAATGTTGCCCAATTCTCTTCTGGACATTTTGCAATACATTGCAATCCTTCAAAGTTGATTAAGAGTTCACAAATTCTTTTTAGCTTTTTCATGAGCTCTTCTTGGTTATTACTTTCGTACCATACGTAATCAGAAGTTTCTGATTCGTCATTGTTTCTGAAATGAGTTGTTTTTACTATTTTCATTTTCTTACTTTGTTTTGTTTCACAGACACAGAGCCATTATATGATCCTCAATACATTTCGCTCGGATTATATAGTTTCTCTCTGTGTTTCGTCCAGTCTCATCGGTGTGAATTTTAACGTCTCCTGGATGACGTTGTAAGGCTACCCTCTTACAATTAAATTCTAAATCGTCATTATAGTTTCTATATGAGGTACCATATCCATTATAATGATAGTTCCCATTAACGTGGTCGTAGCTATCTCTTACTCCTTTGCCACAGGAAGCCTCTCTTTAAGCACCGAGGTTATCGCTTTCCAAAATGTAGAGTCCTTTATCACTTACTATCCCCTCTACTAATTTTCATTCGGTATTTGTGAATAACCGCTAGAACACATCCTGTTAATAACTCTTCTTTGTGAAGAGAGAAAAAATCATCTGTCCTAGTGATGTTTTTTACTTTTTTGTGAAAGTTTAAATTGTCATAAATTTTTTAGTTTAACCTATACTACTAAAAAGGTTTTTGTAACTAAATTTTTGTTGACTTGTATATAATCCCAATAATGGGAAAATTTTTTCTATCTTTAGTTTTATGGAAAATGGTAGTGTGAGTGTGTGGGCAACTGCGCTCATAGCTCAAGCTCTTAAGAACTTCAATATTTTCAACCAATCTCCAATTCTCTTAATCATCCAGAAACCTTTCAATCCTCTATCATAAAAAGTATCTGGATAAATTGATAGGAGATTACCATTATCTAACTTTAACAGTGAATCTCCTATCTTTTGACCTTTAACACATTTTATACTTAGATTTTCTCTCACTTTTCTTTTTGATAAGAAAGAAGTTAAGAGTTTTTACACTCTCAACTCCTTATCCTGCAAGAAACTACTCAGCCAAATCTATGGTTGGAATAGTTGCGTTCATCAGACTGGTTGTGCCATAACGAAGAGTACGAACAGTTTTCACATCTGTAACCTTCACCTTCTTACCGGCGAGAAGTGCCATTGCCTCGTTTACTGAACCGGCTGAACGGAACAATTCTGCAGCTGTACCCTCAGTATGAACACGCTGATTCGTTGAGCTACCATCCTCGTTGTAGATAGTACGGCTCTTGGTGAACGTGGAAGGATAGAACTTCTTAGCATTACCGTTAACTTCGATGAAGATGTACTGAGCATGATTATCCCCAATCTTCTGATCGTAGACATCGTATGAAGTTGGGAAAGTCCACTCGTCTCCAACCTCAAGATTGAGGTTCTCAAGTGAACGAACTGCTCCAGTAAAACCTGCGATCTTCTTGTCACCAGCTGCTTCTGCACGCTTAATCTCTACTGCTAATGTTGCCATGATCTTATAATCAATTACCTATACATTGAGAGGTTTTAAAAGTTAATAAAAAATTATATTCTCTTTTTAAGTGTGAGAAATATGATTTCACTCGGAACGTTAAGTTTTAGTCCATAACCAGTCCTTGTTTTACATCTGCCTGAAAGATGTGGTGCTCAAGTTATTTATACACACGAGCCAAGAGTGTGTGACGTTGTTATACGCTAAGTAAGTATAGCTGTCTTATACACTTGGCTAGGTTATTTATGGTTGTATATGGCTAGGTTATTTTCCTCTTCTTTTTTTTTTCTTCTTTCTCCCCTTTTCCTCCTTTCCTCCCCCCCCCCCTCCTTTTCCTTTTTACTCTCTTTTTTTTTTTCTTTCCTTTTATTAGTTGTTTCAATAGAAAAAAAAAATCCCTTACTCCATCAAAAGACAGAGTAAGGGATTTAGTAAGAGAATTTGAATTGAGAACGGCTTTAAGGGTTAAAAACTAAAGTAGAAAGTTGTATCCTCCAACGAATTGAAGAAGTCAACAACGGACTTGACGAAGTTCAATGTGCTCATAGCATCTTCCATATCAGTCGAGCATAGAGTTGCCCACACCATAAGGCAATGTGCTGCATCCTTTGCAGGAATAGCACGAGAGTTTTTAATATTCATCCTCTTACGAAGATATGAATATTTCTCGTCAGTGTAGTCAGCTATGTCGCCCCACGTGTTAAACACGCTTTCTAAGAGAGTAAACCAACGTCCGTATATGTCAGAACGCAGTTCTTCGCCTGTGAAAGTGCAATATTGTTCGTCAAAGGAGTTAAGGGTAATAAACTCGCCATTTTGTTTGATTTTGAATGTCATAGTTGTATGATTTTTAAAAGTTAATATTAAAAGTAAAGCAGTTTAACGACTTGCTTGGGTCGTGCCGTGTTAGTCCTTGAAATCAAGGATTACCAAAGACGATGCAAATCTGCGTCCGTCCTTGGAGATAGCAACATAGGGTTGTCGTGAAACGGCAACTTTCTTATCCTTGCAGCCATCAACGATAGCCTTGAGAATTTCGCCGTTGGACTTACCCGACATTCTGCTGATAGTGTCCTTGACATAGTGGTTGAAGGTGCCGTTAGGCTCGAGGATTGAACCCTCTGCACTAACTTTCGCTTTGATAACCATACTAAGGAACATATCTCCGATGGAGGTAATAAAAACGGGGGAAGTCGGTGCGTCAGCACCTACTTTTCCGTCGATTTCTGCCTGCTTGTAGGTAAATCCTGTTACAACAAAAGTAGCCCCTGGTTGGAAGGGGCTACCTCCCATTGAGATGGTAAAACTCTTGTTAGCAGCCTCAATCTTGTTGTCATCAGCTTTAACAAATCCTGTAAGCATAATATAAAATGTGTTAGGTCTGCGGTTGCATTAGTGAGCCGCCAAGTTTAGCTTGTTTCCTTGGAAACAAGCAAAGTCATTCGGTAGCTTAACGTCCGACCGAAAACGGGACGCTTCGAGGTTACTATTCTTCGCCTCGGACGGCTGATGAAGCCGAATCGAATATTTATATAAATATTCTAAATATTTATAGTTGTCGAGTAACAACTGGCTAGGTTTTCCACGAGTACGACCCAGGGGGTCGAACGGAGTGGTGGACTC